ATTTTTGGCATTTTAAATTTTTTTGTTATTTAAATTTTTTTTTAATGGGGGGGGGGGGGGGTTTTCTTTGCGGATTGTCTACATAGTCGGTGATCAAAACATTGCCAAACGGGTTGGAGGAATCGGGCTCTCGAAAAACATTCATGACATCCGTGGTTGTATACAATTGTTTCGCGGGAGTTGTGATGTCAAAACCCTCGGGTTCTTGCTTAGTCGCAGGTTTCATCGACTTGTGGAGCATGAAAATGAAAAAGAGTGAGATGGCACCGATGAACAAAATGCGAAAACTCTTTGTATAGAAAAACGTCATCAATGAAAGCAAAACAATAGTGCGCGAGATGGCGTTTAGCTTTTGTTCGAATGCCATATTCTCAACGGGGAAAAATTCAAAGAGAAACTCATTGTTCAAAAGAATATTGGGATTGTCGCTCCAAAATGGGATGATATTCTGAATGGGCTCTTTTTCTTGTTTTACGGGTGTATCGATTTCAAGGTCGTTTGATTGCATTATTATTATGTATATAATAAGACTTGGAAATATATGCTAAATATAGGCGGAAACCTGGAGATGGGCGTAATGCGCCGACATGTGGAATGATTGTTGTCCGCCCTCGCAGTCTTGGTACTGGGTCAAGCCATCTTCAATGGCGAGCATGGGGTATACAACACATCGTTTGCCCTCTTTGGTGATGGACCAATCCGCACTAAAGGGAGGGAAAACAGTTTCGGGAGCCTTCAAGAATTCGTCGGCATATCCGTTTGCATACTTGTCGATGATTTTTCTGGCTTGTTTTCGAGAGAGCAAGTACATTTGTGTGCCCCAGATGTCGCCGTATTCATAATAGCGGAAGGTGGTTGTCGCGGTTGTATCGATGTCTACATAAATGGACTGGCAAACCTTGGGATATTCGCCATTGGAATCCCCTACAAGCGGATATGTGATGAGATAGCCGAGGAGGAGGGTGTCGAGATGGAGGGCTTCAAAATCGGCGAGGACGTGTTCGAGGCGAGCGCGAAAATCGGCGTCGATCAAGATATCGTCTTCGCAAAAAATGCCGTATTCGCGGGAGTCGTTGTCGACAAAGTCGCGAATCATGTCGAGGTGGCCGTACATACAAGACCAGCATTTTTGGGTGTGGGGGATGAGACTGTGTTTGGCGATGCGCGGGTCAGAGACAGGTACGCCGGGACTCAGCACGGCAGAGACGCCGACTTTGTTGAATCGTTCAGTCATGGATTTTTTTCGAGTTTCGTTGTTAAAATTGAGACAATAGATTGCGCAGGTAGATGTCATTATTATAAAGGGAACCAAGATTCCCTTTAAATCCCTTAAGGGAACCAAGGTATTCAGCCCTTCGGGCTTAAAGTCCGCACAGCGGACGACAGTCGGATGCCTTAAAGGTGCGTCGCGTCAAGGGACGCTCCGAAGGCATCCTTTACGCCTTATGATCCCTCCTTTTTAAAATAAAAAATGTCAAAATGTTTTTGTATATTTTGTTTAAAATTTACAAAAAGAAAGTATGGGATCATAAGGGAACGACGAGTTCCCTTAACGGTGATACTTACCAACTCGCGCAAAGGAGTCGACCATGAAAATCACAAAAACTCCTAAAAACGAATACAAAATCAGCTCCTCGGTAATGTTGCTGGTTTTCTCCATCTGAAGGTCCTCGAGAATGTGGGTGATATAATTGAGTTTTTGCATAATTCCGTCGTTGCCTACTGCGTCGGCAGTATTTCCCGATCGACTCATGCTGTAATACGGTTTGCCTAAAATAGCACCGGCTTCATAGCTTTTGTTGTAGTTACTCAAGGCGTCGATGCCGATGTCGCTGGGCACAAATTCCGGCAGACCCGCAGCCCTTTTCAGGAGGGGTGATTCAAAGCCTTCTTGTTTGGTTTTTGCTAAATTGTTGTTGGCGGGAGAATTCAAGGGTTTAAAATCGACCAGGTCCTCGCCGCTCGATGACTCGGTGATTCGATTGAGCATGTCATTCACGGTATTTCCACGTTCTTCGTTCATAGTGATGGTGGACTTCATGGATTCGGACAATGGCGCGGTCAAGTTGTAATCATCCACGATAATATCTGGTTCGTTGTTGTCGTCATCTGTATTCCGAGTTACCCGTTGGGTTTTGCGTTTCCCAATTGCGGGGGTTCTCTTGATGGTTTGTGAAGAATTCCATGGAGAAGCGGTGTTTAATAGTGACATCTTTCTGTAGTTATATATATAATCGAAATAATAATGAAAAATTTGATCGCAAGAGACAATCTAGTTATGATGCAGTTTATCCCAATCATCATGATTTTGTTTTATTCGGTCTATCGATACAAGTTTAGCAAACTGAGTCACAGCATTTTAGGGAAACTATTTGCGATTGCGTTGATTTTGTATTATACACGAATCCACTTTGTCTATGGAACCATTTGTTGTTTTGTCGTGATTTTGTATTACCAGATGGCAGAGGTAGAAGGTTTTGCAATGTTCAAAGACGACAAACCGACTGACGCAAAGCCCCAAGTTGAGAAGAATCAACCACAGGCAAAGGTAGCGACAAATGTACCCTTAGAGTCCTTCGAGACACTGTCGCCGCCAACTTTAGCGGACCCGATCATCACGATTGATCATTTCAATGCGGTCAAGGACGAGTTTATCAAAGAAAAGTGCAAGAACGGTGTGCTTATGTACAAAGACATGCCGGTAAAGACCGAAATGTCTGACCACATATACAGCGAAATCAAGTTTAACAGCAAGAGCAAATGCAACCCGTGCGACAGGACGTGCGACTACAATATTGTGGAGGCAAAGCTAAAAACGGAAACTGCGTTAATTCCCAAGTTTTCAAAGGATGTAAAAATCTAAGAGTAACATATAAAAAAATGGCGAAATCAAACAATATGTTTGCCGGATTACACGAGAAAGTGGTAAACCTCAACAACAGCAAAATATTTGCCGGTTTAATGATTATTGTATTGAACATTGCATCGAAATTTGTGACATTCCGGTTTGGCAAGTCCACCGAGATGTATTTGAAATACACATTTAGTAGACAAATCTTGGTATTCGCGATGGCGTGGATGGGAACGCGCGACATATATATTGCGACCGGGCTCACGCTGCTGTTCATTTTGTTTTTCGATTTTTTGTTTAATGAGAATAGCAGCCTTTGTGTCTTGCCCAATGAGTTCAAAGAGTATTACCAAAATTTTGATGAAGATGTCTCGCACGATGATTATGTGAAGGCAAAGGCAACGGTTGAAAAGTATATTGAGAAAAAAGAGGAGGCGTGCCAATGTGGCGGCAAATAGAAGGTTGATAATACAAAGTTACTTATAATAAAAATTTTATTTTTTTTTATTATAAAAAACGAGGACTCAAAAGAGGGCTAAGAAAGCAAAGAAAAAAAGAAGGGAAGGATCATAAGGAAACCGTAGGTTTCCTTAAAAATATCTAAGCAATTATTAAATGGCGACAAGTTTAGAAAAACCTTCACCAGACTTGACAGACGCAAAAGATCTTGATATTGAAAAATTAAATATAATATGCTTCACAAACAAAAATACAAAAAATAATTTGACCGCCAATATGTTTGTATTTGAAAACAACCAAACTATTAAGGGAGATTATCCACTTTTGTGTACAAATGTCGAATACAACAAGGAATATTTGGAGAACAAGCCGCTTTTCGAAAAAGTCCAAATCTTCTTTAATCGTTACGAGTTTGAAAAGTTTCTGCTGTCGTCGAAGAAGAAAAGCACAAACAAAGACCTTGTGCGAGAAAATATATTCTTCATGTTGACTGTCATGTTTCCCATAACATTTCCAATCAAGGATACGGTGACCAGCTATTATAAAAATAATTATTTGTTTGACTGGGAGCGCGTGTTCAAAGCAGTGAGACAAGACGACGAATATATCAGTCTAAATATTGAGAAACCGTCGACAGTTATCCAAGTGGTATGGCTCGATACAATATCGAAAAACCCAATTTACATCGATTTGTATGAAACGATCAAGTCGTATAAGAAAAAAGTGATTGACTACATGATCCAAAAATCGAAGCAAACCGACTTGACTTCAAAAACCACAGCAGACAAAACAACAACGAAACTTGGTTATATTAGTTTTGCTAACAAATTGTACGATCTTTTAAACGACAAAATTGTATACAGACTTAAGGGAGTGGTGGACTTTAAACAATTATTAACCGATTTGGTAAAATTTAAAACCCAACTCAACACCACAACAAAAGAGAATGAAGTTTTAAAAGAAGAAGCTGTGACATTATTAAAAAGTTTGCGCGAGATTTTAACAAATTCCCAAAGCCAAGTGGGTTACAACTTTACCGAAGAATTGGACGGAATCGAGTCGTTACTAAATGCGAAGGGCAATGAAGAAAAAGATAAACCTGCAATTCGCGCGATTGTTGAACAATACAAAAATGGCGAATTAACCGATGCGGAAATGAAGGTGAAATTTTCCGATTATGAAACACACGGATCAACTTGGTGGAAACTCTATTTTATTTTTGCACGACTTAAAAAAAATACATTGGAATACAACAATTTTGTCGAAAGGTATGTGAAAACGAAGATTGTTGACGCGGGGTCGAGAGAGAGCAGATATTACTATTATAACAGCGAGTCTGCAAACGAAAGCAAATTTAACAAAAATTTGGCGGATCTCGATTTTCACTTTGACTTTATGAAGAATATGGAGCCATTTATTTTGCAGCGACGACGATCGACGAATCCGAAAATATCGGCATTATTTCGAGACGAAGAGGACAGATATGTTGTCGAGATGGACACATTTTTAGGAATGTTTAAAGACAAAGATCAGAAAAATGCCGAAGCCGGGGTTGACATAGTAAAGCAGTCTTCATCGTCGTCAAAGCAGAATCAGTTCGGATACGAAGAGAGCAATGCACCGACAAGCAAAGACAAAACCGCTTTTTACGAGATACAACTTGGAATCGCACTTGTGGGCGGCAAGATCACTTCGGCGAATAGTGAATTTTGCAAATTCCAGGCAATCAAGTTGGCGAACGACTACAAATTCTTAACCAAGTATGGGTACGATGACACCGACAAATTGTATTTGTATCCCTATGTGGAGTTGGGTGAGAATGCAGAGCAACCAAAAGAGCTCCCTACAATTCTGAATTTGAAAAAGAAAGGTGGAAGACGAAGAACGCGCCTAAACAAAAAAGGCAGACGAACGCGCAAATTATTTCATCGGAATTTTCAGGAAAAAAAGTCCAAGAACAATTAGCCCGATGCCGATATATTGATTCGGATCGTTAAACCTCTCCCCTAGCACGATGTAGGCCATCAGAGACTCCAAAAACGCGGAAATACCGTCCCAAGCCGCATTGACCATGAGGACCGAGGATCCGCGCAAAGATTCAACCAAAAAATAGACGACGCCGAAATAGCCTAAAATACCGTAAGCTAAGTACGTAAGTCCACCTTCATTCGCATATTTTTTCAACGCAAAATCTCCGAATATTTCAGTAATCGAAAGGAGTCCGACTGAGTATAGACTCATTTTAGTTTTTTTGTATATACAACATGCATTTTATAATTTAAACGAGAGGCCAATCTCTTGCGTGGTGTTGTTTTCCCAAATACCGGAAATTTTGAGACAACTTATTTTGTCGCTTTGTAAATGGCGATTGCTGATTGCAAATTTAGTTTTCAAAAGTTCGGAAAGTTTGTAGGTAACAATGTTATCGGAAGGATATTGTCGCGTTTTTGCGTATAGGGTGAGAATAGTGGATTCGAGTTTGATAAGCATATTGTATGTTTGGGCATCAATCAAGGGTTTGCCGGTATTTGAGGGTTCTTCGTGAACACACGCGTATATGCCATACATAGTGAAGTTGTCGTCACAATACAAGATTTTGGTGAAAAGACCGTCAAACATCATATTTTGTTTGGTTTCATTGAAAAAAATATTGTTGGAATTAATGTTTTCTAACTCGAGTAATATATTCATTTTTGCAGATTTTTCGTTAAATATTTTTCGTCAAATATTTTTATACTGTTTGTTGAAAATAGTATAAAATTAAGGGAACCAAAGGTTCCCTTATGATCCCTCCTTTTATTTCAGAATCTTTGGTACACTCGGTTTTCAATAAAAAGGGAAGATTTAAAGGGAACCTAAGGTTCCCTCCTTTTATTTCAGAATCTTTGGTACACTCGGTTTTCAATAAAAAGGGAAGGTTTAAAAGGAAACCGTAGGTTTCCTTTACATGGCAACGGTTCGGAGACCGCCGGCAAGTCCAGTGCCGATGGCGAGACCAGCACCCTGTCTGGACGATACGCCCATAGAGGGGATGAAAGTGTCTAAAACAGCGAGAGTGGCGGCAGCAACAAGAGCGATGACAACCGTCTCCTCAATCTTAAGAGACTGCTTGGGAATGACATAAGCGGCTAAAGCAACAATGATACCTTCAACAATGTATTTGATGGCCTTCTTGACGAGTTCGTTAAACATTTTTTTTTATATACTATTCCAACAAAAAAAATATGCCAATTTCATCATGATAAAAACAACAAAATATATTATGTTTGTTAAAATACTTAAACCGTAGAATCTCTATTTTATTACTAAATGTCTGGATTCCAAAAGAAAAAGCTACCCAACGGTTCTAAAAACCCCGACTACGTCGATTTGTGCGAGGAAGACCCCACCATCCCTTCTCAAAAATTTGTTTGTATTTCGTTCATCTCCCCCGAAAAAGTGCTAAAGCAGCGCGAGCAGTATCTTTTCGAAAAGTTTGTTCAACAATGGGAGTTCAGCAAGTCCATTGAGAAGTTCGGCGAATTTCTAAATTTCATTGCGTTCAAATACAAGCTAAAGTTGGACGACATCATGGAGGATATGAAGGAGTATGTGACCGAAGAGAAGAATCACCTAAAGTCTTTTTCAGTGACTGATGATTTCAAGAATTTCATGGACAAAAACGAGGACCGAATTACCGAGGAATTCAACAAGAACAATGAGTTTCAAACATCGGTGCGCGGCATTAAAATTCGCGGCGCTTACTCGAGTCAGGCAGAGGCGGAGTTGCGCGCCAAGAAATTAAGAGAGTCAGATCCTCATCATGATATTTTTGTTGGCCCTGTGGGTGTTTGGATGCCTTGGGATCCGGATGCTTACAAGACTGGACGCGTCGAGTTTATGGAGGAGGAGTTGAACCAGCTTCACCAAGAAAAGGTGAAGAACGAGGAGAAGGCCAAGCAGGAGTTTGACCAGCGAATCCGCGATGCCAAGCGAAAGGCGATTGAGGAGAATGTGAAGAAGGCGCGCGAGTCGGGCAACAAGTTGACTCAGACTTTATCGGAGGATGGCGAGTTGATTGGCGTGACCAAGACGGTGAACTTTGACGAGCGCGATGTGGCTGAGATCAAGCCCTCGAATGGATTTGGCAAGGCCACAGTTGAGGCTTCTTCTGCAGAATCGGAGACTATGGAAGATGTCGAATAATCAAAGGAAACCGACGGTGGAACGCCTTCGGAGCGTCTCTCGACGCGACGCACCTTAAAGGCGTTCATTCCTTTTCACAAGTTATGAATCTTTCCCTTTATTTTTTTAAATTTAATAGTAACAAGAATTAAATTTAAAACAACACAAAACAAAAAGGAGGGGTTATAGGGGAACTACGTTCCCCTAAAAGAAGTAATACCGATTCGCATTTTGCGCAGGCTTTGTCTCCTTCTCCAAATCTTTACGAAATATTTTTTCATCAATGTCATAGACTTTAAAACAGACTCCGTCGTCTCTGTCTTCCGAACGATACATATTTTTCCGATAAAAGTCTGGCGACGCGCCGTCTAGCACCCAATAACGACGTTTGATACCCAAGTACCGATAATCTTTGTATATCCGACAGAGCCGAAAAAAATAAAAAAAAAGTTCGGTGATGTAGTTTACATATTCCACCGTTTCCTCTACATACTCTGCGTTAATTTTTTGCACGAGTTTTGTATACTGTTGGAGGCGCAAGTTGACGTCTTGATTTGTATTAATCGGGGTGAAATAAATTTGCTCAAAGGTTGCGGCATACTGTTCCCACAACTTGGCAGATGTATAATTAATATCGGCCTTTTCTTTCAGTTTGAAAAATGTGTTGATGATTGACAATACAAAAGTGGTCAACAGTACATAGAACAACTGGTCTTGATTTAAAAAGTTGGAACCGGAGCCGGTTTGACCGGCGGACAACGCAGTAAACAATGTGATTGTGAAGTTAATCGGGGTCGAAATATAGTTCCAGAAACCCGCGTTGAAATATTTTTTTTTTAATTGCATGCCAATTCGCAGATTCAAATTGTCTTGCACAGTTAGCATGATTCCCCAGGTTGGTGCCAAGTTATCGATGATATAGTTTGTTTTCAAACCGTCCGATGTGACAGAAGATGTGTCGTCATGAGGTTGTTGTAAACTCATGGATTGTTGTTGTTGTTGCACGGTGTGAGCTGGTGGTTTCTGTGCGGCCGTTTGATCTTCCGGTACAATATCCACACCAAATTCAAATCTCTCGCCACTCATTTTATTTTATTTTATTTAACTAAATATATTTTCAACGCCCAGTTGACCCAATGCCACCTTCACCGCGAAGCGTCTTTGCACCAAGATCATCAATATTGTTTGTCAACTCGACAAAAATTGGCATCAGTCCGGGTGCACAAATTTGTATCAATCGGTCATTCTTTTCAATTGAGTAAGTGGGAGTCAAACAATCGAACATACCGATTAGGTTTCCGCGGTAACCAGAGTCGACGATTCCTGTGGAGTTTGCCAAACGAAGTTGAGTCTTGGAAATGCTCGATCGTGGGTGCATATAGTATCCAGTATTGTAGATGCGTTCATTGCCCTCTACAATTTGGGCAGAACACTTGACTTGGAAATCCAAATTGTTTACATAGCTGCTCCAAAAATGTTGTGAGACGGGCGCATACAAATCAAAACCGGCATCGATGTGGATAGCTGAGTTGTTGATTTTTGTATTGTGTGCGTACATGGCTTCGTAGTACTTTTCGTAAAGATCAGGGTTTGCGATTTGGTCGACATACAAACGCAAGTGCATGTAACGAGGGTAGTGTTCTAAAATTTGGCGGTTTACAAACATTTTTATTAATGATGGTAACTACGTTCCCTTTAAATCCTTTAAGGAGAACCAAGGTTCCCCTTTGACCCCTCCTTTATTTTGTTGATATTTTTTGTCAAAAATACCGGCTCTACATGACCAAAGAATAAAGGAGGGATTTAAAGGGAACGTAGTTCTCTTTACGTGGGTTTCCTTTACTTGCAGTAGGTCGGGCTAAATTTGTACAATACAAAAAACATGGGTCCGAAAAACATGGCCATTGCGAATCCAAGCACTTTTTGAAACATAGTTCCTGTTTTTCCAAAACAGTAAATTGACCAAGCAAACGCAGTTAATCCAAGGACAATCCATACAAACATAAAGAGTCCGAATATTTGGATAGTTGTTGTATTTTCAGCTGATTGTTCTGTTGACATTTTGTATATACTGTGTGTATACAAAACCTTTTTTTTAGAACCCTCGATTTTTTATCCACCCTTGAGTGTAGTATTGTCGCATGCCACCATTTGGCTCGACTTCACAACGGGGGTTCGGCCATTTGTATATCCAACTCTATCTTTCAAAGTATATTTAGGTCCAGGCACTCCATACGCAAAAGCATTTGCAGTTTGTTTGCCATATGCAGTCATGAATGTGTTGGCCGAGTTTGTAACAGTGTCATACTTTAGTCGCGACAAACGCGCACTCGAGTCGACACTTCCTTGAGTTGCAAACTTGGAATTGCTCGGCTTGTAATACAAAGGAACATATGGAGTTCCAATGGTTGGATTCTCCGACCCTAAAAAGAACTGATTGCCCGATGCAATATAAATATTGTTGGCACTACCACCATTGTTCGCAGGCTGTCGCTGATCTCGTTGTCCGGGGCTGTTTCCGGAAATATCGGCGGCTGGATAATTTCCAACACTTATTCCTAAAATCGTTTGGAAACTGTTGTTCAAAATGCGTATGACAGGGACCACTGTATAGTCGGGAGACACCCACCCAGCACTTCCAGGAACTGTATATCTCGGCGTTGGATGGATTGTCGCGTTGTTGGTTGCGAAACATTGGAGTTGGACTTTGTCACTCAGCGTGTCGTATACAAAATTGAATAAGAATACCTTGTTCATTGTGTAAGTGTCGTTGTAATAATGCTTGTTTGCAATAAGCTTATTTTGGAACAGTGTATTCAATTCACCAATGTCGTAGTTGCCATCGGCAATGGTAAAATCGTATACAATACCGTCTAACCACTGATACTGGAACAGCGGTGTTACCGAAAATCCACTGATAAACACCTTTGCACAATGATTGATTCCATTGGGTGTATAAATGTTTGGAATACTATTCGGCGAACCAGGTTTGTATGTAGGATCGCCATATCGAATATGAGAATACTCATTCTGCTTGACGGTGCGATTGCGACTGATCATATATTCATTCGATGATGTGTAGTAGGTATCTCGGCGCTTGATGTTTCCAGAGCTGCGGACACGGCGTTTGGCGTCGGCTGACTTGCTACAAGCAACGGTGTCGCATAGTCCATTGGGTCTTTCGGTTTTATTCACTGTTAAATTAAAATCGGTCGTATATGTGGGCGTTGACAATGTGTGTGTAACAACACCACCTGGTTGATAAAATGAGTCACCGACCAGATTCGCACGCGTTTGACAAACATTTGTATTTGCGATTTCGCGACGATAGTGTTTGACCGGCGGTGGTAAAAAAAAGTTTGATGTGGAATTCGTACTAAATGTGTTTGTATTCATTTTCAATCCAGCCACGACTTGGTTAAATGTTTGACCTTTCCACGAAATAATTCGTTCTTCATTCATATTTAGTCTTGCCGACATGTTTTTATATTATTGCGATACAATAAAAAATATACTTGTCATAAATTTAAGATATGGATTTTCTGAAATTTGGGTTTGAAACCGATATTGGATCAAGTCGTTGTAATCAGGATCGATGTTTTGTGTGGCGAAATGACGACAAACAGTTGTATGTATTTGGTGTGGCAGATGGTCACGGCCGGTTGGGCGAGTTAGTTGCAGACACTGTCAAGAATATGATGATGGAGTTTCTTGACCAGGGTGAACTTTGCGTCGATACAAATGTCCCCGATTTTTTGGAAAAGTGTTTCGACCGTTTTCAAGAAAAGTTGCAATCACTGCTCGAAGAGTTTGGCGTGTTTGATGGAAAAACTGGCGGCACCACACTGAGTATTGCAGTGATTGCAAACAATATTTTGTTTGTAGCGAATGTAGCAGACAGCTCGATTATCCTTTGCGCTCGCGAAAAAAAGTTGCAGCAAACTATGGTAAAACATGTGCGCGACTGTGCCGAACCCTTGACAGAGCAACTTTTAGTAAAGTCGGCGGAGGAACCCTCAATGCAAACTCTCGAACTCACGAGCAATCACTCTGCCGACTGCGTAAAGGAATACAAACGAATGTTGAGGACGCATCCTTCGAAAAGTAATCCCAATGTTCCCGAACTACGCTTTTTGTATGACGCGCACCATATTCCCAAACGTCTTTGCAAACCCATATTCAATCTATCCGAAACGTTCGAGCCCATCTTGGACCCATCCGGTGTTTATTATAAAAACGTTTGTCGCGATTGGGGAACGATTGTTGTACCCACGACGGATGATGTCCATTTGGCTTTCACCCGATCTTTGGGTGACTTTTTCTTTAATAGCCTCGGCGTTTCTGCCAAACCCGAGATACAGTCAATCGATTTGAACGAACTCGCAGAGCGACTCGAAGATCAACTCGTATGTGTTGTGGCCGCGACCGATGGACTTTGGGACAATTGGCTGCCCGAACATGTAGGCAAATTTGTTTTGGACCCGTCTTGTATCGAGGCGGTGAAAACAAAACCCGATATTGGTGCCTTGCGGGTGGCGCAGTCGCTAATGAATCGAAATACCATGTATGGGAAACGTAATTTCGGTGTAAACAATTTGGATAACACAACGGTTGTTTTGGCTTACATTGATTTGCGTTGTATATTGAAATAAATTTTTGTATGTATAATGTATATGTATATGTATTATTTGATTACTGCATTTTCAATTTTATTAAGTAATATGTGTTCCGCACACGATGCGATGAGCAAATTTTCCGACTGGGTTGCAAAACACCGCATACAACCCAAAGACGATTTTCATTTGGCCCACATGTTTAGTAACTGGGTCGACAACGACAAATATATCCAAGAAGTAAACGCGCGTAATTTGTCGTACACTCTTGGTCACAATGCGTATTCGGGCATGAACTTGGCCGAGTTCAGCGAATTTATGGGATTGCAACAAGCCTTTAGCGAATCTTCGTCCCGACTTCGCGGAACTGTAGAAGAAAGCAGCAGCGGTAGCAGTCCCATCGTCGGTGTCCCCACATCGGTCGACTGGAGAACTAAGGGGGCTGTGACTCCCGTCAAGGATCAGGGCCAGTGCGGCAGTTGCTATTCATTTTCGAATACCGGCGCGCTCGAGGGTGCCCACCAAATCAAGTATGGCAACTTAATATCGCTCTCTGAACAGCAAATTGTGGATTGCTCCACCTTGCAGAATGGCGGGCCCAACATGGGATGCAACGGCGGCCAAATACAAAAGACGATGGGATGGGAGGGGAAGAACGGCGGTCTTTGCCTCGAGTCCGCCTATCCTTACACTTCTGGAACGACAAAGACAGCCGGATCTTGCCAGCGCAGCTGCACGGTTGCATCAGGCACCAAGGTCGTCTCATCGACCGCCGTCCCGGCCAATTCAGATAGTGCCATGATGGCCGCTTTAGCGCTCCAACCCGTATCGGTTGCTGTAGAAGCCGACCAGCGCGATTTCCAGCTCTACTCGGGCGATGTATTTACCGGATCTTGCGGCACTAGTTTGGACCACGCAGTCTTGCTCGTCGGCTATGGTGTTTACAAAGACGGTCTCGAGTACTATATACTCAAGAACTCGTGGGGTACCTCGTGGGGTGTCAATGGCTATATGCTTATTGGCAAAAACACGGACCCGAACACAGGCAAGCCCTACAATGGTGGCAAAGGCCAGTGTGGTGTTCTTATGGAGGGTGCTTACCCCAATTTGTAAGGTAAACGAATGGTTCGAGTTAAAAATAAAATGATTTACTAGTATATATATACAATTATGGTATTTGTAAATCAGGGAACATATGGTTGCGTATACAGACCACCATTAAAATGTAAAAGTAAAAAAAAATTTGGACCCAATATGATTTCGAAACTGATGACAGAAGATGACGCCGATGCGGAAATGACTGGATACAAAATTCTCGAGAAAATCGATCCGAATCATATTTATTATCCGGGTCCACCCCAAGCATGCGATGCGAATCCTAGCGACAAAAATATTAGTGACAGCGAATGCACAATTTTAGACGAAAATCCCCATGTGAAAGAGTATCGACTTTTGTTTTATAAAGATGGCGGTGTAGACTTGGACGACTTTGCCGAAGATCATTTAGATGCCTATTTGAAAACGAATCCCCAGCGCCAAACGGACATGTTCTTTTTGAACGCACACCATTTGTTAAGAGGCCTCAAGTTGTATATTAACAATAACTTTATACATCACGACATTAAGCCATCCAATATTGTTTTCAACCAGAAAACCTACACGTTCAACTATATTGACTTTGGGCTCTCGGTAGTGGCAAGTGAGTTGATCAAGGATATTTTGGCGAAAAAGGACTACGAGTCGTTTCATTGGTCTTATCCGATGGAGTTGGGTTTCACCAACTTTAAGAAGAACTACTATTTCCCAAAGCTCACGAATGAAAAGATCGATAAGATTGAAAAAGACTTTATTGGCATGTTTAACAGTCCCGAACTGTATTTGAAGAACGATTACAAGATTAAACCAACGCGTTATACAAATACCACATTTCGATACATGGTGAACCAATTGCAAGGTTTCAATGTTCCCGCGGCAGTCAAGTCGACTATGGACGGGATCAAGCACTACAAAGAGCAAAGTTTCGAAAAGTTTGTAAATGATACCGTGCCTTACCTTGACATTTATGCTCTTGGATTCACAATGAATCACATGGTGAACTTCTTTTTCGCGAAAAATGCCATCACTAAAGAGCAGTATGCCCGCTATTCTGCACTTTTCTCGGCCATGTTTGATTTCGATTGTAGCAAGCGGTTAACTGATATTGACATTATTATGACAGATTATGAAAATATTTTGGAAAAGACCGGTGTATTAAAACGGCTCGGCAAAAAGTTTGAGCGCCACGAGATTGTGGGAAGTGCAAAGACACTGAAGGATTGTCAGGGAGCGAAAAATCGCAAAACAAACAAATGCAAGAATTAGTCATAAATCAAAAAAAATGTCTTTTTTTTACGCTGTGAAAAAAGGACATCATCCAGACATTTACACAAATTGGGAGGAATGTTTTGAACAAGTGAACGGTTACAGCGGTGCTGATTTTAAACGATTCAAAACTTTATCAGAGGCGCAGTCATATATTAATTCTGCAGATCCTCCGCCTGCATCCACGTCTTTAGATATACCTCCACCTTCTGCAGATGTGCCTAAAGAAAACACACTTTCTCACGAGCAGCAATATGCATTTGCGCGCTTCAAGCAAGGACATAATTTGTTTATTACAGGACCCGGCGGAACCGGAAAGTCTCACTTGATCAAAACCATCAAAGCCGACTTGCAAGCTCGCGATATCACTCACGCGGTCTGCGCTCTCACCGGTTGCGCCGCCGTTTTACTGAATTGTTGTGCAAAAACCATCCATTCATGGAGCGGGATCGGTCTCGCCGCGGGCGAGGTTCACGACATTGTCGGGAAAGTTTTGCGCAACAGCCGAGCCGTGAAGAACTGGAAGTCGACCCGTGTTCTCATTGTCGACGAAGTGTCGATGCTTTCTATGAAATTATTCGACGTCTTGAATCGCGTGGGGCAAAACATTCGCAATAATTACTCTAGACCGTTTGGTGGTATCCAGCTAATATTCATTGGTGATTTTTTCCAGCTGCCCCCGGTGGGCAAATATACCGAACCCGAGACTACCATGTTTTGTTTCCAGTCGCCGGCGTGGTTGTCAACATTTTCGATTGAAAACCATATCCAGCTCAAGACACTTTATCGACAAAAGGACCCCATCTATATTAAAGTGCTAAATGAGGTGAGACAGGGGGTGATTTCGCCCGAATCGGTTGAGATTTTGAATAAAAGAACCGAGACCAAGTTTGTGGGCAAAGGCGACGGCATCGTGCCGACAAAATTATTTCCTACCAACTCGGATGCAGACCGCGTGAATCAAATTATGTATATGATGATCGACGAACCGGAGAAAGTGTACAATTGCAGCATCAATATGAATTATCATACATTTGTGGACAGCGGGATACCGATCCCGACTGAAGTGATTAAACAGTGTGACTTGTTGAAACACGAAGACAAAGAAACACACATCGATCTGTTGATTGAAAACTCGAAAATCAACAAGGAGTTGCGGTTGAAAAAAGGCGCGCTCGTAATGTGTTTGGCAAATATCGATGTCGAAGGGGGTATTTGCAACGGCTCGCAAGGAGTTGTGGTGGGATTTACGGCTTCGAGTCCGATTGTACAGTTTCTCGACGGAACGGTGATGCCGATTGGGCAGAAAACATATCAGCACGGCGACTATCCTCGTTTGGGCGTCGAACAAATCCCACTCCGACTTGCTTGGGCATTTACCATTCATAAATCGCAGGGTATTACGCTCGATATTGCAGAAATGGATTTGGGATCCAAAGTATTTGAGTGTGGCCAAAGCTACGTGGGCCTAAGTAGAGTTCGAAATTTGGACGGACTCTATCTAAGTAGTTTTAATCCCAAGAAAATCAAGACAAATCCAACTGTCATTCAGTTTTATAATTCGATTCCAGAGGTTCCTGAGGTTCCGGTAGTAAGCGCAGATTTTTCACGATTTGCTTGTGCAGCGGATCCGACTCCAACTCCGGATCCGAGTGTAAAAATTGTCAAATTAGGCTAGCAATTTGTTCACTACACCGGTAGTAGTTGCAAAAAGTATAGAACCCCATATTGTGTCCATAATTGCTATTGCGATATCGTAATTTTTTAACATTGCATAACTTGTAAAATCAAATGTACCATAAATGACTAAACCCAGAAGTCCTGCTTCCCACGCCGGACGGCGTGGTTTAATTATAAAATAATAAAGGCCAGCTGCCAACAAAAAGTACACCACCGCTCCACCACTCAAACGCACTTGCATCGCGGTTCTTTGTATTTTGGCGACCATCTCGCCGAACAAATCTTTTGTAAAATACAAGTAAATCGAATCAAGCGCAAGCATTGTGATTAAAATTGTTATTAACTCTAAAATCATGTAGTATATATACTAAAAAGTTAAAATAAAAAAAAAAGATCTTTTAGGCAGAACACGCGGAAGTAGGTAAAATAAATCTTGGCATATAATAATAATAATAATAAATGTATTCTCAATCAACATCTGGATTAATTGAAGGTGTCCACCGCGATCTTGTCGTGGGCCAATTCGAACGTCTCGACGAAATCAATAACAGAATATCTAGCAGACATTTTTCCGACTATCCTCTCGAACCCAACTTCTCGCCCCGACCCGTCTCTACCAAATACAACTTGATGCCCATTATGGCCAAAAACTCGAACCCCGAACCGAAGGTTCGCATCCAGCCTCAGCTCGAACATATTGTAGGCATGAACTTTAATCCCGCCACCCGAAATGGCCCCTACAAGACCTATGCGCGAAATATCGACACCGAAACCATCTTGCGTAACCAGACCATGGCATTCCAAAAGTCGTCGCAAAGTGTTTACGTGCCAAGCAGCGACAGCGATTTGTACAAAGTCACGGTAGAATCCAAACCGGTCGATCAGCCCTATAAACACTTGTTCGACGCACCCTCTTTTGTCCAAGGTGTGCACCCCAATCTCGCTGGCAAAAACATTGGCAAAGACCGTTTTTTCAACAGTACGCGGACCCAACTAAGAGAACCTACGGTTCCCTTAAGATCCCTCCCTTAACTATTTTTGAATAAAAAAGGAGGGATTTAAAGGGAACCTACGGTTCCCTTTTATATAAGCAATTATATTATAAATGACGGCCATTCATAATATACTTATTTACTTACTCGTAGCAGCGGTCGGACTACTCTTGTTTAGGAAATTTTTCGATACAATGATCGGCAAAGAAGGGTTCGCACAATCTGAAAAATTTGTATTGAAGAAGGACGCCAACGCTTACGATGCATTTTATGCCCAAGTTTACGACACAATTCACTTGCCCGACTCGAGTCAAGAGCTTGAGGCCATTCTCAAAATTGTTGGTGCCGATGAAAACAGCGTCTTCTTGGACGTCGGGTGTGGGACCGGCTGCACGCTCAATGCTTTGACTCAGTCTGGTGCGGACTGCATCGGTGTTGACAAATCCGACGCCATGATTGCAGTGGCCAAGGACAAATATGGTGCGGATCTACCCGCCAAAAAGGGCGACGCAACCGACCCCATTCTTTTTGAGAGAAACCGATTTACCCATATTCTTTGTATTCACTCGACGATATACGAGATACAAAACAAGGCTGCCTTTTTCACAAATTGTCGTTATTGGTTGAGAAATGGCGGCTTCCTCATTCTACATTTGGTGGACAAACACAAATTCAACGCCGTTGTCCCTGCAGGCCGCCCCACTTTCATCCAAAATCCGCAAAAGTATGCGAATGAACACATCACCAAAACCGAGGTTGACTTCCACGACTTTACCTATTTGTCCAAGTACAATATCAATACAAACGCACCCTCTGTGTTAACAGAGACGTTTACGGACGCCACCACGCAACATGTGCGCCAGAACGAACGAACTTTGTATATGGAGTCGGATGAAGATATCTTGCGAATCGCTAGCCAATGTGGCTTTGCACAACATGCTCAAATCAATATGGCGCCAATCAATGACGATATGTATCAAAATATTTATATATTGACTTGATCCAAATCGGCCATGTCGTACTTGTATATATTTCGCATCTCGCGGAGGTTTACTTTGTGCTCGCTTACTTCCGTATTGTCATCGTTCAAAATTTGGAAAAAGTCGGGCTCGACCTCCTTGATTTGGGGAATGCCGATTTTGTATAGTTCGTCGAGGACTTTTTGCTGGAACTTTGAAAACAGCGAAAACTGGTTTGTCAGGGTTTCGACCACTTTTTTTTGAAACTTTAGAAATTCGTCTTCGCTGTTCAAGTCGAGTTTTTTTAAAAGTCCTTCTAACTTTAGTTTGAGGTTGTATCGATCGGTGCCGCTTTTAAGAGCGTCCAAGAATTCTTTCTCGTCGCATCGTTTTTTCTCCTCAATCGCGCCGCTCATTGAGTCAACAAGAGCCTTGAACGCATCAGTTGTAGCTCCGTAACCGATTCCAATAAGTGCAGCTTGAATTTCAGTTTTCAAGTTGTTAAATGCCTTTTCATATTTGTCTCCGGGGGTTTTTGATAAAATCGCTTTTTGTATAGCGTCGTAGAGTTTGCCGAAAGACCGTTTAAGCGGCATTTCTTTTAAAAATTTCCAAGCAGATTTAATCAGTGGAAACAGTCCTTCTTTAGCAACATATGCTACACCTTCATATATTACACCACCAGCAGCAGCAGTTACACCAGCAGCAGCAGCAGCTGCACCAACCGAAAGAATTGTTGCTAGTTTTACACTAGTTTCAACTGCTAATACAGTAGTTGCTGGTATAAAATACCCAACCTTCTTTAAAGTTTCAAAATCTGGTTTCTTAAGTTTTGTAATAATTTCTTGGAGAGTTGCGTTTGGTGAGGATGTCAGCTTAATCACATTGAAAAGTTCTGTAAAAGCGGCTTTAAGCGTGACTTTAGTTGTTGCAGACCCTGGTGTTGTTGCATACCCTGGTGTTGTTGCAGACCCTACTCCTGTTGGTGCAGACCCTACTCCTGTTGGTGCAGACCCTACTCCTGTTGGTGCAGGCACTGGTGTTGTTGCAGACCCTACTCCTGGTGGTGCAGTCCCTTTTGTTGATGAAGTTAAAATCTTTCTTTCATTAATATCTGGAAATAATTGATAAACTGGCATGTTATTTACTATATATTTATAAAAAATAACACGATTTAGTACGGAATGTAATTGAAAACCGAGGTCTCGTAAATGGTCGCGCGAAAGGTGTCTGCATACCCCTCTACATAGACAGTATCGCCGTCGTAAATTTCATCGCACCCGTACTCACCCGTGCAACTCTTGCCGTTCTTACTAATCGGCAACTTTGTATTGATGTTGCCAGTATTCGACATGGTGTAGTATTGGCGTTTGTCGCGGCTACTGGAGAGACGACGACCCATCAAGGGTAAAATCAAGTTCTCTGCCGATTTTGTCAGAATACCGACCTGCGTAAAACTGGGCGATGGTCCGCGCGACTCAATGTTCACAGGTATTGCGCCAGCAATTGCCCCCAGCGGCATTATATTTTGTGGAGGAGTGGCGAGAATGTTATTTGGACTCGATTCTCCTAAATCTTTAGATACAACCACGATTTTTGTATCACCATTGTTGTTGCGCAGCGTGGCATGATACAAATAAAGTAAAACAACCAAAATGAAAATTAGCAAGAAGAGTGTCATGTTTTCAACACAAAAGACACCAGGAATACACTTTTTGCCCATATTGTATTATTATATACATTACGCTAACATAAATAACATTTTTTCTGGATCGACTTTGGATACTTGAATTTCTGATATTGGTTAATAAACTTCCACAAATCTTGGCCGGCCTTTTTCAGGCCAAATACGGAGGCGAACATGTTCCAAAGCACAAAGTACATGCCGATGAAAATATCGATGATGTAAAAGAGGATACAATCTCCCAAATTTTTCAACTTGTTGATGCCGCACTTAAAGTAACCAATAATTTTGTTGATTGGTTTCATCAATTTGTCGAAGAACCGCTTGACGGGGTCGGCAGGCTTCTTCTTCTTTTTGGGTTTTGGTTTATTCTTTTTTGTGTTTGTCGCGTTGTCTTCCGTTGCTGAACTTTCCATTTGATTATTGTATATACTATAGAATAATATACAATAATAACTTGCACATTGAAAGAGTACAAATGTCACAATAATCACACCCTTTTTAAATAAATGGAAGGGTTAAATAAAAAAAGGGAAGGAAGGAATAAATAAAAAAAGGAAGGAGGGATTAAAAGGAAGGAGGGATTAAAAGGAAGGAGGGATTAAAAGGGAACGTAGTTCCCTTTAATGGTACTCGGCAAAAGTTGAGCTCTTGTTCATGTTTTGGAAACCATCGGTCTTTTGAGTCTTGAACATACTTTCCGCTTTGTCCAATAAGGGTTGAAGTTCATTCATTTTCTTCATGAGCTCGCCCTGTTTCTTCAAGAGTTCGCCGGTCTGGTCGATGAATGCATCCTTCTTTTTCTTCTTTTCGGGTTCTTCTTTCGTGGGATCCTCTTCCTCTTCAGCTGGCTCTTCTTCTGCTTCGTCTTCTTCACCTTCAAAGCCCTCATCTTCTTCGACTTCAACTTCTTCTTGATCCTCTTCTTCTTCGCCCTTGTCGGTCAACCCCTCCGACATTCGGTTCCCATATGTTACTAAATGAGTTACTGCAATCGCTGTGACAATAATCACAACCATGTTTTTACTAAAGAATTGAGTCAAAAATCCGACGACAAAGAACAATGCAAAAGCAGTCATGTTACCCCGCTGATAAAACTGAACAACGTCGAACATACCGACTACGAAAATAAAATAGAGGACCCATTTGTTGGTTAGAATGCGTCCAGAGGCCGAAGGAATCAGCCTTACAATTTGGTAATAGAGTTTCTCCAACATGTATAATATTTTGTTCATTTTTTTTTTATAAATTATCCATAGAAAACAATTAAGCAAATAAATATATTAAAAAATACGAGTCTTCTTAATACAATGCCGAATCACAGTACCAAGAAAAAGAGGATCCAACAATCCAATATAACTATCGACGAAAAACACACTCAAATGTTGAACAACTTTTACACAGTCGAGAGCGAGACAATCCCGCACTTGGAATATACAAAGTCCATTTTGAAGAAGGAGCTGCTCGCATTGGACGACAATGACATTGACCAAAAGATGGAACTCAAAGACAAAATTCGCGATGTCAATGAACAGCTAAAGAAGTATCGAACAATGAAAAACGACTACTTGTTAAACAATGTGCCTTACATATTCAACTATTTCGAGGAGAAGAAGAAGATTTCCGCTGGCGAATCGGGCAACAAAAACATTTTGAACTCGTTTTTCAAAATCAAGTCGGAAAAGGATGTGGTGAACAACAATCCCAAGTATCAAAACTCGAAAAATTTTTACCAAAACTATTGGAAGAATGTGAACAAAGATTATATCCACACCATGGACCAGTGTATTTCCGTGGATATTTGTCAGAAGTGCTCGACCGGCGAACTGATTCCGCAGGACGAGGAGGGAATTATGATTTGCAACAACAATCGCTGCGGCACCTATGTGCAATATATTGTGGACAATGAGAAGCCCGTATACAAAGAGCCGCCCAATGAGGTCACTTACAACGCTTATGTGCGCTTGAACCATTTCAAGGAGATTTTGTCGCAGTTTCAGGCGAAAGAGACGACGCAGATTCCGACCCATGTGATCGAGGCGATTCGGGGGCGAATCAAGAAGGAGAGGATCCAGGACATGGTCAACGAGATCAATTACGAGAAGATGCGCGAGATTTTGAAGAAGTTGGGGTTCAACCGGTATTTCGAGCACATCCAGTATATCAACTCGATTTTTGGAATCAAGCCGCCGGTCATGAGCGACGAGTTGCAGGACACTTTGTGTATTTTGTTTATAGAGATACAAGAGCCGTGGGCGATCCACTGCCCGATTTACAGGACGAATTTTTTTAATTGTACGTACACTTTGTATCAGTTGTGTGTGTTGCTGAACCAGACGCAGTATTTGCCGTATATACCGATGATGAAGGATCGCGAGAAACAGTTGGAGCAGGACACTGTGTGGAAGAAGGTGTGCGAGACGCTGGATTGGGAGTTTGTGCCGACCGTTTAAGGTGAACTACGTTCCCCTTTGACCCCTCCTTTTATTTTGTAATAATATTATATACGAATGAAAACCATATTTTGGGTTATAATATTATTAATATTAGCCGGAGTTTTGGCACTTGGTTTAAAAAAAACGACAGAAGCATTTGAACCCAACATCGAAATAGTAGTCTCGCGCTACAACGAAGATTTGGAATGGTTAAAAAGTAAAAAGTTCAGATACCCCACGACAATATACAATAAAGGAACCAATGACAATTTTTATAAACCAAAAGGATGCAAGGTAGTTAAGCTTCCGAATGTTGGTGTTTGTGTTCACACTTATTTACATCATATTATTGAAAATTATGACAATTTATCAGAAATTACTATGTTTTTACCAGGATCATGCATGGATAGCCACAAACAAAATAAAACATTAACTACATTATCAAAAACAATGGCAACCAAAAATACTGTTTTTATTGTAAATAAACATGAAAATAACATACTTGATGATATTTCTATTTCTAATTTTCAATTAGACGATTGGAAATCTACGAATGTACAAAACCAAGAATTAAATACGGAAAGTTCACTGAAAAAATGTAAAATTAGACCATTTGGAAAATGGTATAATCAAAATTTTCCAAATATTACAGTAAATTCAATAAATTATCATGGGATATTTTCAATTTCAAAAGCTCATATTCAAAACAGAAGCAAAGATTCATACAAAGAACTTATTAAATTTGTGCAAACGCATAAAAACGAAGAGTGTGCACATTATTTTGAAAGAGCTTTTTTAGCAGTATTCCATCCAATCCCCGACGAATTTTTATATAATCTTAGTACATAATGCATAAAGAGGCTGTCCATTTTATTAAATATGTTGCAGAAATATTTTATAGTTATTTTAATAATAAAATTGTTATTGATATTGGAGGTGGAGATATAAATGGTAACAATCGAATACACTTTAGTAATTGCGAATATTATTGCAATGATGTTACACCATCTGCAAATGTAAATATTGTATCGAGAACAAAAGATATCGAAATGCCAAATGATTATTTCGATACAATTATAAGTACCGAATGTTTTGAACATGACCCAGAATACATAGAGTCATTAACAAAAATTTATAAAATGTTAAAGCCAAATGGGTTATTTGTTTTTACTTGTGCATCTACTGGAAGACCAGAGCACGGCACGCGACAATTTAAACCACACCAATCTTTTGGAACAATACATGACATCATTGATATGCGAGATTATTATAAAAATTTAACTGAATGTGACATTGACAAAGTTTTGTCACTAAAAGAAAATTTTTCAATATTCAAAACATATTACAATACATTTTCAAAAGATTTGTATTTCGTCGGTATAAAAAAAGGAAATAATCTGTTTAACGATACTACTATAGATTACAAATCAGAATTTGTTGTCGAAACTACTAATAACATTTAGTTAAAAAAACTCAATAATTTTTGTTTACTCGTATCATGGTGGTTTATATGTTCTTGATGTATTGTTGAACTTTCATTATTTTTATAAATAAACATTGGATACTTGTATGTATATGTATTGAATATACTATATAAATAAGTATCCGCTGCAGCGGTTTCCGTATTTATTTTTTTTGGTATGTTAATATTATTTTTATTTATTACGTATGCACCGGTTGAGAATAAATTTCCTACATTTTTGGTGTATAATTTTCGCGGTGTTGTGTTTGAAATAATATAACACAATTGGATTATTTCCCAATCTTCAGGCGCCGCATCCATGATTTGTTTGACTGATTTTTTCCAGTAGGGTTTAAACTCAAGTGTCATATCATCTTCCATTATTAAAGCTGTTTTATATTTGGATTTTGAGAATTCTTCAATTGCTTTAATATGTGATAATGTACAAGCATATTCAGTATTTGAGATTGTGTTCATTGATAATCTTTCAAATCTCTGATTTATTATATCGTCAATGTTTGGCGCCTTGCCGTCAACTGCCGAGACGCGGACAATTTTTTTCCCTTTGAAAACTGGGTCTTCAAACATTTTTTCCATGCGTTGGCGCCTATCGAGTGACCGATCCAAATTGATCCAATAAATTACGTCGACTCCGTCTAAATATCGTTTTTTTTGTTTAAAACCTTCGTCTTTCTTTTTGTATGTATAAAATAAAAAAAATATCGAAATTATTACTAAAATGATTATTAAAATATACATTTTTTTAAAATAAACACAATATATATAATGCAGGACATTATATAAATTTACATAAAAAGAAAAAACACAAAAGAAAAAAGGAGGGGTTAAAGGGGAACGTAGTTCCCCTTACTTGAGTACGTATTTCGTCAGTCTCAACGTGAGTGCGGTCACATTGTTCAAATTCAACATGCGATCCGCCATCCCACCCTTGGCCTGCAAATCCGCATCCACAAACTTCACCATACCGGTATCCGTCTGCTGGATGTCCATGTCTTCCGACCGCTTTATGTATCCGCGCATAATACGGTACTCGCCCTTCTGCAAGCGCTCCCACAACTCTTTGTATGCCTTGTGCTTCTCCGCCGGCGTGGCGTCCGTTGCCTCTTCAATCTTCTTGCTGCCTTCTTGCAAAAGTTTGGCCATCTCATTGGCGTCCGGTGCTTTGGTGAACTCCACTTTGCACAAAGTATCGCCGACCTCTGTCTTGATCTTGTGGGCAAGCTCGGTTTTATTCACCTTCTTGATCTCGGTGTAATGGTCTGCGCTCCAGCACTGCTTTTTAAACAACTCGGTGCCCAAAGTCCAATCAGAGTCGACTTTGCGTTCAAACAGTTCTTGGTTGCGCACTCTGCCGGAGGATGCGTCCAAGACGACGAGTCGGGCGGGGCGGTCGAGTAACATGCCGTTTTGGATTTTGGATGAATCGCAGCGGTCGTCCTTGCCGATCTTGACGAGGCAGTCGAAAGGGTCTTCGGGCTTTTTGATTTCCAAGAGGTTGTTGAAATCCTCTCTCCATTGGGGGACTTTGGCGCGCTTTTTTTTGTGTTCATTGTCTTCTGATGCGTTTGCGACGGGTTCTGCTGCTGCTACTGCTGATTGCACTGCTTCTGCGGCGGGTTTGGCCTCCTTTGCGGAGTTGGTCTCGGCGTCCTTTGTTTTTCTTGGTCTGGGCATTTTTGTTGGGATTGGATTTTTTTATGATTTTTCGTGTTAAACTTCTGCCGCCGCTGGTTTTTTGATTTGCAAATCGTCTTGCTAGAGTTGTAAGAAGATTGTTGACATTATCTTTTCTGTAACCAGGTTCGTAAATGTCATATTTTTCTTCACCGCTTGCCAAATTTTCAAATGAAATACGATTTAATGCGGAATCTACATTATATCCGCCATCATCGTTGCCTGCAATTTCATTCAAAAAATCTGTGTAGGTGTAAGGTGTATAACTAGTTCCCGTCCATCCAGAAATTTTTTTATAAATTTTAGTTCCATATGAAAACATAATATGCTTATATGATTTTAGTATAATTCCATAAATTGCGGTATCTTCTCGATTCTCTTGGCTGTTTATAATACTGTTAACCAACGTGATTTCATCATTTTGAAAACATAGTGACAAAATATTTCCAAAATATTCGTAAAGAACAGTATTGACTTTAGATAAATCGCTTTCGCTTATTTTTTGAATCTTATTCGCTTTGCAACCTTTTAAATTATCTGAATAGTACTTATTAAACGCATTGAAAACTGTTAAGTCGTCAAATAACAAAATATTCTTTTCAATCACTGCACATAACATTGTAAAATTCTTAAATCTGTTTGGAAGTTCAATAAGCAATGTTTCATCATTAATACCATAAACAGTTTGTAACACATATTTTTTAAAATTTATAAATTCGGGCAAATAATACTTGAAAATATTTTCATCGGTTGGGTTCGGGTTCGACATTTCTTTCCAGTAGTTAACAAAGATCTTATTTTTATTTAGCTCCGGAAAGAATGCTGACAATGCCTCTGGATACGGCTCATTTACTAAAGCGAAACTATCTTTTGCTTCTGTAAGTATTTTTTTATTTTTAGTTTCTTCCTCATCATGTTGCTTTTTTTTTACAGAATATTCTTTAACATTTCTTTGAATTTTTTTTGCTGAAAATTCATAATTTCCCATTGCCACGACGAGTTTGTGATAAATTTTTAAAACTCCTTGGGAATCTTTGTAACCCAAAGCTTGCAAGTATTTTTCATGTTCTTTCTTTTCAACAAAAGTAGTTAGACTCGACAAAGTATTTCCAGGTTTTGGCAAAGATTGGGTTTTCAAAAGGTTTCTTATTTTTTCGAGTATACTATTCAATTTGCTAGAGATTTGTTGGAATGTACCCTGTAACCCGAGATCATTTTCAAGGTTTCGAAGCATTTGTTTTATTTGTTTTTTTGTAAAGTATTGTCTGGTTTTGGCCTGTATTTTTGTTGCGTTCGTTTGTTTCTTTGCTTCTGCTGCTTTGTCTGCAAGTCTCTGCGCTTCAGCTGCTTTTGCTGCTTCATCAGCAAGTCTCTTTGCTTCTGCTGCTGCTTCGTCAGCAAGTCTCTGCGCTTCAGCTGCTTTTGCTGCTTCATCAGCAAGTCTTTTTGCTTCGGCTGCTTCGGCTGCTTGTCTCTGCGCTTCAGCTGCTTCTTCAGCTGCTTCTTCAGCAAGTTTTTGATTCTCTGCTGCTTCGGCTGCTTGTCTATGCGCTTCTTCGGCGATTGTAACTGGTGGATGCGGGGGGGTATTTTGTCCTTGGGCAGGTGGTTGTGGTAATAATCCTATTTCAGCTGCTGGTGTTGCGTTTTCAGAAGCCATCGGTGTCGACGAAGCATTCAAATCAGGCGCAGCAGAATTCTGAGGATTTGTAGACGTTGGTACATTTGCTTGTGTTTGCGATTGGGGTTGTCCTTGGTCGGGTTGGTTTGATAATAATGTTGCGACTTGTTGTTCAGGAGCCTTCTGTTGAATATTTACGGAGGTTGTACCAACCAGCAAATTGGGAGTACTATTCGAGTGTTCAATTTTTTTATTTTTATTTCCTTTTCTTTTTGGTTTATTTCTATTTGCAACAATCGCGGGCGTAGCATTTTGATTTGGATCAGGTGCATTTGCAACAATCAGATTTTGATTTGGATCAGGTGCATTTGCAACAATCAGATTTTGATTTGGATCAGGTGCATTTGCAACAATCAGATTTTGATTTGGATCAGGTACGGTAGCATTAAGATTTTGATTTGGATCAGGTACGGTAGCATTAAGATTTTGATTTGGATCAGGTGCATTTGCAACAATCGGATTTTGATTTAGATCAGGCGCAACAATCAGATTTTGATTCGAATCGGGTACGGACGTAGCATTTGGATTTTGATCCGGCTGCGGAACAACCAGATTTATTTGACTTAACTCAACCCCTTGTTGTGGAGCGCGTTTTCTCGCCAGATAACCTCTAGCCAAACTTTGAAATTTTACTGCACTTTCATATTTTTTAACATCTTCTTCTTTCTTCTTGTTGTCTTCTTGTGGTACAAAGCTTATTAAATTTACCGATGGATACAAGACGACCAAATTTTCTGCAACTGTTTTACTTGGATCAAATGTTCTATCAACAAAATAATTATCTTTCACACACTTTTGAAACGTGTCATAATCATTGAATATATGGGCATCTGACGCATTCTCATCGAGATAATTTTTACAAGAATACAATGCTTTTGACATGGTTGATCTTTCTTTATCACCAGCTAAAAGCAATGCGTTTACAGCCTTACAATAATTTTTCCAATCCGAATAACCTTTAATAATTTCCGCTTTTTTCTGTTTAACTTTATTTTTTATAGGTTCAACATCTTTTATAATTTTTAAATTTGGGGTAAGGTTGCCGCTGTAGACTTTGGGAAATCGTTTTATCTCTAATTTTATAGCGTCTATTATTTCAATAGTGTTTTTTAGAGTCGGCAGAATTTTATATTGTGAATAGTTGATTGTATAAATTGCAGAAAGGACATCAAATAATTCGTGGTTAACTTTATTTAATTCGTTAATTATTTCGTTTAATTTAGAATCAACTTTTCCAATTTCAGATTCAATAGTATTTAAAAATCCATCGTCGTTTAAATTTTTAAACAAAGTTTTGAAATCATCAATTTTACCATTTTTTTTAAACTTTGAGTCCAAAAATTTTTGTAGTTCATTATCTTGTGTCACTGCACTTATCGCAGCACTTGTCACACCGGTACCGTCGGGCACAACAGGCGTAAAACCAGAAGTCTCTCCACTTTTTCTGTTCTTTAATGTTTCATACAATTTAATAAACGGCATACTTACGACATAACCTGTCGCACCAACGGCACCGACCGCAAGACCGGCTGTTGCGCCAACCGCACCAACTGTAAAAAACCCCATTTTTTGGGCAAAGTTGTAGTTTTTTTTATCCAGTTTTTCAAGAATATTTGTCTCAGTAATGCCATTGGTAGCAATTTTTTCATACAAATCTTTGTAAAGTTCTTTTAACCCAATTTTTTCAACCTCCGCTTTAATTTTTGCGAATGTATTTACATCCGAAAAATTGAGTTTATACGAAGCAAATGTCGTATTTACACTTGCAATCTCTTTGTTAACATGCTCGGTATGCTCATCATTCAGTTTATTCAGTCGTTCATAATAGTTCGTCATCGTCAAATCGTCTTTTAAACTCGGGTCGTCTTTTTTCAAAGCGTCAAAGTACTTTTGCAAATCATTGGTACATAGGTTAAACAATGATTCGTATTTTGCAACATCTATACCTGTAAAAAGTTTTTCACATCTTCTATCTTCATTAATATCTGGAAACTTAGTTCGAATATTTTTCAAAAGAGCTGTGAAGTCACCACTGCCGAGAGCCGCCGATGTAGCAACGGGTGCAGGCGCGACAAATTTTCCCAATAGATTTTCTTTCGTCTTGTTTTCCTCCGTTCCAAAATCTTTTTTTCGAATTTCATCGGCGACTTGGTTTTCAATGTTATAATCAATTTCCAATACAGATCCGATTTTATTCATAATTTTCGAAATCCGATGAGCGTCGGTCTCGTTTACAAAATCTGTTTTATTGTCGTCGTAACCACAAAGTTTTTTCAAATCGTCAAAAACTTTTCGTATAATCTGGTGGAAACTCTGAGAAAAAGCTTCGTGCAATCTATTTTCGTAAAATTTAATTAGTGTATAAAACTCTTTTGCACTTTTATTTCCAAGTTTGATATTAAAAAGTTTTCTTTCAGACTGCGATTCACAAACCGCGGTTTTACGATTCTTATCGGTGGGTTCAGCACTCTGAAGTTTGACCTTGGTGAGTAAAAAAAAAGCAAGAAAACTACGCTCAGTTGTGCTAAAGTATGGGGGTTTTTTTATATTTTTATTTAATAATATTTCACGGTAATAATCAAGAGCGGGTTGTTTCCAATCTGGTTTCGTTGTTCCACTCATAATAAATATAATTATACTATATTATGAGTAAAAAATCCTAAACTAATTTCGAAACGTATTTCTCCTTCTTCTACGTTTGGTTCGTCGGCTGCAGAGACGGACATTATTGTTTCGAAGAGTTTTTCTTAGAAAACTTCCACCGGGCTGCTCTATCGATTGCGGTTGTTCAGGTTCACCAACATTCTCTGCTTTGTTTTGTAGTATTTGTTCAAGTGATTTAATAATTCCTTTGCTTTTAAAAAATTTTATTTTTATAACGTCGGTCTGGGTTTCGTAACTTGAGTCTAGTTTCTCTAAATACTTGAAATGCTCGTTGTTGTCTATAAATTTTTTTATCTTTAACAATTGCCCAGTTGGAAACATTGGCAAAGTATTATTATTATTTTCATTGATTTTGTTTAAAAGTTTTGAAAGTGCGTTTATCTCTGTGTCGTACAAATTTACAAATCGGTCTTTTTTTTTAATTTGTTTGACTTCGTCTTCACCAATGATTTTTTTTACAATATCTTCTTTGATTCTAACAATTTTTTCATTAAGATTTTCTATCGAACGCAGCTTCTCATCTTGTTTTTCACAACATGTTATCATTCGTTTTTTTACCTGTTTCAAAAGCTCTTTTTCGGGTTGTTCATCGTCACAGATGCCAAACTCTTTCTGTTTTTCAAAAATTGTTATTAAGGTTTCTTTTTTTGTTTTGAGGTCTTTTAAAAAATCTTCAAAAACATAATAAACAATTGCATCTGATGCGTAATAAACTCGGGGTGCAGTTTTTTTTATAGGTTCAACAAATTTACCAAGCACAGTTATGTCATTTTTTTCAAGGCCAATAAACGGTTCGAAAGTGCTATATTGATTTTCTTCTTTTGTGTTATCGGAATATGTTCTTCCACCAAGAGTTATTACATTTCGTTGCAACTCATAAAAATTTTCGTTAAATCTTAAGAATTGTAAACCGAGTACTTTCTGTATATTGAATACACTTTTTAGCTTATCTTGTATAGCACTTTGATTAGTTTCAAAATCATTTAACAAAGTTTGATCGGATTGTTTTTCGAAGTACCCGTTTTTCGCAAGAGTCTTAATTATTTTAAGATAATTTTCTCCAAGCAACTGTTTCAACATTTGTATTTTCTGATGTATTTTCGAATAATTTGTTATCATGTTTTGATACAATGTATTGTCTGCAGCGAAGTCTGCTTCGTAATAACTGTTTATACAATCGACAAACTGGGTTTCAACAGTTTCATTAGCCAAAATTGAAAGCGAATAATATAAACAATTGCTTGGAAGAATTTTGCGAAACTCAGCATAAGTTTCTCCGAACTTTTCTTTAAACTTTGTTGATACAGCGTTAAAAAACAGATCGCTATTCGCAAAACTTGATTGGTTTGTAAATACATCTTTCGCCATTTTGTAAATTTCAAAAATTGTAATTCCTGACGCAATATACCGTCGATTACACTCACTCAAGAATTCGCCGTCATCCGTAACACCGAAATATTTTTTGGCTCTGGTTTCATTTTTTACCATACACGTCTGATCAGCCAAAATAGGCAGTAAATATTGACCACAATTCAAAGTATTCCACACAGTTCGGAAACGACCCGCATCAGCAATAATATAAGAAAACGTATGATCAACTTTTTTTTTAAAAGTGTCGAAACCCCAGTAAAAAATTTGCTTACTATATCTGTTTTTAGGAAAAACTTTTTTTGCCATTTTGTAAACATAGATTAACTGTGTAATGTCTCCGGTTCCCTTCTCTACAATACTGTGCTTTTCACAATTTTCCAAGAAACTCTCGATTGTATTGTCACTATCATTTATCCCAAAATATGCTTTAGCCAAATCTGCATCTGATTCAATTTGCACATCAACCTGTGATGTGTCGATTGCCGTTCCTTTTGCATTTGGTTGCGAACTATTTCCTTGGTATGATGGATCTACTGTACTACTCATAATAAATGTAACTATACTATATTATGAGTAAAAAAACAACACTCCTAAACTAATTTCTTAATGCATTTCGAATCAACTTCGAATGTAGGTTTCTTCTCTTCTTGTGGGACGATGCGCAACAAACATTTCGCCTTCTTGCCGTACAAGGGTTTGGTGCATCCGCTCTCTTTCTTTTTCTTCTTCTGGGTTTTTTTCACCTCGTTCTTGACGCATCTGGACCGGAAATTCTCATACGTATTGCGCACTTCCTCGTAGGTCAGATTCGACTTTTTGTTCAACATGGTGTTGATAAGCTCGTGGAGATTAAAAATGTATTTGGAAAAAGTTTCGCGGTTTTTCATGTCGGACATCCGCAATGGCAATTTCTTAAAGTTCTCTTTCAAGTTGGCGCGACATTTGCCGCAGGGGAGGACGTTCCGCAAGCTCAAAATGTGGTTCCGATAATTGACTTTGTCTGTGTATGTAGGGTGTACGGGATAATTAAAACTCATCGTGTGTAGGAAGTGCCAAGCAGCGGGTCCCCACAGATTGACGACCATCCCGTCGTTGCTGTTGAAATCGTCGAGTGAAAAGACGGTTAGATCTTTTTTTTTCAACGTCTTGGTCATATTTTTGTATATATACAATAAGCGGCCTAAATTAGTATTTTTCGAGATAATTTTTTTTGTAAACCAATATATAAAAATGGCAAACATTTACGAATTATTAACAGAGAAAATAAAACCTTACTCGAAAATAATTTTGATTGTGCTTCTTTTAGGCATATTTGTCGCGGGAGCATACTTTGGCTACACCAAGTGGAGCAAACCGAAAAAGGAAAGCGTGCCTGCGGGGATTTACCAGCCGGTGGGCAACCGCGACGCGACAATCTACTTTTTCGCCGCGGATTGGTGCCCGCACTGCAAAAAGGCAAAGCCGGAGTGGGCCAAGTTTGTGAGCAGACATGACGGTCGCACGGTGGGCGGGTTCAAGATCACATGTGTGCACGTGGACTGCACGAACGCGGAATTACCCGAGGCGGCGCACATGATTAGCAAGTTTAATATCACGACATATCCCACGGTGAAGATGATCAAGGACAACCAGACATTCGAATTTGACTCGAAAATCACAGATCAGAATCTAGAGGAGTTTGTGAATTTGACGACGGCTGCGCCTTTGCAGTAATAAGGCATTCTGTTGCATCGGCCATACCTTTGACAATAAGTGCTTCTCTCTCAGCCGCGCTGTTTGCTAAACTGAGGATTGTGGAGTAGTCGACAAAGCCGGTATTCACTTCGATTTCAAGTATTTCTCTATTCGTGATGTCGCCACTCGTATCAATTTGTATTTTGTTCACAATCATGCTTAAAATATACGACAAATACTCGAAGATCCCTTGAACGCTGTGAACATTACTATTGGACGCAGTGTACTTGTTTCTTATTCCAAGAATGGATCCGGACGATGACCGGCATTTTGCCAAAGGATAGTTCATGAGAAACCCTCCATCGGTGTAGAAGTTGCCTTTGTATTCAACCGGTTGAAAGAGGATGGGCAACGAGGAGGAGGCGCGCACGGCTTCCAAGATGGGCATATCGGGGTGCGAAAGATGTGAGAATTCGACGAGTTCAAAGTTGGTAAGGCTGACAGCATAGATAAAGACACTTTTGCCAAAGGTTTCGTGAAATTGGCGCAACGTAATGTCGAGTTCAAGATCTTTACCCTTGAAGAGAGGACCCAAGAAGTCGTGAAACATTTCTTTGCCGAAAATGCCCTTGTTTGTATAATAGTCGTACACATTGAACAAATTAAATTTCCAGACGTTTTGCCAGGGTCGTTTGATGATAAAATCGTCCAAATCTTCCCAACTATATTGTAGGGCCAAAATGACGGCGAGAATGGCACCGGCAGAGGTTCCGTAGAAGGCCTCGACAGAATCGTAGGACCAGACGCCGGATAAATTTGCTTGTTTTAGTGCACCATATGCATTAAATATGGTGGGGCCGCCCCCGTTAATGACGATATTTTGCATGGTTTTAAATTTGTGTATATATATGTGCGATTTAAACGTTTATATAATAACTTTGCAGTTATTATATTAAAATAAAAAGCAATGTCGATATTTCTCTTTGATGAAGAAGAGCATAATGGGAAAATAAACATTGATGAATTGTACGAGCGCCAGCAGAAAAAGGATTTAAGACAAGTGTCGATTTTTAAAAAGATTTTGAACCGGATTCACAATAAGATCCGGATCACGGCGAGAAGTCGGACGGGCGACAAACATATTTGGTTCACCGTACCCGAATATATTTTCGGCGAGTCGGTTTACCAACAGTCGGATTGTATCGCATATTTAGTGGACCAGTTGGAAGATAACAAATTTTATATTCGGTACATGCACCCGAACTCGCTGTTCATTTCTTGGGCGCACTTTGTGCCCTCGTATGTAAGGAGTGAAATAAAGAAGAAGATGGGGCTTATTGTAGACGAAGCAGGCAATGTGATTGAAAAGTTGGAGGGCGGGCAGGGCGACAATTTGAACGAGCGTTTGATGGCGACAACGGCGACCAAGGCGACAGACGAGAAGAAGGTGAAGGTTTTTACGCCGATTTCGAATTACAAGCCTACTGGAAATTTCGTGTACGACCGAGAGTTCTTCGAAAAACTCGAGAAGAAAATTTCCGACGAGTAGGTCTTCGGGTCTTTTGTCGGGCTCCTCCGGTCTGCCCCGGGGTCTCTTGAACATTTTCAAACGCGGCTTTCATGTCGGCGTTGAATTTCTTGACGATGGACTGTACTTCATCTGGTTTCGCGGCGTCGAATGCGGTTTCGAATGCGGCGTGCAAGCTGCGTATATTGTCGGTCATTTCGACACTTTTGTCGAGTTTTTCTTGCATGGATACAAAAACCGGGTCGCTGATTTTTTCCATCACAAGTTGTTTGAACTCTTTGTCTTTAACCAGTTCGGTAAGGAGTTGGACAATACCGGTTTTGGTTTCGTTTGCCGAGGTTAAAGCCGAAGGCGGAGAAAGCGAAGCGACTGGAAGCGAAGCGACTGGCGCACCAGCTTCTGCCGTTCCAGTCGGTGCACCTGTAGGAACGACCGTAGACACACTTTGTATCCCATTTTGTAAAGCATTTTGTGCAACTGTTTGCAAACCACTTTGCAAAGCATTCGGGACAGCACTCTGCATTCCAGTACTATTTAAACCACTTTGTATTAAACTTTGCATATACAAAGTGATCATAAAATAATTTGTCAGTTGCGTTTAAATTTCTACTAAACACATATTCGTTAATTATAAAAAAAATATGGACATCGAGATACAAACCGAAAAACGCCAACAAACAGCATCCAAAACCCAAAAAAAGAAGATCCAGCTCACAAACACCGAAAAACTCAAAATATGGGAAATCTTAGACAATGAAAACGAAACAACGCCATCCGATATGAACTGCGTCTACGAATCCAACCCCGATTTATGCACCACCTGCAATAGCGTGCTGATGATCATGGACGACGGATTCCCAACATGTTTAAACCAACAGTGCGGCAAAATATGCAAAGACGTTTTGGATTTCAGTCCCGAATGGCGGTTCTACGGCGCCGACGACAAAAACGCGAACGACCCCACGAGGTGTGGCAACCCCATAAACCCCTTATTACAAGAATCGTCGCTTGGATGTCGAGTGCTGTATACAGGCAAGTCGTCTTACGAGATGCGCAAGATCGGAAAATGGACCGAGTGGCAGTCGATCCCACATAAGGAAAAGTCTCTATATAACGAGTTTACATACATAAGCACCATGGCACACAATTCGGGTATCCCCAAAATCTTCATCGACGACGCGCTCACGATTCACAAGGATATTTCCGAACAAAAGATGTTTAGGGGATGCAATCGAGATGGGATCAAGGCGGCGTCCATCTACATATCGTGTAGGTTGAACGGGTGCCCTCGAACCCCCCACGAAATTGCGGAAATATTCAATTTGGATAATGCAAGTGCAACCCACGGATGCAGTCTGGCGCTCGATATTATGAACAACGTTAACCGAAACAATGGACTCATCGATTCTGCAGGTCTCTGCGCGACCATGCCGAGCGCATTTATCGATCGCTATTGCAGCAAGCTAAATATCAATCGTGAACACACTATGTTGTGCAAGTTTATTGCGACCAAGGTGGAGCGGATCAATCTGATACCCGACAACACGCCCAATTCGATCGCGGCTGGGATTATCTATTTTGTGTGCCAACTGTTCAGTATTAGCCAAAGCAAACATGACATTGCGATTATTTGCAAAGTGAGCGAAGTGACAATCAGCAAGTGTTTTAAAAAATTGGATTCTATCAAGGCGAATTTGGTACCACCGTCGCTTTTATTACCGAAATAAAAGTTCCGATTAAAAATATAGGATGGCAACCGCAGAAGAAGTTCCGCAAATTATATTTATTGTGCCTTACAGAGATCGGCAGGCACATTTGGAAAAGTTCAGAGAACATATGAAAACGGTGATGGAAGATTATGCACCGGCATCTTACAAATACATGTTTGTACACCAGGTAGACACGCGCGCTTTCAATCGCGGGGCGATGAAGAATCTGGGGTTTATTATTGCTTCAAAGTTGTATCCGAAAGATTACCAGAACATCACATTTGTATTCAATGATATTGATAATATGCCGGCGCGCAAAAACATGATTGAGTATAGGACGACACCGAATGTAATTAAACACTTTTATGGATATCGATATGCACTTGGGGGAATCGTATCGGTTTTAGGAAAAGATTTTCAAAGGATCGGCGGGTTCCCGAATTTCTGGGGGTGGGGATACGAAGACAACATGTTGCAGAAGCGTGCGGAAAGAGCGGGGATAACGATCGATCGCAGTGTGTTTTTTGACATTGACGACAATACAAATATATTGCATTTTTTTCACGGAACCGAACGTGTGATGAACAAATATGATTTTGCACAATTTAACAGAAACACAAAGAATGGTTTGTATACAATATATGATCTTGAATACAACATTGATGTGTCGAATGATTTTGTAAATATAACAAATTTTAAAACACCCTATGAAGAAATTAAAGAAAAAAGTTTTGTTCATGATTTAAAAAATGGGAATCAACCTTTAGTTAAAAATAAAATGCCAATGCGCTTCTTCTAAGGGGAACGTAGTTCCCCTTCACAAGGCTCGCAGCCACTGCGTGACTGCTTTGTAACCCCTCCTTTTTATTTTTAAAATGAAAGGTCTTTCATTCTTTTCACAAGTTTTGAAATTTCTCTCTAAAAAGGAGGGGTTTTAGGGGAATGTAGTTCTCCTAATTGAAGTAAGGCTTTCCATCTTTGTAGAAGCCAACCTCTTTTGTGATGTCGCCGTTTTCGTCCTCTTCGTAAATCACACTATTGGTTTTATTTTGAATGTAGTAAGACTTGCCATTGATTTCAACTTGGTAAACTTCTTCCTCTTCCTCTTCCCCTTCCTCTACCTCTTCCCCTTCCTCTACCTCTTCCCCTTCCTCTTCTTCTACTTGCATTTTAGAGTTATCAGTTGACTTTGCTTCCTCTTCCTCTTCTTCGGCTTCTTCCTCCTCCTCTTCCTCCTCTTCCTCTTCTTCGGCTTCTTCTTCTTCCTCCTCCTCTTCCTCTTCCTCTTCGGCTTCCTCTTCCTCCTCCTCCTCTTCCGCTTCCTCCTCCTCCGCTTCCTCTTCCGCTTCCGCTTCCGCTTCTTCTTCCGCTTCCTCTTCCGCTTCCTCTTCCGCTTCCTCTTCCGCTTCCTCTTCCGCTTCCTCTTCCTCTTCCGCTTCCTCTTTTTCGGCTTCTACTTGCATTTCAGAGTTATCAGTTGACTTTGCTTCAGCTTCTTCGTGAGTTTGCATTTGATTATCATCAGTAGTTTGTACTTTTTCACTTTCGGATCCTTCAGCTTCATCTTTCTTACTTTCGGATTGTTCATATTCTTCTTCCTCGGCTTCTTCCTCGGCTGGTTCCTCAGTCTGAATTTTATTCTTATCAAGTGATAATAACTCCTCTTCTGCGCCTGCATGCGTTTGAATCTCGTTTACTTGAGAACCTTCTTCGGAATCTTCTTCGGAAAGCACATGGACAACCGGTTCTTTGGAAACCGACAACAACTCGTTCTCAACCTGCATTTGGTTGCTGAGATCATCATCATCATCAATTGTAATAGTACTATGGTCATAAAGCGCTTCTTCTTTGATGTAGACAGAAGTTGGCGACGATCTTTTCGCTTTCAAGATCTTTTTGTTTAGTTTTGCATTAACAGACTCTAAATATTTTACACTATATTCGAGTCTATTTACTTTTTTCAAAAGTCTTTTTTTGGATTTTTTGAGCTCCTTAAAAATCGGAAGTTTTTTAAGGAGTTTGGTGGTGGCGGCGTCTGACATTTCTTTAATTTTTTTCCAAGATATTTTTATGACGCGGTATAATATATATAACAATGTCAAACACGGATTTGGAGAATATTAAAATTGAAGATGCTGCGAAAGAGGATGCGCCCGTTAAGGCCGAAGTCATGGACCGAGGCACAAAGGCTTGTATGACTTGCACCAAAACGGCAACAACTATGTGCAAAATTTGTATCGGATGCTGGAAGTGCACGCTCAACTGTTGCGAAGGTGTTATGGACCTAAATATCCGTTGCTGCACATGCGCAAAGGAGTGTTTAGAGAGAATCGACTGCGATGAGACCCCTTAAGGAGAACCTACGGATAAGGCACCGAAGGTGCCGATGGTGGAACGCCTTTGGCGTTCACTCCCCTTTAACCCCTCCCTTTTTTTTCATAACATATTATTTTCAAAATAATATTTTATTCTAAGTGTTAAAACAAAAAGGGAGGGGTCAAAGGGGAGTGAACGCCAAAGGCGTTCCACCATCGGCACCTTCGGTGCCTTATCCGCAGGTTCTCCTTAGGAGGGATCATAAGGGAATGAACACCTTCGGAGCGTCTCTTGACGCGACGCACCTTTGAGGTGTTCCACCATCGGCACACATAGTGTGCCTTATCCTAAGGTTCCCTTAGCCACTGCGCCGGAAACAAGTCTCGTGTATTTTTATTTGCCGAGTCGGGACCAAACCAGTTGGCCGGATAACAAACAATTTTATAAGGATTGCTATTGAAATACGCGCCCCACCAACTAAAACTGCTATTTGCAATAATATTGTGGTCACACAAACTCATCAACAACATTTGCTCCCAGTCATTCTCAATATCTGCCCGGACGAACTCTATCCAAGGAAATGTGCGCGAAAGCACAGCGACCGACACATCTACGGTTGCTTGATCTTCCCTTTCATTGAAATAAACCACGCGCACTTGGTGTGTGTCAACACACTTTCCGACAATATGTTTTAGTGCTTTTATGTAATAAGTAACCGGCATCACGGGGTGGTGATTCTGCAATTGCACATAGTCACCCAAACGAAAGTGCATTGAGACCGTGACATCTGCGTCTTTGAAAACAGATGTCTTCGCGCGGACCTCCTCTTGTTTTTCTTTGAGTTTAATGAGAGCAACAATTTGGTCGAAATGTTTTTCGAAATATAAATAGGACTGAAAGTAGCCAAAAAGGTGACAAGGCGTTTTAACAATCGATATCGGTCGATACTCAAATCCTTGTTCTACCAATCGTGGCGTCGAGTACATATTAAATGCATTTGTTGTAAAGGGTCGCAGATACTCTAAAAACGAGTGCCAATACGTGGGGCGATGTTTGCCAACCGTAAGTATCTCCGAGTATTGAAACACAAAAGAAACATTCGCATCGATAGCGGCTGCAATGGTGGCGAAAATTTGGAACAACTGGTTTCCGAGACCACCCATCAAATAACAAGAAACAAAAGACATTATTGTTGTTTTTTAATAAATATATACAATAATGTCTTTATGCGGTAATTCCAAAGGTTGAAAGCATAATATTCGACTTGCTCGGCCCCGAGACCTTCTCACTTTGTCGCTTTACCTTGTAGGAACCGCTGTTGCTGCTTTTGTTGCCCCCAATACTCAAGATCGTTTCATCGGTCTCTTCGTGCAGCTCGGGCAACGTGCGGGTAAGCGGCTTTTCGATGGTAAGAAGCATATGTTCGGTTTTCAACAATTTGCGATACTCTTGTATTGTCAAACTGCCATAAAACTTGTCGAGCGTATAGTAAGGATTCGGCGCGGGCTTGATATTTTTCGAGTAGTTGTATATTTTGCCATAGATTTGATTCAAAAGATGGTAGCGCTCAAACTTGGTGGAGTCGTCGAGATTCTCTTTCAGTAAGAAAGCGGCGGCGCACTCGGGGCGACAAAAGGAGCCATACGCGAAAATGCCATTCTCCGACTCGTACTTGGGAATATAGCAAGTGGGGTTGTCATAATCGCAAGTGCACCAGAAGCAAGCGGACTTTTTATCGGCGACATTATTCTTGTACAAGTTGATTTTAAGTTTTTTCAACTTGGCGTTGATGTCCTTGATCGAAACGTCGTCGTCTGCGGGTTGCTTTGTGCCGACGTCTTCGGTGGCAGCCTGTTTGTCGCGACAAACTTTGCAAATATTTTCGGAAACATAAGCGCTATTATTGACGCTCTGGTTTGTATCATATGTACAAAAGTTGTCTTGATGAGCTGCATTGTATGTCATAATGTTGGGCACGACGGGATTGTAGGAGATGTTGGCCATCGAATTAATTTTCGCGTTGTACTCAAGGAGGTCTTTGGACGAGCATTTGAGATGGAGGATAATGTTGTCGAGCGGGACCTCTTGGACGGTTGTCTCGGCGGGCTTTACGACAAGTTTGCCGCCCTTGGGTTTGCGGCCTTTTTTCTTATCGTCGGCAACAGTTTCGACAACTTCGATTTTAATATTGGGGGTAACATTGATAACTTTGCTTTGTCTTGATTTCTTTTTTTCTTCCATGGTTTGGTAATAAGCCATAATACACAGTTTTGTTTAAGTTTGTTCTAAATATCAATTGTGTGTTTCGCCGGCTGTTTCAAAGTTTTTTTAAATTGGAGTTTTGGAATTCGTTTGCGACTCCTTTCTTTCTTGTCTTTTGAAAAAAAGCTATTGAATAGTACATCATCGATGACGGTTGCCTTCATGAATGTAGGGTCAATCATGGTTTGCACAACTTGGTGGAAGTAGAGCCCTAGGGGGATATATTCGCCGCGGATGTTTGAATCGGAAACAGAACCGCCCGACTGACCTTCGCCGCCCAAAATTCTGGAAATGTCGTAACCGGCGTGGATAACGTCATCATCTGAAACGCCTCCGCCTTTATAGTCGTCATCACCAACCGATTTTGTATATATTTCGAAAGCATTCATGGGTAATATTGATTATGTATATATAGTATTTGAGATATTATGTATACAGTGATTTCCACGCGTTATTCTTCGGTTTCATTCCCACTAGTATGAAAGACGCGGCGCAGATCGGTAGTTTTTTTGGTTTCCCGTTTGTCTTTGATGTATCGGATGATTTGTTGGACTCGGTCCTTTTCTGGAATGATTTCAGCTAAACATTTTTCCAAATAGGTAAATGTGAGCGACTGTGTTTCATTCTTTTCGCAAAACGTGATGATGCTGTCGCCAGTATTGATTTTTTTGTTTTGTAAACCGTTGGTTTTCATGTAATCACAAATGGTTGTTGAAAGTTTGTCGCGCTCGGCGCGTAAGGTTTTGATTTCGGAATTGGATTCGCGGATTTTATTGTCGAGCAAAGCCCATTTTCGCATATTTTGTTGAAACTCGGATGACATCCCTATAAAGGAAACCGACGGTTTCCTTTAAATCCTTCCATTTTTCTTATTTTTTTGAAAACCATTTAGTTAGAAAAACCATTCATTCATTTGCCACCACGCTGCTGACGTCTGTTCTTGTTGGATCGGCGTCTCTTATCAGACCTGCGTCTCTTGTCGGAACGGCGTCTCTTCTCGGTTCGGCCACCGCGTTGGTTGCGACGGCGCTTCTGAGATCTACGCTGGTTCTTTTCCATTTCCATATCTCCATCGCCTCCTTGCATTACAGCAGCAGGAGCAGCAACTGAAGGGGGGGCAGCAATGTGTTGAGAACCACCCGCTGATCCGTAAACTGCTTTTCCAAATTCGCCAGTTGAGTTAAATTGATTAGATGCCATGTTTTTGTATATACTGCACAGATACAAAAAGTTTATCCTCAATCGTTTTTAGCTTCTTGTGAATATTGAGCAGAAAAAATAAACTTCCTAAAACTGCAAAAAAAACGAGACCACAGTATACCAAAATCAACAACATGTAAAAGTAAACTTCGTTAAAAATAAACGAACCAAGCGGTTTGAAAATTTCATTCCGAATGTTGTCATTGTGAATTAAATCATTGATTGTATCTTTAATTGTACGCATTTGGTATACAAACACACGTTAAACAAGATTGCTAAACGCAAACGCGCGGTTAATCCAAATTGTTTTATATCGGGTCAAACACTATACAAAAAAATGGGCGAAATATACGACACAAATATGCAGTTTGAATTTGATAAAATTACATTGACAACTCCATCAACAATTTCCGGCGGAGTCCATTTTAGCAAAATACTGATCAACCGTAACCAATTGTACATACAAACGCCCAAATGCAAAACCAAGTTGGGAATCGTCAAGTCGGGCAAAAAGTTCCACGCAGATCTGGTGTTTACAAATGAAGACGAGGAGTTTATCCAGTGGGTAGAATCACTCGAGCAAACCGTTCGTAAACATATTTTCACAAATCGTGAAAGATGGTTCGACATGGATTTAGACGAAGATGACATCGAAAGCTATTTCACGCCCACTATCAAGTTATTCAAATCCGGAAAGCAATACATCATGCGGGTCAACATCAGCCAGCGCATCGGGACTACACCTCTGAAAATCTACGATGAAAACGAACTCGATGTAGAGATGGATACAATCAACGAAAACACGTCGTTGATAAGTATTTTAGAAGTGCAGGGTGTGCGCTGTTCAACAAAGAGTTTTCAAATTGATATTGAGCTGAAGCAAATCATGGTGATAAAGCCAGTCAATCTTTTTGAGAAATGTATCATCAAGAAACACAAACCAATTGCGAAAGCGCCAGTACCGACGGCGACTCCGGTGGAAAAAGATTTAGCAAAAACTGAGGTTGCACATGTGGCAACTCCACTTGTAAATCTCGAAGAACCGAATGAAGATGACATAGTTGATGATAGCAGTGTCAGTAGTAGTGACGACGAAGAAGATGACGAAGAAGAAGGCGGTGACTTTGAAAAAAACGAGGCCTTGGCGAAGCAAGAAGAAGAACAGATTCAAGATTCCGAATCTGAAATGGATCCCGAAGAACCCAAGGACGACGACATTTTAGAAATAAATTTAGACGTCGAAGAAATCAAGGACCAAGATACAGTCCACTTGAAAGAAAAAACGGAAGTTTACTATCAAATGTACAGAGAGGCGCGCCAGAAGGCCAAACTTGCCAAATCTTTAGCACTTTCATCTTATTTAGAAGCCCGCCGAATCAAAAACTTGTATATGTTGGACGACATCGACGATAGCGACGAAAGTGATTTAGAAGAGAAATAATTTTATCAATCCGTAGTATATAATTACAATTCGATGTTTGATGAAATGTTAAAAAGTATTCAAAGTGGATTTTCCAGAATCGCTACTCCCCAAAGACTATTTGTTTTAATTATCTTCCTGGTTTTGGCTTGGCTGCTTTTGTCTTACTCTGATGCAAAGTCATTTAGTGTAGATTCGATGGAAACTGGAACTGACAGTGCTCCTGCCGCTACTGCTCCTCCCGCTGTTGATGTTTCGATGCCAAGCGACAGCAACGCCAAGGCGATTGCTAATCCCAACGAATTGTTGCCCACCGATGCCAACAGCCAGTGGGCCGCTTTGAATCCTGTCAACATGAACCAAGGTAGTATTTTGAATGGTGATATGTTACAGGCTGGTTACCACATTGGTTTAGATACCATTGGCCAGACCTTGAAGAACCCTAACCTCCAGTTGAGAAGTGACCCCATTATTCCCAAGCAAGATGTGGGCCCTTGGAATCAGAGTACCTATGAGCCCGATTACGGACGAGTGCCTCTTGAGATTGGATATGGCCCCGCTAACCACTAAAGGGAACCAAAGAGAACCTAAGGTTCCCTTTTAATCCCTCCTCTAAAAAGGAGGGACTTTCAAAGTAGGCTTTAATCAAGCATAGCAGGAAGTAGTTTCTGCGAGCTTTAATCCTTTCCTCTAAAAAGGAGGGATCATAAGGGAACGTAGTTCCCTTGTTGTTAGTATTCGTAAATAATATTCTTGATAATTTTTATGAATATGTTTTTTGCATTCCTTATCTTTGTATTGATGTTAATTTTGTATAGCCAAATCATGTTTCAGTTGAAAAAAGGCGACGACCTCGAAATTTACGAAACTGATTTCACAACAAACAAGGATTTGAACGACAGTGCCAATTTGAAACAGCCATTTGTATTTTCATTTAGCAACTTCGATAACAATTTGAAGACAGTGCCTTTTGCGGAGGAGTATGGCAGTTTCGATGTTTGTATCAAAGACACCACCGACTATTATGCCGATAAACCGCCTCAAAGTATTGTTCTTACGCTCAATGCAGCTTCGACGCTGACTCGAACAGACCCGGATTCTAAATATTACAGCGACTCCAACTCTTTTTTCATCGAAGAAACAGGTGTTCAAAAGTATTACCAGCAGTTCGACAAGTATTTGAAACCCCATTTCTCTGTTTTTAGCAAGTACGATATGGTCTTCGGGTCAGCCGGCGTCTCAACGCCGCTTTTGTATCACACTAACGAACGGAGATATTTGTATGTTACCGGCAACAAAATGATACAAGTGAAGATGACGCCGTGGCGCAGTACCAAATATCTTATTGTAAACAAGAATTACAAGGACTACGAGTTCAGTTCACCGCTGAATGTGTGGAAGCCCCAAGAGTCCTACATGGGAGGATATCAAAAGATGAAGTTTTTGGAGTTTACTGTGCAACCTGGAAGCATTTTGTATGTTCCGCCATTTTGGCACTATAGTGTAAAATTTAAAGAAGAAAATCAATTTGTGCATGTATTCAATTACGGTTCGTTAATGAATGTGGTGTCAAATACATTTAATTTAGGAAATCATTATTATGAAAAATTTGTGAGCAATCGTGTTTCGACAAAGTTGACAGACGCGCCTACGGATGCGTCTACGGCAGCGGCAGAATTAATGCCTGATTCCAAGTCTCAATCTCATTCTGACGTGGATCTTGTAAAAGATGGTCTTTGAAGAGGTGTGGCCAAATCCTCGAGTGAAAGTGGCGTCATGTCCGAGAAAGGTTCGAGTTCTGGAAAATACAAACTGCCATCTGGGAGAGTGTATTCCATCGGGGAGCTTACGTCGCGCATAATGGCGGTGCGTTCGGCTGTGAAATATGGCGAATCCATTGTCATTCGGTGACCATCCATTATAGAATCGCCCGCTTCGCTAGCCCAAGAATGTCGAGAATGAGGGGTGTCCCAAACATTAAACGTGCGCTCTTCGCCCTGTGAAGTCTGTCTCGCAGCGCTGTACATGACTCCAAATCGGGTTCCCATGGTTTTGTATACGATTACCAAGTCATCGCACAAGTTCTTGAACAAAGGGTCCTGCATCAAATCGTGAATCCGCATATATTCTTTCATTTCTTTTGTAAACTCGGCGATCCGGGTTTTCAAATCTTCGTTTTCTTGTCCAGTTCTCGCGAGATACAAAAACTCTTGTGTTTTTTGGCGGTAGTACATGTTCATCAAGTTTGCGGTATTTTGTGGACTAGTGGCGAAGGATTCTTCGAATTCACTTTCTAAAAAAATGTTGACGCCCGTGATGCGAATTGTAACTGCCGCTGGGTCGGCGGCCACAATTTGAAACGTCTTTTTTGTATCTCCCGAAAGATTTCCAATCAACAGTTCGACAACCCATTGGTTTGTTTTCCAATCGTAAATTTCGCCGTTATTTATCGTGATCTTGACATCGCGGAAACATTTGAACAAAATCGCGTGGAGAATCTCGCCGTAGGCGAGTCCGGACTGCTCGATCTTGTCTACAAAGTAGTAGGTGCTCTTTGGCGCCTCACTAAGGTTCGAAAAGATGTGGGGATTGTGTTCCCGGCCAAACCCGACAAAAAAGTTGGTGGCGGTTGTATCGACGAATTTTGCAAACTCGGTGGGGCGGGTTTCGCCGGTGGTGGCGTCGCCGTCGCTCATGAAAATGTTGGTGCGGTCGGGGTGTGGGGGTAAGTCGATTAGGGATTTGAGGGCCAGCTCGATGTTGGTTTCGTTTTCCGCGTAGAATTTGTGAACGAGTTTAATTAGGTCTTGGAGATTGTCATCGAAAACAACCACGTTTTCAAAGATTTTTTCAACCTTGTCGTTGAATGTGTAGAGACCAACTGTGACATTACCATCGGGGCAGTTTTTCGCAATGTAACGCAAAATATTGTTGGTGACGTGCTTGATCTGATCAATTTTTGTGTTTCCGTCGCTGCATTTTTCGTCCATAGACCCTGATTGGTCGATCATGAGGTTGATTTGTAGGGGATGTGGAATCATGGAAGTTTTGCAAACTTGCATCTCGAAGGTGCCGAATTTGGTCCCCTCCTTGACTACCACAGGAATAACTTCATCGTGAAAATGGATTGATGATGAAGATAACATTCTTTTATTTTATGATAAGGGGAACTACGTATTCAGCCCTTTGGGCCTTTTGCTTCGCTAAGCCCTTTAAAGGCGCCATTGGCGCCGACTGTCGGACGCTATAAGGTGCGTCGCATCTTCTCTTTGGGAGCTCCGAAGCGTCCTTTAACCCATCCTTTTGTCTTTCTGTTTATTCAGGTACAACCTCTTCAGCGGGCTCTTCGGCTTGTTCAACAACGGCCTCTTCAACGGCCTCGGCAGCAGGCTCTTCAGCGGGCTGTTCGGCTTGTTCAACGACCGGCTCTTCAGCGGGCTGTTCGGCTTGTTCAATGACCGGCTCTTCGGCAGCGGGCTCTTCAGCTTGTTCAACAACGGGCTCTTCAGCGGCCTCGGCAGCAGGCTCTTCAGCTTGTTCAACAACGGGCTCTTCAACTTGTTCAACGACGGGCTCTTCAACTTGTTCAACAACAGGTTCAACGACCGGCTCTTCAACTTGTTCAACAACAGGTTCAACGACCGGCTCTTCAGCTTGTTCAACAACGGGTTCCACAACAGGCTCCACAACGGGCTCATCAGCAGCCTCGGCAGCGGGCTCCACAATGGGCTCAACTACGGGCTCAACTACGGGCTCAACTACGGGCTCAACTACGGGCTCAACGACGGGCTCAACGACTGGATCAACTACGGGCGTAACAACGGGTTCCACGACGGGCTCAACGACAACTGGTAAATTTACAACTGGAGGTGGAGGCACAGGTGGCTGCACTTGGCGTCTTCTCGAAAATAAATTGAAACTAAACATTGTATATACAACTAAATACATATAATTTTTACATTTTGTACTTACTTACACCAGTAAAAAAAGAAAGCATACAAATATCAACAAAAAAAGGAAGGAGGGATCAAAAGGCGTAAGCCGCTTCGCGGCTGAATACCATGGGTTCCCTTTACCAGAAGGAGCCGCCAGCAAGCCCGGCGTTCGCAGGCATCGGTCCGAAGTCATTACTAAAGTCATTTGCAGCAGAACCATGGGTCATCGATCTCATTGACTCGTAACCCTGCCCCGAACTGCGATTCGTTGTTGTGACCGCGGGTGGTGGAGGAAACATCCCATTTTGCATGGTGGGTGTATCTAACATGTCAGCCTGGCTCGGTACGTGGCTATTATTCATGGCCTTCATATTCTCCTTCTTCTTCTCCTTACCCGGGCCATTCCACAGTTCCATAGCGCGGTCAACAAGGATATTCACCTTGATCCCAAGCTTGGTCTGCAGGCTCAGAACAATCACCAAAAACGCTAAAATGACAGTAGTCAAATTGAACCCCTCATATTTGTATCCACTGTATGTAGGCAAATAGGTGATGATTCTGTGAATCAAAACGATCCCAATAAACATCACGACAATTTGAATAAAGATTTCTGCTAAAAGTTCGAGGGATGACTTCTCAATGTCGGCTTCGGGAATAAACTTTTGTATAGTTTTGTTGAGCAAGACGACGGGCAAAATAGCCGACAACGAATATTGAACAACATTTAAAATTTCTGCTTTGCTCTCTTCGGTGGTAGAAAACACATGGTTGAAAAAAGAATGTTGATTGCCGATTGTTTTGGCTTCGTGAATAATGTTTTCCATATTGTTTGTTTTATATAATATACAAAATAAAATTAAAGAACCCGCTCTCGTTAAGGTATATAATACAATGACGGCGATGCACCAAGAACAACAATATTTGAATCTGCTTCGAGAAATTTTGGACAACGGCACGTGGGAAGACGGCCGGAACGGGAAAACCAAAAGTATATTCGGCCATTCGATGCGATTCTCTTTGAGAAACGGGACTATCCCAATTTTAACCACCAAAAAGACGGCTTGGAAGTCCTGTCTAAAAGAGCTTTTGTGGTTTATCCGAGGAGAGACCGACAACCAGCTTTTGCAAGAGCAGGGTGTCCACATTTGGGACGGCAATACCACACGCGAATTCTTGAACTCGAGAGGCCTACACCATTATAGAGAAGGTCTGATCGGCCCTGGATATGGGTTTCAGTGGCGACATTTCAATGCAGAATATAATGCGGAGACAGGATCTTGTGAACCCAGCGACACCGGTGTCGACCAGCTGCAGCAAATAATCGAGGCTTTGAAAGACCCTGCACAAAGAACGAGTCGCCGACTTATCATGACCGCGTGGAATCCGCTTCGCTTGAACGAGATGGCGCTACCTCCTTGTCATATTTTGTGTCAATTCAATGTGCATGATGGCAACAAATTGTCGTGCTCCATGTACCAGAGGAGTTGTGATGTGCCACTGGGGTCGCCTTTCAACATTGCGAGTTACAGCTTCTTGACACATTTGCTTGCTAAACACTGTGGATTAGAAGCGCACGAGTTTGTATACTTTATGGGCAACTGCCATATTTACGAAGATCACATCGAGGCGATGAAAATACAAATCGAAAGAATTCCATTTGAATTTCCCAAGGTGGATATTAAAACTATTCGCGAAAACATTAACGAGTATGAAATTGGCGATTTTGATATTCAGGGTTACCAAAGCGGCGAACCCATCAAGATGAAAATGGTTGCATAATAAAGGAAACCTACGGTTAAGGCACCAGTGGTGCCGACGGTGGAACGCCTTAAAGGTGCGTCGCGTCAAGAGACGCTCCGAAGGCGTTCATTCCTTTTGATCCTTCCCTTTTTGTCTTTAAACTAAAGGAAACCTACGTTTACACCAGACGCGGAGCGTCGAGAGGAAGGATTAAAAGGAAACCTTAGGTTTCCTTTCGTAGGTTTCCTTTAGTGTGCGTCGTCGCCATCTTCCGACAGATCAAATACAATATTGTCTTTGTTTGTAGATGTTCCCATATCGGATAATACCTGGATTCTCTCTTCGTACAAGGTCTTGTTCACCTCCATTGTGTAGGACTGAAGTTTAAGAACAATGTCCTTTAGATTCTCAACCTCACCGGCAAGCATCACAAACTTTGCGTTGATTTCATCGGCAAGAGAATTGATAGCAGACTCGGTCTCGTCAGACGTAGACGACGAGGATGCCGCTGAACCCGAAGTTTGACTCTGGGTCTCCTTCATGAATATTTCTAAAGTTGTTAAACGTTTGTCGACAAGGGAAATCACCTGGGGCAAAGTTAAACCGGCCTTTGGAACACCAGCAGAAGCGGCGGCAACTTGAGCTGGGGCAGGGACTTCTTGTAAACTAGCGCCTCCGGCGCGTCTTTTTCGGGCAGCTGCATTGGCTTGACTCATTTTATATTTGACTAAATGAAATATAAAATGTAAATTTAACGCAATAATACATAAAAAATATTATATTATAAACAATTATATGTCAACCGGCGACGACCAAAGTATATTGAACAAAATAAATGCAATGAAAAGCGATTATTATGCAGCAAATACAAAAAATATATTGTTCAAAAACAAGCAAAAGTTCGATTGCGCGCAACAAATTCTGCAAAATATAGATCTTGAAGCACTGTTTCGAACCATTATTCGGGTAGTTAACCAAAATAAAATTCACTTTGACTACAATGTTTTCAAGACTGTTATGAATCCGTCGATTTACATGGATTTGATCTACTACATTTTCAAAGTAAATGACAAAATTCTTGAAATATCCAACTCGTATGATGTGTATATCGATATGAAGGGGCTCACCATGACTGCGGTCGAACGATACAAAGACTTTGTCTCACTTTTATCGGAACAAGGAAAAGTTAATGGCAAAAACTTTTTAGAAAAACTCAATTACGTTTATATCGTGAACCCACCTTTTATGATTTCAAATATTGGTAAAATTTTGCTGCCCCTCATGGACAAAATTGTGAAGGACAAAATAGTTATCCAATAGCCTTTGTCGCTTTCATCGAGTTATTCAATTGTATCAACTCTTCGTTTTTTTGCAAAAGTTGTTCTCTCAAATTGATATCGGTCGGTGATTTACTTAACTGTTTCCGGATTTTATCGGCATCCCTCTTTAGCTTTTTATATTCATCTGGCATTTCGCGTTTCAGAAACCTTCGTTTGTTGGAAACCTCAAGCGAATTGTCGTCATCGTGTTTTGTCGCAGTGTCAATATACTTTTGCAAATCGGCCTCGATCTGTTTCTTATTATCAAAGTATTTTGCACTTTTCCGAACAAATGATTTGATCTTGGATTTTACCTTGGATTTTGTTCGGCGAAACGACGGTTTGCTCGTATTTCCATTATCGGCAAGGGGGCTAAAATGTTTTTTGCTTTTTAACAAAAGGTAGAACGTCGGATTTACACCGGGATTGCAAACTGTCATTTTGTATTTGTCGTTGAACAAGGTATATTTCTTACCTTCAATAAATTCGCAAACAACGATATTAACCTTGTATATGATACAAATCGCATAAATGTCGCTCATGTTTCCCCAAACGCCCGCTTTACACATATTGGTTGCATGACTTGTGCGATTAAACTCATATATTTCGCTCATATCTTTGTCGTTGTCTGCTCTATCAAATCCAGCACCCATTTTTTGCAATTTGTATTCAATGCTGTTTTCTTCAAAGTCTTTTTCAAAATCAAAGACTTTGTAAAAGTCGCAAACTTTTTTTCGAATTTCGAGATGGCGTATTGGTTTGCCAAATAATAAAATACTTGTGCTCGTAAACAAAGAGTTGCTATCGTCTTTTACATTTATTTCTCTAAACCGTTCTTTAAATTCGCTTGTATCCAATTCCATGTTTTCTATCGATCTTTATATATATACAAAACAAATGGAAGCTTCCACATCTCAAATACCTCTTGATATCGAGACACCAGTGACATCTGCCGTGGTCGAAGAAAAACCACCGGTCAGCATCTTGCAAGACCAAGATTTCCAACAAAAAGCGGGCGTCACCATCACGGTTTTGCTTGAATTGTATCGCGTCATGATTGCATCCTTTTTGATCCTCTTTGTACCCCAAAAATGCGAAGACCACGTTTGCACCATTTCTGAAAACGCTCAGACCGGATCGGACCATTTGTATAATGCCGGCATTTCATTCAATTGTATCACATTGATTGCCTTTTTAGGAATGTATTTCGCCGAAATTAAACGCGAAGGAAAGTTGATTGCCTATTTAGATACAAATCCAAAGTGCAAGACGGACAATGAATCAGTTGGACTTGTCTTGGAAAAGTTGCCCGTTCAAAGAAAAACCACGATTTTGTTTTACGACAATTTGTATCAAAAGACTGGATACTTTGCACTCGTTTGTTTTATTGTCAATAGTGTGTTGTCCGGGGTTGTTGTATACAAATACTATTTAGACGACAAGACCACGTCGACCTTTATAACGTCGGTTCTTTTTATGATTACCAAGATGGGGGATGTTTATTCGACCGTCAATACGGAACGAAACATCTTTTACAGTGCCTACTTGAAAGGAAAGATACAATACAATGATTTGGACGCGGACAAAAAGTAAGTCCCGATTACAATTTTGTATACAATTATGTTATAGATGACAAAGGAAACCAAACTTGCTGCGCGCAAAACCCAAAAGACAAAACCAAAAAGAGAAATTCAAAAAAAAATAAAAGAAATGGCAGCAAAAACACAATACGATGAACTTTTTATTAAACTCTCGAAATCTGTACATGATACAGAGTATGCCCACGTTATAGAAGACAAAATTTTTTGGTTGTTTGTATCCGATGTTGCTAACGGCAAATTGAAACCAGACGAAACAATAGAAATTGCCAAGAAAATCAACGATGTTATTATTGAAGGTCGCAAAGACGCTGGGCGCTGGTTTGCCTAGGAGAACCTACGGTTCCCCTATAACCCCTCCCTTTTATTTTCTTTAAAATTGTAGAACTTAAGAAAGTGACCTAAAATAAAAAGGAAGATAAGCTCCCTTCGGGAGCACCTTATCGGCTTATCTATATGTTCTCTTTAAAGGGAAGGATCATAAGGAAACCGTAGGTTTCCTTAATTATTGATAAAAAAAAATATATAAACAATACAAAGCTTAATATAACAAAATAAAAATCATGGACAACAAATCATTTATTGTAAAAACTTTTAATGACCATTTTTTCGAATTTTTCGAGGATGTGTTGAAAATTTTGCCTGAAAATATACAAATCAAAACCGCACTCCGTTCATTCCGCACTGTTTCCGACTTGAACAAATCGATTATTGTTAAATGCTGGCACAAGTTTGTATACGCAAAATACAGCGACGTCATTGATGCAGGTGATATTTCGTTTTTCTTTGAGAAGGATTATACAAATGACTTGAGCCACTTGAATAATTCGAATAAAATCATGGAAATTATCGACAGCATTCGCCAACCGGTCAAGGACGCATGTGAGAATCCAGTTAATAAACAATATGTGGTGACATATATACAAAATTTGTCAAAATTATCGGTCGTCTACAGTGAGTAATCTTCGTTGTGTTCTTTTCTGATTTTTTTGCGACCGGGCTTTCTTTGTTTTTCTGCCACCCTTTGTGATATTTGCTTTTGTCTCTGCCCAAGGAGACCAAGATTTAACCCAGTCTCTTGCGCCGGTCAAGTAGTGAGTAGCTGTAGTCCCAATTGCACTCTTAATTGTGTTAATTGTGTTTCGCGTTTGCGCAAAATTTAATGTCGTCTCCTTGAGGCCAGCTGGGTTAGCTTCTCTCGTGTTTGCACTGTTTTCCAAAAATTTTTTTTGTTCGTCCAAACCCGTTGGAAGACCCTTAAAGCTAAACTTATCAATAAATGCAAAATCAAATTTCGACTTAAGAGATTGCTCAATGTCTTCAATGTTTTCTATATCGTATTCTTGGATACGAGGTATACTGTGCGGAATAAAATCGTCATCTTTTTTTGGTTCTTCCGCCTCGGTGTAAAATACTCCATTATACCATTGTGCCATTTTTTATATAAAATGTATATATTTTTTATATATATTTTACGTTACATCAAAAAAGCATTCACATATTTTTTTAAATCTGCATGGTATATATTTGCGTTATCATATGCGACAACTTCATTATGTTTGGTGCACTTGGCCCTCAGCGTGTCGTAGTCATCATAGTTGGTTAAACCGTTTACATAATGGACCGCATAACTGATCGTATGGTTGTCCACAAGGATCTTAATAAACTTGTATAGTTCGGAAGCGCAACAGAAAGTCTTTTCGTAGCGCAAAAGGCCCATCTTGCCTCTTGATCCATACACATAGAGCAACTCGTCATCGTGATCGAACACAATAAAAATATTGGAGTCTAAATCTCCGTCGCGGTCGTACTCGGTAATGTTCAAGACCATTTGGTCGCCGTAGTAAGTGGTTCCTGTTGCTTCGTCGTAATAACTCATCTTTTTTTTATGATTTAAAATATAAAGAAACCTGTTTTTATATTGTTTTAAGGGGAACTACGTTCCCCTTTAACCCCTCCTCTTTTTAGAAGTTTTGTTACTCACACCTACAGAAAAAAATAAGAAAAAACTCTCATTTAAATGGAGGGGGTTCGAGGGCGTAGGCCAGCGAAGCTGGCTGAATACTACGTTCCCCTGCTTAGTAGTTATCTCGAATCGCCTTTCCGCTAAGGAACCGCGGAATTCCTCGTTCGGACAACTCTTGGTACTTGATTGTCAACATTTTGCCTACGTGTCTTGCTGCATTCTTGAACAAATCGGCGCGATGTTCGTGCGATCCAACCGGTCTGCAGTCAAACTCGTCCCCCGCCTTTGTTGCACATACCCAGATCACGGTACCTACATCCCGCCCCTTGGCTTCTTTGTATCCAACGATTACAAACTCGTCTTCTTCAAAATCCTTGTACTTTTGCAAATCGTGACTGCGGTTGTTTACATAAATCCCGTTTTTGTTTCGCAACATAATGCCTTCATATCCTTCCTCAGTATACTCGGTGAATTTTGCGCGAAATCCTGCGATGTCGGTCACTTCATCAGTCTTGACAATTTCAAACGCGGGTGGATACAAGTGCGCATTCTCCAAAATAAATGCGCGTCTCTTTGTATAGGGTTCTTGCATCACAACGTCGTAAATGTGGAAGTGAACATCGCGCAGCCTTCCTAAATCGGCTTCTAAAACATGGGTCTTTTTAATTGCGCCGCACAATTCCTCGAAAGGATACAAATTTGTATACAATTCGCCATCTAGAATTACGGAGGGATGTTTTTCAAAAAATTGCGCCAAATTGTTGACAATGTGGCCCATGGTGACGAAGAATCCGCCGGTGCGACTTTGAGTGACAATTTCGCCGGTGGGTGTCTTGTATATTAAACATCGCAATCCATCCAACTTGGGCTGCACAAAGCAGGGGTACACAATTTTTGTATTCTTTTTGGGGTCATACGTGTGGGCCAACATGGGAAAAACCTTGGCAGACGACGGACCTGGATCTTCGAGCGTTTCGGAATATCTTTCCTTTTCTTTCTTATTCAACCATTTTTTGCGAATTTCACTACAACATTGTTGTAGAGGAGTAGTTTCGTTTTTTTTGCCAATATTTTTACCCTCGGTGTAATCGGTGCTGGTGACTTGGAGTTTGCCGCCGACTTGGCCGTACTCGACAGAATATCTAGCACGAATTCCGTCGGTATAAACGGTGGCGGTCCATTGTTTTGTTTTTCCGGAAATATCTTTTCCGTAAAGGGTTGGGAGAATTTCGTGAACTTTAAACATTTTATTTATGAAAAAGAGAACCTACAAAGAGAACCTACGGATAAGGCGAAGCCGATGGCTTATCCCTTTAAATCCCTCCCTTTTATTTTCGATTACTTTCTTAAGTTATAAAATTTTAAAGAAAAATAAAAGGGAGGGATTTAAAGGGAACCGTAGGTTCTCTTTGTTCCCTTTAGCAATAAAAGTGTTTTTTGCGAATTAGTATTTAAAGTCGTTTTATTTTGTTTTACATATTTATAAAAAAAATGAGTTCATCAACTTCAACTACTACCCCTCAAGCAACCAATAATACTGCAGTAGCCGCGCCTTCTGGATCAACTGTATTTGGCTTTGAACCCCCCAAAGAGTCTTATCGACTTCCAGACGCAACCACTTTACAAAATGTCAGCAAGATTGCAATTTCTGAAGATAAGCCCGTAATGCTCGATTACTGGACTGCTTCTATTGAGAAGAAGGCTCTTATTGGGGTTCGAGAGAATAATGAGAAGCTTCTCGTAAAGAGTGAGGAGGAGTACACCAGTCCTATTCAAAAGATTTTTAAGGTTGGTAATGATTTCATCATCATGACCGAGAATTCGATCTATATTGTTGACAACAAGATCCCTACGAAGCGAATCGCTTAAGGGAACCGCTGCGCTTATCCCCTTTGACCCCTCCTTTTAAAGAGAACCCACGGTTCCCTTTTCATAAATTAAATGGAACATTCTCAGGAAAGCTCGGATTCTGAAGAAACCACAGATTCGGAAGAAGATTCGGACGACGATGATTATGACGACATTATTGCACACGACGAAGTCCAGACACAAAAAGACAACACTTATTATTTAACCATACCATTCAAAAATCCGAACAAAGATGAGTTCAGCAATGGATTTTTGTATGATGTAGCAATCACGTCTCGTGGTTTTTTCAAACATCCGTTTGATAAAGTCACCAAATATATCCGCAATTATAGCCCAAATTATATTCCCGAAACATCTGGTCTCGAAATTGTGCAAACAAAATATTATCAAAAAAATGGGTATGACATCTCAAATATTTTAATAAAGACATTTTGGTTAAAAATTGTACAAAGGCGTTGGCGAAATATTTTAAAACATCGCAAATCAACCGCCCAATATTATCATCAAATCAAAAATCGTGAATATAATTGTCGAGCACATGTGCGCGTACCCGGACTACGCGGTTGCCTATTCGGCCTTAATACGCTTGATGTCCGAAAAATAGCTCGATGAAACCGTTATTTTCCGTTTACGCTGTTTGGTTTCTTTTTCTTCAACCATCTTATCGGGCCCGCGCATATATATGTTTGCAAACTCATCTTTGAGGATTGTTTTCACAAACTCGTAGACAAAACGCAGCACTTCCTCCGAACAGTTCCCCACAATTAAACAACCTCCTGTGCGAAATATCATGAAACTCACCTTGGTGTACTTTTTCGAGACAATGAGCTCCTCCACCGTCATGTTGCGGTCTTCCGGCAAGATGACGCCTCGCTGTTTTTCCATGTCAAATCCATTCTTGTTGCAAAAATAAAACTTGCATTTTACCCCCGGATAACTGCACGAATCGAATGTCGTGTCGATCCGGTATTTTTCACTGCGCAATATTGTATGAAGCATATCTCTATTAATATTATAATTACACTCGAAATTTGAATTAATCAACACATTTTCACTTGGAATATCTTTAAACCCGATCGTAGTTTCGAAATACGGTTGTAGCGTTCTTAGAATAAACCCCTTGACACTGTCGAATAAGTCTGTATTCAGAACACCGGGTATTTCGAGTTTACCGGTGTTGAATATTTTCACATGGATTTCATGGAATGAGTTCTGGTTATTTCGGAAGCGGAAGGTAAGTGCGATACAATTGAACATGGCGCCGCCCTTTTCTTTTCCTCGGTAGTTCATAACATTTTTGGTGGAAATACCAATTGTTACTTTACGTTCGTCTTTGAATTTAATGGTTTTTGCTATAGGATTGTCAATTTGTTTGATGATGTGTTCTGTGTAATAATATGTTTTACGCAAGCGCTCTTGGTTGGCTTCGGATTCTGCTTTCGTTGCCGCTGCAACCTTCATTTGTTTTTTAATAACCCCCTCGAGTGGTTTCCAGTACTCGACCACGGGTATATTCCAAAAAAGACGCGACACATCAATGTCTTTTTGATCGAGATATAGGAGTTTTGTTTTGGTTGATATATACAAGTCGTTAAATTCGGGGGGTTCAGACGGAATGCCTGCATCATCGCCTGTAGCATCTTCGGTTGGCGTCTCGCCATTGATGAATTTAAGCCATTCATCGTCGAGTTGACTCATTTTATTTATGATTAAGGGAACCTACGGTTCCCTTATGATCCCTCCCTTTTGTTTTACAACATACTAGTAAAAAGTTAGTACCGAGTTTTATTGCAGTGTTCGCATAACGCTCTTAGATTTTTCATGGTGTCTTTACCACCATATCTGCGTCGCTTAATATGGTCGACCGAGGTTGCATATCCTCCACAAAATTGACAAGTGTAATTGTCGCGAATTAAAACGCGGAGTCTGATTTTTCGCCATTTCCGCGTCGACCCTTTGTCCTGAAGTCCGAGTGATTGTTTTTTTTTCGTGGATCGCATTATATACAAAACCAAGATAAAAATATAACAAAAAGAACCTATGGATTCATGCCTTTTAATCCTACCTTGAGGTTGTGAAATTTTAAAGAAAAACAAAAGGGAGGGATCTAAAGGGAACCGTAGGTTCTCTTTAAAGGAAGGGATTTACAAATTTGGGCATTTTTAATGCCCAAATAGCAGTACCATTATCATTTATAACTGCCGACTTTGTCGGCGTTTTAAATGTTAAATGGTATAAAGGGAACCGTAGGTTCTCTTTATAGTATGTCGCAAGATTTTATCCCGTGGACCGAAAAATACCGTCCCAATAATTTCGACGATATTGTTCTCGACCCTATCAATAAAACCTTATTTTTCAATATGCTAAAAAAAAAGAATTTTCCCAACATCTTGTTATATGGACCACCCGGTACTGGCAAAACTACCACCATTATCAACTTGATTAATGAGTATCAGAAAATAAAAAAAAATAAGAGTCTCGTCATCCACCTGAACGCATCCGACGAAAGAGGAATCGACATTATCCGCAACCAGATTTACCAGTTTGTGAAAACCAAAAACTTGTTTGAAGTCGGCTTCAAGTTTGTCGTGCTGGATGAGGTCGACTACATGACCAAAAACGCACAGCAGGCACTCAAATACTTGTTGCAAACGTGTGGGAATAATGTCAAGTTTTTCCTAATTTGCAACTATATAAGTAAGATTGAGTTGTCGCTACAGCACGAGTTTGTATGCATCCGGTTCAATCAACTCCCCAAGTCCAAGATTTGCCAATTTATTAAAGACATTTGTGACAAGGAAAATTTGAAAATCACCGATAACAATATCGACACAATACAAAACTTGCACAAATCAGATATTCGCAGTATGATTAATTTTATACAGCTCAACCAAAATGTGATTGTTCAACAGAGCAACATTATCGACAACAATATTTGGAAACGCTTGTACGAAATGTTTCAAGTTGCGCAAAAATCGGATGCGTCGACAAAAGTATATTTCAACGAAATCAAAAAATTTATTCATATGTTGAGCATCCACTACAATATTGATAAAAAGCAAATTATTAAGGACTACTACAACTACTTGATTTTGAACCATCCGATCACACCCGAAATCATCGACAAAATGGAGATTGTCATCCACAATTACGACTGCAAAATCGACGTGTTGGTCAATTATTTTATTCTCGATACTATAAATAGTTAAAATTACAATATAAAATGTGTTTTTTATATTATACATAAAATAAAAGATGTTTATGCAAAAAGACTGCGGATATTTAGAACTAATTCTCGGCCCCATGTTTTCGGGCAAAACAACGCGGCTCATACAGCATTACAAGGCATACAAATTTATCGGTAAGAAAATCGTGGTGATTAATTATTCGCTAGATACACGATACAGCGAGACTATGCTTTCTTCGCACGATCGTATCGAGATCCCGTGTATATTCACAAGCTCACTTTCTGCCGACAAGTCTTTGTGGATGGATGCCGACGTGGTTTTGATTAACGAAGGGCAGTTCTTCGGTGAGTTGCTCGAGACTGTTATTGAAATGGTTGATGTATACAAAAAGCAGGTTCACATTTGCGGTCTTGATGGCGATTTCAGGCGACAACGATTTGGGACCTTGCTCGATTTGGTCCCCTACTCGGACAAAGTGGAAAAACTGACGGCATTTTGCGGAATGTGCAAGAACGGAAGTTTGGCGATTTTTTCCCACCGTGTCAGTAACGAATCGGCGCAAGTAGTAATCGGAAGTGACAACTATGTGCCTTTGTGTCGATCTTGTTTGCTCAAAAGCACGACGCACACAACTAGCAGCGTTTAAGAGCGATTTTTATGCAACTCTGCCTTTGAATCGTACTCCACTTACCTCTGCGTCGTTGGCATATTCTCCAACAAATGTGTTGTCGTTGGCTTTGCTGTAAAACATGCCACGACCGTGGAATTTACCCATCTTGAATTCGCCCTTGTAGAAAGAACCGGTGCCGAAATGGTATTCGCCAAATCCGTCGTGTTCACTATTCTTAAATGTGCCGATGTAGTATGGAATACTTGGCTCGTGGGTTTGTTCAAACACCTGGATACCAAAACCTTCGATTCTTCCGTCGACGAATTTTCCATGTACGGTTGATCTCCCTAACTCGCTATCGTCGTTATAATACTCTTTGCAACCCTTGCCGTGTGGCTGGTTGTTTCTCCATTCTCCCATGTATCTGCCGATATTATGGTCTAATGAATACCAAGTGTGTTTGTCGCGAGGCTCATCACGAGGCGTCTCTGCAACCGCTGCGACTTCTGATGGTGTATTTTCAAATTCCGACATAATAAAGAGAACCTACGGTTCCCTTTAAATCCCTCCCTTTTTAATTATATTTTTTAGGATTTAATTTCCTCCCTTTTTAATTATATTTTTAGGATTGATGATTCTTTCGACGGTTTGAATAATCAATCAATTATTTTTATTTTTGTTTACACGCCTCTTTGTTTTTCTTTTTTTCTTTTTTGAACCTCCTACTCTAGATTTTTTGTTGGACTCAATAGTCTCGGCTTCGTCGTGTATTCTTTTCATATCCGAAAGTGTGTCTGCCGCTTCAAATTCAGATTCTTGAAGTGCATTATTGTCAATTTCACTATTTTTCAATTCGACAAGTGTTTGTGCCGCGTCAGAATGAGGACCTTTCAAATACTTCTTCCGATTCTTTCGTTTCTGTGTCTTTGGATCCATTATATTGTATTACCAGAAATTTTATCGAAGTTTACAGGGGGCGCAAAAAGGGGTTATTCGACGGCGCACCTATGCCCAATTGCGCATCTTGTGCTTTCCGGATTTCTTCCATTTGATTTGTCATCGCCGTATCGCCATCTTTGATTTTGTTGTTTCCATTTTCGGGGGGCGGCGTATTTATCATTTGTCGGCCGTTGTATGTAGAGTTCAAAGAGATGCCCATCGACGTCTTGTTATCCAAGAAGGAACCGCCTAAACTAAATCCCGACGGTTCGCCGTTGAAGTTGGTCGCCAGCATTTTGTCGTTCACAATGCTTGGTTCATAGTGTTTGATGATCTCTTCGCCGTAAATGACTTTGTAATTATTAGCCGTCATAAGTACCGCCGGAACACTATGGATATTTGGTGGCATCAAGATTTTGTCGCCGTTTTCCATGATGATAAACATTTGGTTTGTATTGGGGTCGCGGCCTCGTTTGTCGACACAAACAAAAGTCAGCTCGTTTGTTAAATTCGCTCTCACCAAGAACTGCAAGACCTTTTGACTATGTGGGCAGAAATTGCTGTAATAAAATATATTTTGTTTGCCTGACATCGGATAAATAAAATATATAATTATTTATTTAAATAAAATTAAAACGCAAAGATTTTGTTTGTTTATTGTGGTCCAAGTGGGATTATAACATTTTCGCTGTCCAAAAACTTTTCCACCTCGCCGTCTGTGATGAAAAAATTCTTATTCAATTTTTTCTGGGGTAAAAACACCTCGTAGTGCAACTTTTCCACAAAATATTTGTCGCGCGACTGCTCCGTCAATGTGGCCGTCTTCTTCACATGTACTTGCCAATACAATTTGCGGATTCGCTTCTTGACAAACTTAAAATGCTCGTGGAAATGGTTAAAGTGCTTCGTGTACATGGGAAAGTAATGAAGAAACTCGGCCACCTTGCCGGTTTTGCGCAACATCAGGTAGTGGAAATGCAAGTTGGGATTGTTGCCACGTAGCAACTTCAGCTCCAAATACTTGGGATTGTAAAATGTGGTTCGCAAACCGGTCTCCAAGTCGGTAACCATCACACCCGGACTCGCAGGCGAGTTCAATCGGCTCGACACCACGTCTCGAATATGTGTCTCCAATCCCTTAACTTCTTCGAAGGTTAATCGCCCCAAACTTAATGCAAATTTTGCCTCAATCGGTTCTTCCGCGATTTTCACACGACTTACGTCCAATGTTCTTGGAAACCGAATTCCCTGCTTGACAAAGTTTTCGTAGTCAGGGTGCGACAACGGGTTCAAGTATTCATAATGCAGCCCAACAATCTTGTAAGTCGAAACCAAGTAGAGTTGCGGTTTCTCCACTCTAGTTACTATATGGTTGTAAGGATGTTGAAGTACGAACGAGTAGCAGTACGATTTATCAAACTCGATGGACGCTATATTGAGCGCGTCTTCAAACATTTCGCGGAAAGTTTTTTCGACTCCGTCTTGGTCGACACCCTGATACTTATTTTTGAAAAAATAATTGCGACCTCCGAGCTTCTTTTTTGTCGCGATTTCCCACTTATTGCCATCCCAAAATAGATTGATCATGGTTCCCTCGACAATCTCGGTTAAAAAGAAGGTGCCGCCCGTTTTGCGAATTTCGGGTAACGACTTTGCCGGAGCCACACACAACAGTCGTTTATCCGCCGACAAGATGGCACTTCGATAAATGCGGTTCTCCAAGTCGTCGTCCGGAATACTTTTCAAAGTGTAGATGGTGTAGTTCTGTTTCTCGTGGTTTAATTCATTAACATTGACAAAATCTGGCAGTGCATCGGGGGTTATCATTTTTTTTGTTGTCGCTATACACCGTGTTGGAAAAACTTTAAGCTATTTTGAAACAAAAGAAAATAACAATATAGATTATACAATATATATGGTAGAAACGGAAATAAAATTAAAATTAGGAGATATAATTCAAATCAAATCACCCACCAATGCAAAATACAATTTGAAGTACTACCTGATTGAATATATTAATGAAGAAACTATAAAACTAATCGATATTGATAAGGGCGATCGCGAAATGCTCGAACTGCATGAATCGAAATTTATCGATACAACCATCGCCGAAATTGTATTGTTATCGAGAACGAAAGAGGAGGGCTACGCCAAACAACACAAGCTATTGCCAAACACTGACATCAAGTTGGATTTAAATGAGGGTGGTGGTGTGGTTTTGGGGAAAATTACGAATTTAGAAGAAGATATGATCGAAGTGAAAACCACCGACGACAAGACTATTTATATTGACTTTGGATACAAAGGTGCGCCCGACGCATTCAAGGAAATTTCGGTTATCGACGATCTTACTGTACAAAAAAGTGTTGAGTTGAAAGCAGAGAATGAGAAAGAAAAGGAAGAAGAGAAGGAGGAAGAAAAGGACGACGAGGAAGAAAAAGAAGAAGATACAAAATCAAAAGATGCCTCGATGAAATTTACGGAAGACGGCCTCGTAATCATAACAATGCCCGATAACCCCGCCATCGACGACAACCAAGTGATCAATTTATCCGAATTTATCGAAGAACTTCCCGAGGATACAATAACAATAACTGCAGACCCGATACAAGACATGTTGGACAAAATGTTACAGAACAAAACGCAGTCAGTCAACCGCCTCATATCTAGATTCAAAGAGCTCCGCACTAAATTCTCCACATTTGACAAAAATGGAAACATTGTTGGATTTCGCGACTTTAACGAAACATACAAACCGCTTGCCGAACGCCTGGATAATTTAGAGACCTCGGTTCAATGGATCTTTCCAGTGGTTACTCGCGACAAATCGACAGCATTGAAGCATGCGGATGTGAAGGTTGATTTGGAAGCCGTCAGCGAAGCAGACCACGAATTCACCCGATTCGCGAAAGGTGATAGCATTGCTATCCAAAGCGTCCTTATTATGCCCAAACCATTTATTGAGTTTTCTCGTGTCAATCTTCCATCGACCGGCATTCTGACCAAGTCAGAACTGAGCCATCAATGGATGTTCAAAATCAAAGGGCTCAATGACGACACAATCATCACTCGACACCGCTTAGAAAATATTAATGAGGATTTCAAGTACGAAAACGGTGCTTTCCAAAAAGGTGTTACCACGTTTGACATTTCGCCAACTCTGAAAGCCGACTACAAATCCTTACTACAAGCAGTCATTCCCATCGGTACCGACGAAAACTATGTTGGATACAATCTACAACGCATGATTGCCTGTTATGAGCCATTTTTCATCTACATGGATACCGTTACTTGTGACAGCCCCTTTTACAAAGAATTGCGCAAACAGATCCAAGAAAACATCAAAACCTATGTGAACGAATATAAACAGGGCAAGCGCGACATGTTGTTAGCCGATGTTTCCTCTCTCGAACTTGTGAACAGCATTGTCTTTGAAAATATTAAGCCCGAGTTACTTAAACGTCTCAAGGCGGAATACAAATTCCTCAAAGAAGACAGCCAAGCCAAAGACGCTTTGTATATGACCAGCAGCGAACAGCTTGCCAAAATACGATCAATCGATGGGGGTCGATTTTATATGAGCGTTATGTCCTATTTGACGGCCTATTTGTATACCCCCGAGCTCGCGAGTATAGTCAAAGTGGATGACGAACCGTTTATGAATTCATCCAAGTCGTGCGCGAAGCGCATCATTGCCAAGAAATATACATCCATCGATGCACTTCAAAAAGACAACGGCAGGGCCGAGGTTTATTTTGACAAAGAATACGATGAAACGCCCTACGATGTCTTGAAAAAACACACAGAGGCGCAAAAGAATATGCCAAACGACGAGTTCTTGGATTATCTCACTCTTGTTTTTAAAAATGAATACAAAATGAAAGACGACGAACTCGCCCAGGCAACCGCGAAGACTGTCATTATGAAAAAGAAACCAGTCGAGGATGGTAACTACGCAAAGTTGGTCATTTACCCAAAACTCAAATCCACATTTGACGAATCTGAACTCACCAATGACGAGAAAAAGAGTGTCGAAATTGAGGCCGATGTAAAGAAGCGTGTCTCCTACTTTGTGCGAAAGAACGACAATTGGGTTAGAGATACAACAGTATCTGACGAAGACGTAGACTTTTTCGAAAAAGATAACGAATTTTGTGAAATCATAGAAAGCGCCAGCGATCGGATGAAGAAAATCGCCAAGAAAAGTCTCTATGAAACCACCATTATCGACATGAATATGCAGGATTTTGAGGAAGATCTCGCAAAAATCTTTCAAACAAATGAAAAGAAAATCTCGAAAATATACAAACTCCAAAAATACAAGAAGGAACTGTATTCCGTGCGTGCATATAAAATCGGCGCAAAACTCGTGGAAAAGGAAATTGTATCATCGCCTTACGAAAAACTGCGAGATACTATTCTTATTTGCGAAGATTTGGATATGCGACGTCACTATATCCTCAAGTTTAAACAGTTATATTGTAGAGAAGCTGTCATCAACGGTGTTTTGGAAGAATCGATTCACTGGTATTATTGCAAAAAGACAAATGCAAAGTTATTGCCAACTTTTGAATACAAACTCGCACAAAGTTTTGAACAAAATATTGACGAAGTGGTTGCTTCACGCGGCGTGCGCTGCGATGGATGGATTGTGGATAAATACAGTGGATACAAAATCGCACAAGAATTATTATTGACAACAACTCCTTCGTTGTCAGCATCGCGACAAAATTTGACCCGCACATCTTCGTTCAAAATTCCAACTCGTGGAACTGATCAGTATACAATTTTTGTCGTTACCAAAGCATTGTGCGACAAATTGAATGTCCAGTTTTACCCCCTCTGCGAAAAAATCATCGCGCACACCTTGCGACTTGTAATGGATAATGTCACTGACATTAAGTACCATGCAAACAAGTTGAACCACAAGACGCCGATACAAGTGTGGAAAATGCGCAACATTATTTTGTTTACGGCGGCCGTAACCTTTGTATACTTGCAGACAAATATAACGATGGATATTTATCCAGAGAATGAATGCAAATTCAGTTTGGAGGGCTTTCCACTCGAAGAGTCGGACAACCAATCGGGTCTCAAGTTTATGAGTTGTTTATTGAACGAGTTGAAATCCAATTTTGGCGAACCGTGGGTTAATATTCGCAAACACAGCGTTGAGCGGTTTCTGAAAGAATTGCTTGTCGTTGTCAAGAAGCATCTTTTGCCAAGTATGAAGATACAAAAAATGCTGGAAAATAAACGGATTGTCGCGAACATTGTATCCACCTATGTAGAGAAAAAGAGTTGGCAATTATTCCAACCACCGCGAGAAAAGATTGTCGCCGCCAGCGGCGGTGCAGTACCACCGGTTCTCAAATCCGAAATCTTGGAATCGATTACCAGTGCAAATAAGGCACAACACAAATATTTGGGGATTTTGTATAAAAAGATTATCGAGAATTCGTATTTGTATATACAAGACAAGTCTGAAAACAATCTCGACTTTGTGAAAGAGTATGGCCAAATATACAAAGAAATCAAGCAGTTGGCGGTGCCCCCGTTCCTTAACTCGTCGGCGCGTTCACTCGAGATTGTATCGAGTTCGGAAATTAGTGAGAACAATATTTATTCGGCCTACATTCATTATTGCAATTTGAAACGCGACAAACCGATTCCCGACGATTTGCAAACCATTTGCCAAGAAAAGTTGATGGGTATCGATACAATGAATCTGGAACAGAGCATCAATGCCTTGGAAGACAATGGGAAAAAACAGACCGCCATCACATTAGCACAACTTATGAGCATTGTCGCGAATCGAAATATTGTACACTTGTATGAGGATGAGCAGCCGCTATCCTTTGTGGACATTGAGCCTTCAAATAACCAAGACTTGATTATTTCCCACATTTTGAACGCGCTCTTGAATAAGGACAAAGTAGATGAACTTGAGAATTATATGAAACTGTTGAACAAAAAGATGTTGGAAAATGTGAAGGAATACTTGAATTTGTATGGACGAGATATTTCCAAGAGTATGAAAACCAAGTTGTCGACTCATCTCGAGAAGATCAATGAAACAAAAGGCCACGAAATATTTATTAAAAATTCCATATACAAAATCATGTCGACAAAACCCGCCGATGAGAATGTATCGACATTGTTCGAAGACATCTGTAACGATCCGATCATTAAGGATATTGTTTTCTTGACAAGCCAACTTCCAACGATTACCGATTTGAGTTGCAGCAATCTATATAAATATTGTTATTTATCCATGTTTTCGCAAATAGTGAGCGAAAGCAAAGACGACAAATATGCGCGATACAAAGTCGAGGATTTGTTCGACGGGAATGAAGTGGATATTATCGACGATCGCTACGATTTTTACAGCGCAGTTTGCTCAACCATTCGTACAATTTTGGAGAAGGATATACAAGAAGTCGAGTTTATGAATCAGACGCCTTATATTCGCCAACCATACGACAAGAGTTTCGACACAAGTTTCGAGTCTGATATTGTCGAGACGGATGACTCGGATATTATCGATTATGACGACAAATGGCTCGATCAGTAGATGCACACCACCAACAGAATTAGTTCTCTGCGTGTGAAAAAATATATATTTCGAATTGTATATATACAATATGATTGATTTAAGAAATAATAGATTAATTATATCAATTTGTGTTTTTTTAGTTCTTATATTTGCGATTCATTGGACAAAACCGAGACTTATGTATAATGAACAAGGCGGATTTCGCCAATTTGGCATTGGATACAAGCAAAAAACGGTGATTCCAATCTGGATTGCGGCTATTGTTTTAGCAATTTTGTCGTACTTGCTCATCTATTATCTAGGGGAATAGGAGAATAGGAGAACCTAAGGTTCCCCTAAGACCCCTCCTCTTTTTTTAAACAGAGATTAAATAGTCTATCTAGCAAAGTTACAAAAAGAAAAGGAGATATTAGTGTAGCAAAGTTACAAAAAAAAAGAGGAGGGGTTAAAGGGGAACCTTCGGTTCACCTTAGAGGCTCTTCGAGCAAACTGAGAACATCAGACGGTTCACAAAGTACGAGACGAGATATGTCAATGATCCTCCGACTAAATACACATAAAACATCATGCCCTTGTTCTTTTGTAAGCCGTTCACGACTCCGGCGCCGATGCCGACAACGAAAAGGAAAAACGACAAAATAGCAAGGTAGTAAAAATACAAGCAATATTCTCCCGAAAGGGGACCAAACAGAGTGTTCATAAAGTCAGACATGTCTTTTTTTTTTATATTAAGGAGAGAGAAAATAAAAGTATACAAACAATTGTATACTTGTATTGTATAAAAAATATGGATATTGATAAATCTGTGTGGGATATTATCGACTGTTATTTTCAGCAACAAAGTTTAGTAAGACACCATATCGAATCATACAATCATTTTTTCAAGGAAGATATTTTCAAGATTTTGCGAGAAAAGAATCCGGTCACGATTGTTTCTAAATACAATACAAAATCCAAATGCACGATTTTTGTCGGCGGCAAAACCGGACAGCTCGTTTATTTCGAAAAGCCGGATTTGTATCCAAACGAAGCGCGCGTCTCCAACAAAACGTATGAAGTCCAAGTATTTTGCGATGTCGAAGTCGAACTTACCAATCTTCTCGAGAAAAACGACGTCCCCATCGACTACGAGCGCCCTTTGCCGGAAGATGAAGAAGAGGATATGGTCGACAAGTTCAAAAACCCCAAGATGGACAAAGCCTTTTTAGAAAATGTTCGCCAGTTTCACGGCGGCAAAGAACATATCGAAGCGGACGGTAGCAGCATCGAGGAACCCCATGGTCGCAAACTCACCGTCAACGAAAAGCGCGACATGAATGTGCGTTTCAACGAGTCTTTGCAAACCGGCGACCAAATATACAAGTTTGTATTGAAACGTATGTTGTTGGGCAAATTTCCCATCATGGTTCAGTCTGAATTTTGCGCATTGGCAGGAATGCCTAGCGAAATGCGTTTCAATATGGGCGAATGCAAGAATGACCTCGGCGGCTACTTCATTATTGGCGGCAAGGAAAAGACGGTGCCTATCAAGCGGATGCGCTGCAAAAATGCTTTGTATATGCGCGACAATAATACTTGTATCGAAATCAACAGTGTTTCCGAGAATTGTTCAAAGCCCGCTTCTACGATTAGTCTTCAACGCTGCGATACAACCAAAACAATTTCAGTGACAATGCCGAATGTTTCGAAACCCATTCCACTATTTATCGTATTTCGTGCTCTCGGTTGCATTTCAGACAAGGAGATTATACAAAGTTGTTTATTTGATCTCGTAAAACACGACGATATTTTGGACGAATTCATGGCAAGTGTCTACGAAGGCGCTAAAATCATGTCGCAGTCGGATGCCGTCTCCTATATTGCCGAATTGACGCAAGAAAAGTCGGTGCCCTATGCGCTAATGTTGTTGTCCGACTATTTGTTCCCCCATATTGGAGAGACAAATTATTATCAAAAGTCGTTGTTTCTCGGACACATGACCAAATGCCTTTTGTATGGGGTCAAGTTGGACGAAGAGCCGCGTGTTTGTCTTATCGGCGATTGTGTCAGCAACCTATTTTCCAAATATATTGATGAACAGTGGACCTATCTATACAAAACACTGCACACGATTTTGTATAATGAACAGACCATGTATGAAGATCGTTTGGACTTATTGATACAACACAATTACAAAGAGGTGGTTTCCAAGTTTCGCGGAATCGATGTCGACTTTCAAGAGTTGTTGACAGACTCGTTGGATCGGAGCTCGTTTGTATCAACACTCGCACAGCTAAGAAAGATTGATGCGGATTGTTTCGCATATGGGTTGGTAGATTTTGTGGATGGAGAACAGCTCTCCATGTCTACGCACATAGTTGCATCCCATATTTCAAGAGAACCGATGATACAATGGTTGAAAGAACAAAAACAAGTAAATCTGTTGGACAATTGCACTTTCCAAATGCTGGCATTTTTGACCAAGATTTTTGTCAACGGATATTGGGTTGGGGGTACAGAAAATCCACTCGGGTTTGTAAACAAATTTAAATTCCATCGCCGCAATGGGTTGATTCCTCCCTTCGCCAGTGTCTATTTCAACATTCCGCAAAACACCATTTATATTTATACCGACGCAGGGCGACTTTGTCGCCCCCTTTTCTACTGTGACGAATCAATGTCCTACATCCATGTAGAGGACGAGTTGGCAAAAAACAAATACAATTGGCACGATTTGATCACTGGATTCAATAAGAGGAAGACTGAAGCGTATGGATTCCACGTCCTCGGCGATTTGTATGAGGTGTCTGTCGAGCAATCCGCAGATCCCACCAAGTTTAAGCGGTTCCGCGAGAAAAAAGCACTCCTCGAATATGTAGACATCAATGAAGAACGATCGGCGGTAATTGCCACCGAACCTATGGCCAAACTTTCGAGTAAATACACGCACTGCGAAATTCATCAGTCGCTTTTGTTGGGTATTTTGTCTAACTTGAGTGCCTATCCTCACCACAACCACCCTGATCAGATTTTGTCGTCCGGCCAGTTTATAAAACGCGCAGCCTCTTTGTATCATACAAACTATACTATGCGTCTTGATGCATCGGTCACCGCGTTGAACAATTGCCAAAAACCATTGGTCAAGTCGCGATACAACGATTATTTGGGGGTCGACGAGAATGTGTTTGGCGAGAATGTGATTGTGGCAGTGGCTTCTTATGTTGGCGAATACTCGGTTATTATAAACGAGGGCTCTGTTGAGCGCGGTTTGTTCCGAACCACCAAGTTTGAAACTTTTGAACAACAAGAACAGGGCGAAGTATGCAAATTGGCGTCTTCCGTCGATACAAGCAAGCTTGACCGTTTTGGAGTTATCCGGGAGGGTTCCGAAATTCAGGCTGAGCAACCGGTTGTGCTTGTGGGAATGACCAAAAAGAATTGCTCACTTGTATCGACAGGCAAAGACGGAATAATACAAAAGACTTTTGTCACCGAGGGCAAAGAAGGAACGCGGACTGCAAAAGTGTGCGTGCGTGGCGAAGCGATGCCGACCGTAGGCGACGTCATTTCGGCGCGTGGAGGAGTTAATTGCGGTATTGGTCTCATTGTATCGGAAGCCAATATGCCTTTTACCAAGGATGGACTGCGCCCCGACATAATTGTGAATCCACACTCGGTCTTTTCCACAGCAAACCAGTTGATCGAGATGATTGTGGGCAAGTCTTGTTTACAGTTTGGATTTCACGGCGACTGCACCGCTTTCAATACTAATGGAAACCAGATTGGCGAGTTTGCGAAATTGCTCGGAGAGTGCGGGATGCACACATCGGGCAATCATATTTTGTATGATGGCATGACTGGCGAACAAATCGAGTCGGAAATATTTGTGGGTCCAACTTATTACATGTATACAAAGCATCATCCTGTGGAATTCCAAGGGGCGACTGCAAAAGATGCTATCACGCGACAACCTGCTGCAAGTGCGGTTGAGTATGGTGACTGCGAGGTCAATTCGCTGGTTGCCCATGGCGCGGCATCGGTATTAAAAGAACTGTGGGACGACAATTATTATCTGGCGATTTGTAATGTTACAGGAGGAGTCGCGATATATAATCCCGACAAAAATGTGTTTTTGAGTCCTTTGGCAGATGGTCCTGTGCAATTTGTCGATTCGCTGGATGGCAAACACAAAAATATTGAACAGATTTCGCGATTTGGACGCAAGTTTAGTGTTGTTCGGGTGCCTTATGCCTTCAAGACATTTATGCAAGAGTTGTTGGCGATGGGTGTAAAAATGTCGGTGATTACCGACGACAATGTGGACCAAATTGAGAATATGAAATTTTCGAAAACAAAGATGCTGGATGAGATCGAATCGAAGATTGAGTTGCCCGAGATAAGTGAAGAAGAAGACGACGACGACGACTTGGAAGACTTGGACGAAGACGAAGATTTCGATGATAAGCCGACAAAGCTGAAGATACAAGAAGACACCAATATCAAGTATGATACAATGCCGACCGAGTATTCTGCCGCGAATAATGGATCTGTGTCCAATGCTTTTGATTTGGTTGCACAGTCTGATGAAGAACGACAAGCGATCGAGAGTGCAAATGCACCACATACGGTTTCCACAATGGAACTCAAGACATACAATGTCGGCGACAAAGTTCATTTCCGCGGAGATTTCAACCCTTCGCGCGTGTGGACAATTCAAGAGTTTGATAAGGGATTTGCTATTTTAAAGACAGAAGACTTGAATGGACTCGACAATGAGTTGAAGGTTGCGCACCTGAACGATCTCGAAGCAGTAACTTTGAATACTGAGCAAATCGGTGGAGATGGAAATGCAATTCCAACGCCCTATTTACAGACAGCGCCACAGCAACCGGTCTTTAACATTGTCACTGGCGATAACAATACAATTGAAGCGACAAAGCCATCGGTAGAAGCAAGCACTTCTGCAAACATGTCTGCTGCTGCGAACGACGCAATGGATGGTGGTAATGCAGGAAATAGCAGCGAAAATATTTTTAGTAAACCCCTGATTAAAAAAAAATCCACTGATGCAGGAGAAGAGAAAAACAGCGCCATATTGACTGGTGGCAGTGGACCCATCATTATCAAAAAGCTTTCATAAAATAAATATCTTCTAGTATATAAAAAAAATGAATTATTCAAACAGTGATTTAGTATCGATTTTCAATTCCAGACAAACATTGATTGACGTCATGGGCGATCAAGGATACGATGTATCGAGCTACAATAATTTCAATATTAACGAAGTGGAAGCCATGGCAAAGAATAATCAACTCGATATGCTCATGAAAAGTCCACGCAGGTCTGCTTATGTAAAATACATGTTGAGCAAAAGCGCGATCCGATTGCCAGCGATCGACGATCTGGTCGAGGAACTGTACGAAATCGAAGGGGTTTTGACAAAGACCGACACACTAGTAATTGTGGTAAACGACGAACCGAATGACTCGATGATAATCAAATTGCGATATTTGTTTGACAACCGGGGAATTTACGTTGTCGTGCACAACATTAAACGGCTACAGCGAAACATTTTGAAACATGGACTCGTGCCAAAACACAGCGTTGTGGAAGACATCGATGTCTTAAAAACGGATTACAATTTAAAGGATTTAACCCAGTTGCCGGAAATATCGAGGTTTGACCCCGTGGCTTTGCTGATCGAACTTCGGCCGGGACAAGTTTGCCGAATCGACCGCAAAAGTGTGACATCGTCCGAGTCAACATACTATAGATATTGTGTGTGAACATAGTATATATATAATATGGTTGAACCATTTAGCACAAATGACGTTTATTATGTGAATGCAACCGATACGAATAAACAGCCATTGCAGGCTGAGAAAGATTATAAAGAAGGGGTCGACAAACTGAGTACGCTGAAACAATCTTATCAATTAACCGAAAAACAAAACGCAGATTTGAACACCAGCCAAGATGCGTTGCTTTTGAATAATATAACTTTAGGAATTGGGATCTTGGGTATGATGTGGATCATGTACAAAAGTTAAAAAATATTGTTATAGTATATAAATTATGTATAATAATATTAAAAAATTCGTAAATCCGAAATATGCAACCTTATTTTTGTTTTGTGTCACGATTTTACTTGTTATCGTATTTATGAAAAGTCGGAAAGAACCGTTTTCACGTTCTGAACAACGTGAGATCGACAGAAAATTGGATAATAATACAACTGCAGTCAATAAGGCAATTCAAGACACCAATGTTATACAAAATCTTCGAGACAACAAAGCCGATAAAACAGAGTTGTCGTCGTACGCAAAAACAACCGATTTAACAAAAGGTCTTGGGTCAAAACTTAGCACGAGCGACTTTGGAACAACTCTTGCGAAAGACCCGACGATTACCGGCTTGCAAAACAATAAACTGGACAAAAGTGTTTACAACGAAGACTTGAAGTCATATGCAAAAACCACAGATCTTGCAAAGAAACTGAACACGAGCGACTTTGGAACAACTCTTGCGAATAACACCACGATTCAGAACTTGCAAAACAACAAACTGGACAAAAGTGTTTATGAAAATGATATGAAAACTGTTCCTACAATGAACAGTCTTGACACAACTATTGGCGGAGTTGTTGATTCCAAAGTTTCTGAAAAAGTTGGTATTATTCAGGATGCAAAAACAGCTTATGACACCGCATATGGACTTTTCAACGAAAATGCTTCTGGAAAAACTATTGCTTTTAACAATAATGCTTCTGGAAAAACTACTGCTTTTAACGAGAATGCTTCTGGGAAAACCACCGATTTCAATTTAAATGCTGATTCAAAAACTGCTTCTTTCAACGTGAATTATAATAATAAATATGGAAGTATCAATGCTCTAAAAACAGCAGCTGAAACTGCAAATACTGATGCTCAAGCTGCAAGGGATGCTGCGGTAGATGCACAATTTGAATCTAAGAAAATTTACGATGATGTTTTTGGAGAACAGACTGGTAAAGTGATCACGCAGTCCAATGTGTACCGAAGTGGCTTTAAATTTAACGAGCGCACTGGCTACTACGAGTCTGGGTCCGAGTCTTTTACCACCATCGAAGGACTCGTTTCGGATGACATTTTTACTAAAGAAAAAACAGTAATTGAAGACATCAATAACTTTAATACGAAATACTACGAATATTTGAGATGCAAAGCAGAATCGAGCAAATGTCCACAAGGAAAAACGGCGGCAGCCCTTAAAGAAAAGTTATTGGAACTGTCAGCAACTCTCCAAGGAAGTGTTGCAGATTTAAAGACCGCGTACAGTAATCTTGGTCAGGATACAGATAACACTCAGTCCCTTTTGGACAAAGCCGCACAAATCGACGACTTGCGCCAAGATTTAGACGCAAAAATGGCCAGAATTCTGGAGTCGAAAAATCCGCCAAACGAAATGACGCAACAATTGGACTCAACAGTTTATGCCGGAATTCTGTGGTCCGTTTTGGGAACATCACTTTTGTATTATATCTTTACCGAATAAAGGAGCATAAAAGCTTGGTTCAAAAATTTGATATAATACAATGGGATCTTATTTGGAAAATATTTTTACAGACAACATTGCCAAAACAGATGTCAAGACTATTTTTGAACTCGGTTCTAGAGATCTTGAAGACGCTATCCGACTTTTCAACCACTATGGGTGCAAAGTATTTGCATTCGAATGCAATCCCGACTGCATCAATGTGTGCAAAAATAAGCTAAGATCGCAAAGTACCGTAGTAAATGCAAATGTATTTTTGGTCGAGTCTGCGGTTTCGCTCGAGAACGCGGAGACAACATTTTATCCATTCGATTTGACAAAATACGACAATATGGGCGCATCGTCGATGTTCAAAATCGATTTTTCGAAAAGAGATTCGAGCGATCCCGACTACAACCGAGAAAATCCGCAAAAGGAAATTACTGTCAAAGGACAACGACTGGACTCTTTTATGGAAGAAAACGGCATAGCGGCGGTCGATCTTCTTTGTATAGACTTGCAAGGTTACGAAATAAACGCACTCAAAAGTTTAGGAGACAAGTTGCAAACTGTAAAATACATAATTACCGAGTGTTCGATACAAAGTACTTATGTGGGGGGCGCCACATTTGGCGATTTGATTACCTTTTTGAGCGACAATAATTTTTGTTATGTGGCGAGCAATCGGTTTGGAAACGAATTCCCCGACTTGTCTTTAAAAGGGTTTTCCGAGTTTGACGCTTTGTTTATAAACATATCTCTTATTTGAATATATATATATATAAGGTAATGTCCTCCCTCTCATTTTTACCGACATTAAATTTAAAAAATTTGAAAGAAATCGATGACTACAAAAATGCTCACGACAAAGATTTTAGTCAAGTTTTTTTTAAAATGGATCCGAATAATATTAAATCGGAACGCGTCGGGGTCTTTATTAAAGATGCAAACAACCAAGATCGTGTCCAGCCTTTCAAAACATTGCCCGGTCTGCACACAGCCGAAACATGCAAACTTAATGCTGCCGCGACTGCAAAAAGTGCAATTAACTATCAGTCGCACGATGTTTTCAGCGCTGGAAATCCAGGACTAAAGTACACGGTTGTTGCGGGCGATTTTGCAGGAAATCCCAACTATTTTTTGTCTGCAGAACAAGTCAGTAGTGAAACTGCCGATCCAATCGCTCACAAAAGTAGTAACCCGAGTGGTACGGCATCGGTTGAAGTTTTTGGATACATTTCTGCCGAAAAACCAGGTAGATATCGCGTCGATTTAAAGGGTAAAACTCCTCCCAAAAATATGTTGTTGTGGATTGGCAATAATGCGCTCAAAACCTACCGCAAAGAAAACGCAATGTTTGTCGTTGAGAATAACGTTCTTACCAAGTCGGATGCAAAGGTGAATTTAGTGACCGGCGAGTACACACCATTTCGAATGCAGTATACTTTTTCCGAACCCGAAGTAAGTGTTGTAGATTTATTGTTCAACGACGACAATTATCCAATCCGGATATTTGCAACAAGCAAGACAGAAAATACTTTGTTTTATTACTCGTTAAAGCCGCAAACCTTCGCAAATTATTACGAGTGCAGTATATTTAAGGGCGACGAGCTTAAAAAATTTATCACCGAAGATAATACACGCGCGACGAATGGTACTGAACAGGTTATCAAAGTTTTTCACCAAAGTGTTCCCACTGGAACATCATTTATTGCATTAGACCTGGTTGGAAATTTGTGGGCATACGATTCGAACAATAATAAACTCGAAATCGTAATAGATATACAAGGTTGTGGTGACGAATGTACCGCAATCAATTTTGAGTTGAATTACGATGAAAGTATTGATATTGGAGTTCCGCCCGTAAAAAATAAGGTTTGGCAAAGTCGGCTTGCTCCTGGAACATTTATAAAACAAAAAATGACGAATCAAACTGAACAAGTTGGTGACAAAAGAATATCCAAAGATCGAATCACTGAAACAATTCCGTACGTTTCCGAAAATTATAAATTTATGTTTCTTCTTACAAGCACCGCATCTGGTGAAAAGGCACTCGTAATGGTTGCAAGTGTTGCGGATGACCGCACATTTTACACTACCGAGCCCGATATCAAAATGAACAAGTTGTTTTACGCCAGCACATTTTTGAGAAACAAGTATTTGAAAGAAGTGCCATCCGACTTGAAAACAACAGCGACGTCCACTAGTTATAGTGTATACAAAGAAATGTATCCGAATGCAGCCGACACAAGCACCGAAATTGACTGCAACACTGGTTGCGGGGCAACATGCGAGTACTATTACAAAGTAACCGACTCGAATAATGCGACAAAATGTTACACCCAGGGTGAGAAGACTCCCACATTTTTTCCACAACAGCCCGACTCGGCATTCAAAACTTCGGAACTATATATCAAAAATCCGGTTATTCATACAAGTGACTCTGCAAAGAATCGCGTTTATGCGAGCGCGGCCTATATTCCAAACGGTTTTGAACATTCGGCCGAACGCGGGTTTAGCGACTATCCCGTGGAACAAACTCCATTGTCCGCAGCTGATGTTCCCGGTCCCGAAGGGACCTCTTACGTGACCGAACTGCTCAATCAAGTGCACATGAGCACAAGTGGTCGTAAAAAAATATCTAATCCTATAGAAATGAAGCCGTTGGTTGCAGGCAAAATTGAAAATTTTAATACGGTGAATGAAGATTCGATGATCAAGTTGGCCGATACGGAGAAATTGATGAACACTTATTTGTCTTACCAGAACCAAATTAACAGGAAAAAACTGGATATCAGCGGAAATGTCGACAGTGTGAACTCATTATATGGAACGATGTCTGATCCCGCAAATAATAAAAAATATGATTTTACAGGAGACACAATTTATTCTTTGGAGGAAGACCGAACGCTGAAAACTGCATTAATCAAAGATAATGCCATCTATTTAGCCGAACAAAACAACTTGAATTTAATCGGTACTATCACAATGGCAACACTTATTCTTGCTGCGATTTTTGTCTCAAAGTAAGGGAACCTAAGGATAAGGCGATAAGGTGCGGAGCTCCCTTCGGGTGCGACGCACCGGTGCCGACGGCTTATCCCTTACGAAGGCACCTTCGGTGCACTGTGGTCGGTGCCTGCGGTACCTCCCGATTCACCGTCGGACGCTATCGGAGCTCCCTTCGGGTTCCCTCCTCTTTTTTTGTTGGAGTCAACTTTGAACCAGACCGAACCTTGAACCGGCAAGAGTTTGCTTATTTCTTACCCTATAATATAAATAGAAATGGCTTTTGATGTACCAAATATTGTTAATTTACAACAAAATTTAATTAAAGATTTAGGCACCGACCCTGATTTGGTCACCGAAATGAATACTTTAAATACAAAATTGACTGATTTGAATGAAGCAGTTTCGAACAGCAATGCAAGTATTGTCCCCACATTAACCAAACAAGAACAAGTTGATGCGGTTTTACAACGCGAAAAGACCCGTTTGGAGGAGCGTAAAGCGGCGATTGACAGTGCAGACGCGGGACAACGGCGTTTAGTTGATCTTACCCGAAATGCCACTCAGCGAAATCGCGCCATAAACAATATGTACATGGTCGGAGTTGCTGCACTCATCGTTTATTTAGGAATACGGTTTACGGCTGGCATGATCCCGACACTTATCACTGATATTTTGATGATTCTTCTTGTATCGATCACGATACTTTCGCTAATTACCATGTATTATGACTATGACCGCCGCAACAACATGGATTTTGATATGATAGATTTAGGTGAACCCTCCAGGATGGTTGGTAAAACGGCTGGAGCCGGATCGGCCGGCACTGGATCCGCCGGTTCTGGCGCTGGAATCATCGAGTCGAGAATTGGAGGCGGATGTGTGAAGGATGCCTGCTGCCCCACTGGCACTACATACAATGAAAAATATGCAATTTGTGTTCCAAAAGAGCCGCCTTTTAGCGTAGTCAATGCTCAACAAAACAAGGACCCTGCTTTATTGGGATACTTTATGCCAGGTAATGAATGGAAATTGTTGTCTTCGTGCGAAGGGGGAACTTCATATGACCCCAAGGAACTTGCCTGTGTTGCTCCCAAGAGTGGATTCACAACCATGACATCGACGAGCGACAAGGCCAAACCAAACGAACCTTTCGAGTTTAGCGATTATAATTTGTACAAGTAAAATATAATATGGGCGATTACGAAGACCAGTTAGAAAAAGAAAATGAAAATTTAAACAAGGAAATCGACAAACTGCAAAATGACTTTAACCGATATGGTCGTCTCAACGAGTATTATGGTCAAGACGAAGTAATGCTCGTATTTGTGCAAAAAATCATGACAATTTTGTATGCAGTCATCTATTTTGGGTTTTTGTATTTCTTGGCGATTTCCGAAAGACATCTAGCGCTTAAAATATTTTTGTTGGCAGTTTTCGCGACCCTTCCGTTTGTGGTGCATCTAATCACTGCCTATTTGTATTCATACTACAAGGAAGTCGCAAATGCCTTGGGGAGAACCTAAAAGGAGAACCTAATGTTCCCCTTTAACCCCTGCTCTAAGGAGAACCTAAGGATAAGGCACCCGACGGGTGCCGATGGTGGAACGCCAACGGCGTTCACTCCCCTTAAACCCCTCCTCTTCTTTTCTAGAATAATATTTATTGCATATTTGTCGTATACTTTTTTTTATTATGGTTTGTATAATAAAAAAATTAAAAAAAAAAGAAGAGGAGGGGTTAAAGGGGAACGTAGTTCCCCTTAAAGGTCAACCGAGTTTACCAGATTCATTCGCGCGATCGACTTTTCCAGTTCCCGCTGTTTTTCCAACCCGCTGAACAAATAATCGGTTCGTGGACTTTCCTCATTTTTCTTGATTTGACCATAAATACTGTTGATATTGCTTATGGCCAACTCTACCGTCCGTTTGTTCGAGACAAGTTCCACATTTGTATCGTAATGCTCCGTGCAAAGCGACACTGCAAAGTACAACATGTATCGCCTCTTTTTGCAACATGCGTTTGTATACTGCAAGCAAAACAGTGTATACAAAGACTTCATGGTCCGTTCGATAAATGCATTTTTCAACTCTTTGGCATAGTAAAATAAAGTGTCCCAAATAATCCAAACCAAGTCGCGCGACAACTTGGGTTCAACATTAACGAAAGGTCTTCGCATACAAACGCAATGCGTCTTTCGCTTTTTGCAGATTGCCTCAAACTCAAGTATCCACTCAATCCAGTAACATGCAAAAACCGTGTTCTTCTTACTAATCGAAATATTGTATGCAAACTCATTCATAGGAATGAAAATCTCTTTCGGGTCTTCTTCCATAAAAATCGGCTTGATAAAATCGACACTGGGTGCTTTAAGACGATCGGTCATCTGCGTCATGTCAAACTCAGATTCTTTGTTGATTTTGATCACTTCGAAACTGTGTTTTTTCGCGGATAAACACAAGACACAAACAATTTCTGCAAATAGGTTGCGGATGGTTTGGTTGTTCCGCAGCTGCAGAGGCGTTGAGAAAAGCCCTTCATTCATGATGCTACGAAACACTTCGTAGCGCTTTTCGAGATAGCAAACTAATTTAGGATTACCCAGATGGATGTGTTTGGCGCAATAGTAGAGGATATTTTCCCACAATTCTAAGAAATGGCCGGCACAGACGAGTTCGGCTGCCCAGTTGCAAGCAGGTTCTACTTTCCCATTCAATAAGTTTGATACAAACTCGTTTTTCACATCTGCTTTTTTGTATTTCGAAAAACTGATTCCCTTAAAGTTGGTGGGTTGGCGAATATCGTTAATTTCTGAGGCGTCCATATATCGTATACAAACGTTTTTCGCTTTATTAAAATATATTGTCAAATTATATATAAAATCATTAAAAATGGACGTTTTAGCATTTATAATTTTAGGAGTAGTTCTCGTTGTGGTTATATACTACTTTATGTACAATAGCGGGTCAACCGTATTGTCGAATAAACTCGACCTTGCCATAGTCCAGCCTCCAGTACCGGTTGCCTCGCTCGGACTTAATCCCGGCTCTCCGCGATATTCGATCGAAATGTGGATGTATGTATACAACTTTAATGGTGCTTCCACTTATATTGTATCGAGAGCTTCCAAGTCTGCTACCGCCGGCAGTCCCGCTTCTAATGGAAATCCCGCAGTCGCCGCAAATCCTCTAAAGAATATTGGAATCAAGATTGACGGCGCTTCTCCCAAACTTACTTTGGAATACTCTGGACCCAACGCGTCCAATGTAATTGTAAAGAAGGAGCAACTCATCACCGACAACTTGCCTCTCCAAACTTGGGTGCACTTGATTGTGAGTGTCGACAACACCTTTGTGGATGTATACATGAATGGAAAACTTGTCAAGTCTTTCCAGGACCAGATCGAAACCCCGAGTGATACTGCGACCTTGGATTACGGAGTTGTAAACTGCTATTTAGCAAAGCTTGCCCGAACCACTTCGGCAACCGATCCCCAAAGTGCTTGGGACAAATACGCCGCCGGAAATGGCGAAAACCCACTTGCCAAATATTTAGCTAGTTTCGGGTTGTCGCTCACTCTCCAGAAAAACAACCAAGACTACAGTAAAGTCACCATTTTTTAATATGGTAATATAAATATAGAAACTATGATGAATGCAGACCCCCAAAAAGTAAATAACACCACAAATGAAACTCTCAGCAACATTGGCAACACAATCTCGAGCGGCATTACCGGCACTATCCAAAGTTTAAAAGACACTGTCGCTGATACAAAGAACTCCTTGGAACAGTCGATCGACGAATTTTCGTCCAAGTCGATGGTGGACGCCAGTTCCGAGTTTTTGGATTCCAATTCATTGATTGCCAAATTTGCCTTTATAATCCTTGTTTTATTTGGTTTCGTGTTTTTGTTCCGAATCGGAATGATGTTGATTTCGCTGATTTTGGCACCGACCGAGTCGCCCTATTTGATCCAAGGCATGATTCGCGGCGACAACGCTGTCACTATTTCTCAAAACACGCGCACGTCTTCTGCCATCATTAATTACTCAGAAAATCGACCAACTGGACTCGAGTTCACATATAGTGTTTGGTTAACAATTAGCAAACCGACCGCCGGCGAAGAAAACAAGGAGGCGCATGTATTCAACAAGGGCGCTGTCCAAGGAAACACCACATTAACAAACGCTCCCGGTTTGTATATCAAGTCGGGTATTACAAACACGCTGCGAATTAAGATGGATCGATTCACTGACCAGTCGGTTACCAGCATTGGTGATCAACAAGAAGTCATTGACATAAGTGGCGTTCCATTCAACAAGTGGGTGAATGTGATGATTCGTGCGGAGAACCGCATCTTGGATGTATATATTAACGGCGTACTGACTCAACACAAGGATTTGGGTTATGTTCCCAAGCAAAACTTTGGCGATGTGTTTGTATGCCAAAACGGGGGTTTCCATGGTTCGTTGTCCGATCTTCGCTATTACGCCAAGGCACTCAATGTCTTTGAAATCAACAGTATTGTTGGTTGGGGACCCACTTTATCGACAAGTTCTTCGGCATTTGAGGCAAAGAGCACCAAGGATTCTTACTATTTGTCGTCATTCTGGTATAAAGCGACTCAGTAAGCGGTAAAGCGGAACGCGGTAAGCAAAATAAGCGAAATATATATTATTTTTTGTATTGTAATATATATTCATGGGAGACACAACACCGCCGACAACTTGCACTACTCAGCAACAGAATAAACTAAATGGTCTTGTATTCAACATACCGGGAACAAGATACACGCCGGTTAATCCATACAGTTTTGGGTATACTCAACAACAACTGGATATGCGGCGTAAAGCGGAAATTCTACAATACAACAAAACGTCAAATGGAAAAGCAACCCAAAAACAAAAGTGGGCAACTTTAGTAAGAGGCTCTACTCAGCGCAAACAATATTCGTCATATTATATCCGGGCTTTGCAAGAAGGAAATTTGAGACCAGAAGAAATCTGCCCGAACGACATCAAGATCCCGACTTTGACGACAAAATCGGACGTGCCTGGTCCGCCCATGCTTTTGTATTACGACCCGACGGTACCGCTTTACAATTACAACTCGGTGCAGTTTGCATATGGTACGCAAAACACAGATAACCGAAATCAGCCATTTTGGGTCACGAACTATGACACTGATGTGGTCGACAACAATTCTCAAAAAATTTTTACTTTGAATATCCGTCCATCGATCAACAATGCGTTTTACACCTACACATTCACTACATCGATTGGTATCTTGGTGTCTGGATTCACCTACCAAAGTGGGTCTATCCTTCTAAGTATCCCTGTAGAAAATATCAGCCTCGTTGTCAAGTTTGGAGGACAACCCGTCACGCTTGCGTCCGCCCCTGTCATCACATATTCCCCCCATTTTGTAGAGGAAATTTCGGGCAATATTATATCGCCCCCGACGTCATTTGAAGGAAAGATATATATGGGCGAAATGACGTTTTCGAATATTCTTTTGAATACTCCGGCAAATGCAACCTATGAGTTTTATTTAAACTATGTACCCAGTTATCTAGCTGGGGACATCGATTCGGTGTCGGTGTCGATTATAACCAATTTTAAAAATGATTATGTCAAGAAGGAAGAGTCGCAGATAGTCTTTAGTAAACCGGCGTCGACAGACTCGATTGGGGTGTTTTCACTGAGAGGACAATACTAAGAGAAAAGGGTGTAAGAAGGAGTGTTTAACGAAGCAAAAGGCCCGACGGGCTGAATACGTAGTTCTCCGCGGAATACGTAGTTCTCCTTATCAAAGATGGCTTCATCCTCTCGATTGATCAAGGTGTAAATTGCAGTTTCAAATGCCGCCAATATACTTGCAACTTCGGTGTCTTCCTCAAATTTATATTTATTGTGCTCACGCTCCGAGGGTATCACGCGGCAGTCGAAAAATGTATAGGGTTTAACCAAAAAGAGTTCACAAGAGACCCGAATTTTGTCTTGCGCATTTTCAATCTCTCGAATAAATTGACCGTATATCTTGCTTAAATTGTTCATCAGTTGGTTGTATCTATTTTCGATCAACAAAAATCGATCCACTGGTGTCTTCATAATTTCTCTTAACCATTTGAGCTCGTTGATGACACTTCGATCAATCTCGAACCGCTTACGCTTGTCTTCAAGCATTGTAAACTTGTTAATTGCATTTTCAAGTTCATATGGCGCGGTTCCCATTGCCAAGTCGCGAAGTTTGTCCGACTGCACAAACTGCTCTTTAATCTCGTATGCAAAGTACTTGATCGCATTTGAAATCTCGTCTTTCTCTGCCAAAGTTAGTTCGCGGTTCTTGTATCGCCCGCCGCGCACATGTTCAAGTCCATGTTTATGCATATACATGTGCACATAGGCGTCAATCTGCCAATTCAACACATTGTATCGAACGTGGTCGAGCTTTACGATTGGATTGTTTCGCACAACATCTCGATAAAAATATGCGGTTATAGCTTTAATCTGATCGAGTGCAAGCAGCAACTTTCCGTCTTCCAATAAATATACATAAATATTACAAGTGTGTTCCTGTTGCATTTCTAATATTTATAAATAGGGTTGTATATATTTAAATATGTTTGCTTCTTTGTATTTATTTTGTGGGTGCAGGTAGCATGCATTGATCTCGCGAGGCAAAGACCTGGCCGGATAAACACTTGTCGTAGTCGTTTACCGAAATGCATCCGCGCTTACCCTCGTACTCGCCGACCAAGCACCATCCTGCCTTGCCGGCAGTAATGGGTTTTTGAATAGGGCTCGCCGACGGAGTCGGCTCGGCGGCCTGGGTTACGGTACTTTTAACATTTAAAGCATTGTCCAAACTACTGGTGGCGCGCTGGTCCACATTATGTCGGCTAGCATCTCTCAATATGTTTCCGACTGACTGCACCGAACCCTCCGCAATGTCGACACTGGTCTTTGCAACATCGCCTACAACATCGGCAGTTTTGTTAATAATGCTTCCGGTTGTATATCCAAAGATGGAGAGGATCTGTGCAAACAAAGGACCCAAAATATCGACAATTGTCTTGATAATGTCGCCGAGGACTGTTAACAAATTTATGCCTAAAAACGAGAGAGAAAGTAGGACCAGCAGAACGATAATGATGGTTTTGTTATCGATGCCGCCAGTTTGATTTGAATTAAAAAATGTATTGGAAGTTTGGATAGGAATTTGGTCCATTTTATATACAAAGTGTATATTATTTATTATCTCGACGATCCTCTGAAAGCGCCAGAATTGCCGGCTTGGATAACCAAGAACAAAATAAGTCCGACCCACGTTAAAGCACCGATTGAGCCGATGCCGGCAAAGCTCACTGAACCACCGCGCTGCTTTCGTGTTTTACTTTTTGCAAAACTCGGTTTTACAAATATGTGTTCGGTGCCGGGAGTGGGCACATAATTGTCTTTGAATCTTGGTTCGAAAACTTGGAGCAAAGTTTTGCCGCCCACTCGGAAACGAATGGGTTTTCCGTCGGCACCGAGGACAGGTACCTTTTCTTTCAAGTTGGCGTAATTCTCACCGCCCAAGTGCATATAGCGACGGATCTCGCGAGTTGTGAATGGATTGCGCAAAGTTTCGGGTGTGTCGATGCCTAAATTTTTAAAAAAACTTGTGTTATTTTTCAAGTGGTTATGTATCGTTTTCATTTTTTTAATTAATTTGTATACAAATATACATATAAATTTTTGTGTTTTATGTTTGGAAAAGGAGCGAAAAGAAAGGAGGAAGAAAGGAGCGAAAAGAAAAGGAGGAAGAAAGGAGCGAAAAGAAAAGGAAGAAAAAGAAAAGGAGGAAGGATCATAAGGGAATGAACACCTTCGGAGCGTCTCTCGGCGCGACGCACCTTTAAGGTGTTCCACCGTCGGCACACATAGTGTGCCTTATCCTTAGGTTCCCTTAATTTTGTTTCCAGTGTTTACCACAATCCAGACAACTAATAAAAATAGTGGACGGCTCGTCCGCCGAACGCGTCTGCAACTCGTAATATGTGCACCGCTTTGACTTGCACTTTTTGCAAGTAAACATCTCGGTCATGGCCTCAATATTATTCGAATACTTGTTGGCGTCCCGCTTCATCTTTTGTTCAATCATTTGTTTCCAATGTTCGGGGTTAAACTCTTGGTGCGTCATAAATGCAAACGTTTGTGGACTTAGGTCTTCATTGCACAGCATAGTTAGGAGCTCCGGGTTCTTTTTCAAATTGTTAAAAACGGTACGTAACCGATTCATGTAAAGGGTCGAAAACGCGGGGATGTCCCATTTCTTGATCACTTTGAGATTGGTCGCCTCTTTGATTGCAAAATTGTATACACCAATTTCTATATTTGTAAAAATCTTCGGATTCGCATTGTTTTTACCAAACCGCTCCACCAACTTTGCGCGGACTTTTTCTCGAAACTGTGTGGGATTTTTTACTTGACTTGCCGACATTTTTTTTTTATGAAGTCTTCCTCAGATAATTGCGAGCATTATATGTAATGGTTGTCGCACCTAAAAATACCAAAAATATTTTCTCATACTCGGAGAATGTGTAGCTATTGTTTGTTGAAAGATAAATCAGGTATGGTCCGTATACAAAAATGTCGACCAGCCGAACCCACTGCGTTTTTTGTGTCCCTGTTGCAAAGTACCAACCTGCATACAAAAAAACAATCAATAAAAGAGTCCACATATCTTGATTGTATGTGTGTATACACAAAATATAATAAAAAAAAGTTTTTAACGCCTTTTAACATTTCAAACGCCGTCCCGATGGGTCGGCGTCTTTTAATGTTAACAGGCAACTGTTACTTTATAACCGATAAATTACCTTTGTTATATTCAATAATTCTGCTTAGCAGAATTATGATATATAAATCGGCATTTCAAAGGTTAAAAAGTTTTTAAGATTATGTATATATATATGAAATCACCATTTGAACTTTATCAATTAAATAAATACGAATTTATTCATAAAGTATGTGCAATATGTTGGGATGCCATGTTTTTCCCGGAACACGGCGAAACCATGCTAAAATGTGTTCGACTCGATTGTATGCACACATTTCACAAGCATTGTATACAAGAGTTAATAATAAAGAGTGGTGTTAAAAAATGCCCCGAATGTAGAAGCGCGATTGATAAAATCACCGACATAAATTCTTCGCTTGAACTTGCCATAAGAACCGACGCGTTTGAGCACGGAGAAGTCGACAATGATCTAAAAGAGAGGTTTGCGAACAGTCACTTGGTCATTGCGAACTATCCGTACCACAAAACGGTGTTTAAGCGATGGCGTCTTATAAAATTTCAAGATCCTCAAGTCGCCAATACTCCGACTGATTGTTTGGCAGGGGGCGACGAATAATCATCGGTATTTTCTTCTGTTCAAACTCGGCCAATGCTATCAAGTAGCCATCAATGATTTCTTGATTCACTTCCACAAACGGTGTGGCACCTGCATTAATCTGCTTCGCACGTTCGCCTAATATTTTTGCCTTTTCGTATTTGGTGATAAAGGGGACGGTTCGGTGTCGCGGATCATTGATGACGCCGTTTTCGTCACGCAATACTACACACATTTCCTCAACTTCGTGAAAATTTTGCACAATGAGTTCTGGATGGTGCTCTGTAATAACATTGCGCTTCAGTGTCTCGGTCAATTTTTGCAAATGGTTTTTGTCGGGCTCTTCGTCTTCAGACTCGTCATCGCTAAAACTTATAACGTCGCCGGCAGATACCGGATTCCCCTCTTCGTCTAAATTCATTTCGTTATTGTCTTCTTCGGAATCATCATTATCATCATCGGGTTGCGCAAAGACGTCGTCATCGTCTAAATCACTGTTGATGTCGTCATCGTCGTCGTCTTGATCAGCTTCGTCATCACTGTCTTTTTTTTTTATTTTTTTTGGTTTTTGCTCTGAACTCTCAGACCCAGTTTCCGAAAAGTCGGTTTCGTCATCACCATCGCTTTCTACAAATTTGTCTGCCATTTACTATTATTGTTTATATTTTTTTATGACTAAGCTAAGGGAACCTACGGTTCCCTTATGATCCCTCCCTTTTTCTTTTATAAAAAAAGAGGAAGGACTCAAAGAAAAAGGAAAGAGGAAGGACTCAAAGAAAAAGGAAAGAGGAAGGATCAAAAGGAAACCTTAGGTTTCCTTTATTATTTGTTATCGTCAGTTTTCCATGTTATGTCGCACTGGGTACAAATATACAAGTATTTCATATTGTCGTCGTCGTATCGGAGATATATAACATCGCCGTCACTTTTGCAGTCAGCATTCGGACATTTCATGTTGGTCTTTCGGGGCAACGTAGGATCATATTTTGTATAACGATTGACAACGTGATTACAAGTTTGTTCAGCACCCTTAAACTTGGTTTTCAAAACGGTTACGCCACCGCCAGTTAGCTGCTGGTCCTTAAAGCCGCAAAAGCGACAATAGTAAATAAGCTCGTTTGAATTTGCCTCGTCAATCGAGATATAATACATATTTTGACATTGTGTACAGAACTTCATTTTATTCTATTGTATATAAATATATTTATGATAAGGGGAACCAAAGGTTTCCGCCAGCTTCGCTAGCTTACGCCCTTTAAAGGCGCCGTTGGCGCCGACTGTCGGACGCTACAAGGTGCGTCGCTCCCGAAGGGAGGGAGCTCCGAAGCGTCCTTTAACCCCTCCTATAACTGAAATTGTCATTTAGTGTCCTATTAAAACGGCTCGCTGCAATCCAGCATAAGAGGAAGGATTTAAAGGACGCAAAGGCTCGGGCTCGCCCGAGGCTAGCCCTTGGATAAGCCATCGGCTTCGCCTTATCCTTAGGTTTCCTTTATTAGACTTGCGGCGGGATTTTCGAAATTTCACTCTCATTTGTCGGGCAGCCAACCTTTTTATTCTTAAACTCGAAACAAGTTCCCGACTTGTCTTTGTATTGAATGGTGTCTACATTTTCGGGAGTGGGGTACACATAGATTTTGCGCTTCTCTGGATTAAAAATGTATACAAAGAAAAATCCGATTGCTAAACTTACAAGAAAAACGGGGACGTTAATAAACTTTAAAATGCTCATTTAATTTATCGTTACAAAATAAAAATTTACAAAAAAAAAAAATAGGTGAGGGATTCACAAGTGGGTCGCAGAAGCACCACCGCATTAAAGTTCATTCGCATTAATTTCCGCCGGCATATCGTCGCTCTCCTCGATCGGCACGCGCTCATGTCGTATTTTTCCACCAAGCCAGCCTTCCGTGCTTGCCTTTCCGAACTTTTTATCCAAATACTTGTGCACATCTTTTACGGACGGAGACCCAAAACCATAAGATTCCCGATACCAAGCCAAGAAAAGAGGATTCAACTCTGACTTGCGAATCTTGCCACGCGGATCTTCTTCAATCTTATCGCGGATAAATTCCGCAATAAAATCTTGGCTCTCCTGGTACCGCTTGCTCGCCTGAATCACCACGTCGCACTCTTCCACCTTGCCGCCCGTCTCGAATGCTTTTTTGACCAACATTGCCATAAAGGTAAACTTCCAATACTTGAATTTATCCTGAATCGTCGTGTCGATCAAAAACTGGTTCGGTTTCGTTGGATCCGGATTCTCGGTAAAGTGCGACTCGAACGGTACCTCGCGAATACGTCGCCATGTGCCAAAATCCTGGGTCTTTACGTCCATTCGAACATTGGTACACAACACGAGCTTGAACTGCGGATAATAAATCATCGTCTTTGCCGAGTAAGGTGCGCGACACTGGATCGGATCCAAACCACTTGTCAACTGTTTCAACGGTCCTTCTAAAATAGCGTCTTTCGTCGAAGGCTCCATAATCACCGCATAACGAACACCCTTAAGTTCTGCCAACTCCGCCGACGTCCCGCCAACTTTGGCGCGATCTTGGGTGATGGCAGAAAGCGGCACCACACCCTTGTATTCGCCCAACATCTCGTCAATCAACGTCGTAAGCACCGACTTGCCGTTTCGACCTTCGCCAATATACATGTGGAACGTCTGTTTGTCGGGCGTGCCCAATAAAATCGACGCCAAGTGGCTCCACATATACTCACATAGCTGCGGTTTCGGAAACAGTTTTCGCATAAAGTCGTTAATTTCGTCCATTGTTTTCCCATCCCGAGTCGGATTCAGCGGCATATAATCCAACTTGGTGCACTTGCTCACATAGTCTTCCGGATAACCCACGCGAAACACCTTTTCCTTAAAATCCACCACACCATTGTCAAAACAGAGCAAATAGGGATTCGTATCGAGTTTTTCCATAAACTGCGGGTCGTAAAACAAATCTTTTGCCTCGGTCATGATATTTTTCTTGTTGACTGTCGACACCAAACACATGGTAATGTCGATAATTTTTCCCAATTTCTTCTTCAACGATTTGATCAATGGGTTTTGCTCATTCTCCAAATGCAATGCCGCGATATTTTGCTCGATGCTCCTCAGCTTCGCCTCGTACACGTCTCGCACATCGGTCGAGATGGATTTTCGCAACGTGGTCCCCGAGTCGATTTCCGTCCATCGGTGCTTGTGAAAACGGTACCAAATGTTGTTTTTAATGCTCACGCACACATAATCGTGCTTGAACATTTGATTGAGGACGCATGCAATCTCGAAATCGCCACTGCGACGGTCATCATAGCCTTCGCCCATCGAAGTATTTAACGACTTTTCCACATAATAATCGATGCTATTCGTAAGGACTTCATTGTATTTTGTAGGTACTTCATGTTTTGACCAATGCATAATAGACCGGCGTGTCACAATGGCGCCACCGCCAGCCGTGGGTTTTTTGTCAAATTTTTGCCATTGGCTGTACAAATCGCTTATATCTCCAAACCGAAACTGCGAAGACTGCGCACTGAATGCAATCCAAGTGATGAACAAATATTGGTTAGTGGCCGAGAGCGCCATTCCAACACGCAACCATTTCTCGTAACTCCCCGGCCCATAATACTTTTCCGGCAGTGTCATCGTATACTTGTGCGTTTCGACCAATTCATATTCGGATTTTTCCGCAAAAAGTTGCAGCATGGTTTCGACAAGCGCGTCGAGTTCTGCGTGAGTTTTTACGCGAAATATTGCATCCATCAGGTTGGCTCCCATCCCGAATGCAGTCATCGCCGATGACGTTGTAGAAATGTTGGCATATGTGCGTTTTCGCTGACCATTGTCGACACCCCCATTTTCAATTAATCTTGTAAAATTCGAGTTCATAGGAAACGAGGGAAATCCCAGATATCTCGCCGACAAATATCTGATATTCTCGACAACATTGAAATCCGCCAATTTTACCGACGTTGTCATCGGTTCGTTGTCCGCCGGATCAAACACATTTTCGTAAATATATTTTAGTTTATAGGCTTGGTGATCCGGCTTCCGACTGCCATACAATTGCCACCCCGAGCTCCCGCTGCTTACTGCATTGTCAACCACATCGTCCCACGTATTTTTAATCGGCAAATCTCGCCACATGTTTCCAATCTTTTCCAGGATTTGCGTGCGCAAATACATTTGGACCGCTACACTGGCCTTAATTCCTATAATAATATGGACACCGTCTTTTGTAATCGAAGAATCGCCATCATTCACACGATTTACCTGGTCTTTTTCCATTACAAAAATGTAGAAGGGCTTTTCGTCAAAATGGTATACCTCCTTTAGTTTATCTAAATATAAGGCAACTAAATCGTCTACATGTTCCTTTGTGTGAATCCGATCGGTCACTGCATAATCATACTTTAAATCGAGATCGATGAGGATTGGGCCGTCTTTATCGCGCTGTTTCTCTGTTAAATGTTCGGAATTTCCATCTACTAAACAAAATTTCGAATAGAGTGTCAAGAACTCGTCATATTTATCGTCAGGAATGTTGAATTTTCCACCATATACTTTTTCCACATCGTTCGGTTTACTTGGGATCCGACTGTTAGTTTTGGGTGCTTCTTTGGGCGATTCCTTTGGCACTGAGTATGCTTTCAAAAAGTCATGATATTTTTTTGCATTTACGGCGGCCGACATTCTAGTTTCGAAATATATTATTGGCTTTTATATTTTTTTTATGAACACGACGCCGAAGCGTTCGCTTTTTTAAACCAACTCGATTACGTTGTGTTAATTTTTTTTTTAATTATTTTAAATTTTCTAAGAGCTTTGTATAGGAAAAAAAAATATGAATGTCAAGCGATTATTAAACACTGAATTTGGACAAATTTTAATTTCTATTTTGCTTGGACTTGGTCTCGCCACCATGTTTAGACAAGTATGTGAAGGTAAAAAATGTTTGGTTTTCAACGGCCCAGTGATCAATGAAATCGACCACAAAATTTACAAGTTTGGCGAGACTTGCCACCAATTTGATATGAATGCCGTGCCTTGCAATGTCACCAAGAAAATTATCAAAATTAGCGATCCAGATAATAAGGAAGCCGCCGCGTTTTAGGCGGTTATGTTTACTGTTTGATAATGTATATGGATCGAAACGATATTACACGCATTTCCGATTTACCCGATTCTGGTGGTTCCAGAGATCCTGGATCCAGGGGTATGTACAATCAACCCAACAATCAATATCAGCCGTTAAATGTTCATCAAAACCCGTATGGAATTCCCGAACCAACTGATACAAAGCTGCCCGTCATGCGTGGTGGTGGTGACTTTGGTGGTGGATCCGGCGGATTTAGCGGCGATGCGATGCAGCGGGCACCTCCACCCATGATGAATCGCGGTTTCCCTCAAGACACCGAGTCTTACCAAAACGACGAACAAGTGGTTCCGAATCACATTCCTGCGCAGAAACTCACTACCGACTATTTGCGCGAGTATGAAGACCGGATGTCCAAAATGAACTTGGACCACCAAAAAGAACAGCACCGCAAAGATCTGGTGGTTTCCGTATACGACGAGTTGCAAACACCCATTTTAATCGGGGTTTTGTTTTTCTTGTTCCAAGTGCCCATTATCAATGCTTTCATGTTCAAATATTTGAACTTTTTAAAAATTTATAGTGACGACGGCAATCTTAACTTGTATGGTATTTTGTTCAAAAGCATCTTGTTCGGTCTTGTTTACTTTGGGTTTATCCGGTTGACTACCTACATTTAACCCGAGTAATAAACAGTTTCCATAAAGTTCATTATGTAATCGCGGATATTGATCGTTTTGTTTAGGTAAACGCCGACTTCTCCCTTTCGGGTAGACAATGGTACTGCAGTTCGGGCATTTACCCGAAGGGAGTCCGATGGTGTAATTGATTCGTCGTAATCGACAGGTTCATACTTTACTGCAGTTGGCTCATAAGACTCTTGAGGTAATGTTGTTGTTGCCGGATTTACAATAACCTTTACACATTTGGGTATTTTGTATAACAACGTTGCAGCATTATTGTCATTTGTAGATGTCGCAGAACTCGGCGTTTGACACGGCTCGCTTGGTGTAGATGTCCAAAAGTGTAAATTAATAACGATTTGGGTATTTTGTGATCTTTGTATTGAACTGATTACAATATACAAAACCAATACAGCAACCAATATTTTTAATTGTCGGATTTTCATTTTTTTATTTTTATTTTTTTTATGACAATGTATATATACAAATGTCTAATTTAAGCGATGAAGAAATAAATAAACTTATCAGTGAATTGCCACCCGAAGCATTAACACCCGCGGCTGCTAAAATTGTTGAAGATATTAAAAAAGATGTTGAAGCCGGAAAAGCCGAAGAAGCCGGCACCTCTGCCGTTGTTCCTCCGGCAACTCCAGAAGTTGCTGGTCCGTCAGAAACCGTGTCTCCAGAAGCTGCCACTGCTGCTACTGCTGCTGCTGCTACTGCTACTTCGAGTACAGAAATGTCAAGTACAACCGGTGGAACATACAAAAAACGACGAAACCGTCGCAGACAAACTAACAAGAGAAAACGTCGTCAGTCAAAGAAACGGAAGCAAAAAAGAATATAAAAAGAAAAAAAGAACCAATATTATACAAAAAAATGAGTGAACAAAATCTTCGATCCATTGTTGTCGACTTTGCTACCGATTTAACCAAGGTATTCCCAGAATATGCATTCTTGTGGGAACGCTGGTTTACCGCCGACGACAATGAATATGAACGTCTCCATCAACACTTTTTGGCAGTTTTTCCCGAAAGATTTTTTGACATTATGAACTCAAACTCCGAAATATTTAGCGAGTCTTCTACCGCAAACACCATGTTTCTCCCCGACGTCGATTTCAAAGTATTGTTCAACTGCGAAGGTGTCAGCGAAAACACAAAGACCTCCATGTGGAAATATTTACAATTATTATTATTCACTGTTCTCGGATCCATGAAGGATAGCTCCAACTTTGGTGATGCCATGAATATGTTCGAGTCCATGGACGAAAACGATTTGCAAAGTAAAATGCAGGAAACGATGGCTGGTCTGGGCGAATTTTTCGAGCAGGCACAAAATCAAGCAGCGGCTGCTGCAGAAGAGCATCCAGAAGAAGAAGAAGAAGACACAACCTCGGGTCAGCAAAAGTCAAAGCCATTCAAGCTCCCAAAGCCCGAAGTTTTGATGGAACATATGAAGACTTTAATGGACGGCAAGCTAGGAAAATTGGCAAAAGAATTGACTGAAGAGTTTACCGAGGATTTGAAGGATATGTTCGACGAAAGCGATCAAAACAAGTCCGTCAAGGACATTATGGCTCAAATCATGAAGGACCCCAAAAAGATCATGTCGATTATGAAAAAGATCACCGACCGGCTGCAAAAGAAAATGAAGAGTGGCGATATTTCGCAAGAAGAGCTCATGAAAGAAGTATCCGGCATTGCCGAGAAGTTTAAGGAAATGGGTGGCGGCGAAGATATTATGAAACACTTTGCGAGCGGTCCTTTTGCAAAAATGTTTAAAAATATGGCCGGAAACGCAGCTGCCGCCGGCACGCCTTTGTCGAAACATTCGGCAATGAAAGAGAGGTTGCGCAAGAAAATGGAAGAGAAGCAGCTTCGCATCGCTCAAGCGCAGCAAGTGCAAGTGCAGGCTCAGCAAGTGCAACCACAACCTATCATTGTGAAAATCGGCGACGAAATACAGGAAAAGTCCGGATTAAGACCGCCACCTTCACCGATGCAATCTGCAAGTGCTTTGTCCGAGGAAGAACTTGTGAAACTTTTTGGAAATGGTACGGGTGGCAATAAGAAAAAGAACAAGAAAAGGGCATAAAAGTATTTCGCACAGCTGTTTCATAATAATGTTCGACATCGTTATCCCACTCGGTCCCAACGACACTGAAAATATCGAAAAACAAATATCTTGCACGAAAAAAAACGTAGTCGGGTTTCGAAATATTTATATTGTAAAGGCACCTTCGGTGCAGACCGTCGGACGCAAAGCGTCCTTAACTCCACTCCAAATACAAATTGATGGTTGCATCGTCATCGACGAATCTATTTTTCCCTTTGCCGACCAAATTGCAGTCTATCATAACAAAAACAACCGAAATGGTTGGTACCTCCAACAGCTTATTAAATTGTACGCAGGGTTCGTTATTCCGGGCATTCTCGACCGTTATTTGGTCATCGATGCCGATACATTTTTCTTGAATCCAACCATTTTCATCAATTCCGAGAATCAATGTCTCTACAACTTTAGTAGAGAACATCACACCCACTATTTCGACCACATGCTAAGACTTCATCCCGACTTTACGCGCGTCTATGAACTCTCGGGAATTTGTCACCACATGATGTTTGAGACCCGGATTCTTGAAGAAATGATGGAGAAAGTTATTAAAAAAAACAGTAGCAATGACCCTTTCTGGGTGATTTTTCTTGAAAAGGTGGAGCCATGGTTGCGACATGGGTACGGATCGGGTGCGTCCGAATACGAACTCTATTTCAATTATGTTTGCAAATTTCATATGGACAAAATCGAAATCCGCGAACTTCAGTGGGAAAATGTTAAATGTCTAGATCTCGAGAAGTACGCCGGTTTGGATTACATTTCAAATCATCATTTCATGCGATCATAAAAAAAATGACAATCTATTTGAGAGACAATGCTTGGTTCCGAGCCGAAGGTGTGATCAAACTCGGCATCGCGTCGTCTCCCAAAGATCGCGAAAATGGCGGTTACGTAACCGGCGAAGTAATTCGAGGTGAATATATCATGATCCTTGAAATCCCACGTGATCGGATGCGACTCATCGAGAATTTACTTCATCATGAGTTTAAAGATTTTCACGACTACCGTGGCGGAGGCACCGAATTTTACAAAAGATGCATCATTGATCGCATTGAACCCCTTTTAGATTCTTTGGGTATTGAATATAAAAGGTTAACAAAAGCGGAAATCGAAACACTCCATCGGTGTGAACACATTCCTAAAAAGGTAAAGGAAAAAGTGAAAGCAATTATTAAGTCCACGGATTTTCCTGCAGTTATACAACGGTTGAAGCAAGCGAAGCAGGCGACCCTTCAACCATCTGCCCACCAACAAGAGGTTTTGAACCGTATACAAGAATATTACAGCCGAAATAATATTGGCAAAATCATTTGGGCATGTGGGCTCGGCAAAGCCTTGCTTAGTATCCTCATTGTAAAAAAACTTGGTGCTACCAAAATTTTGTTTGGCGTCCCAAGCATCCACTTGCAGAAACAAATCACAGAAGAAATTGTGCGGGTGTTTCCGAATGCCCAAATTACATATACTGGAGGCGGAGGTTCACAAAGCGTGCGATTGCAAAGCGAGCGAAGCGAGCAACTGCGTTGCAACAGTGGTGTGCAAAGCATGCAAGGCAGTCCAGAGTTTGTCATCACAACCTACCACTCTTGCCACTTACTCCTCGATACAAAATTCGACTTCAAAATAGGAGATGAAGCACACCATTTGGTAGGGATCGACAAAGAAGGTTTCCGCCAATTCCACAAAATACCTGCAAACAAAACTTTGTTTATGACTGCCACTGAAAAACTCGCCGACGACGGTTACTCGATGGATGACCAAACTGTTTTTGGACACACAATCGATACAAAATCCGTGCGCTGGGCCATCGAAAACAAACGCATCACCGATTACAATATTCTTGTTTTAAAAAACACCGAAGAACAAATCGACACTATTATCCGCAAATTTGGCACAGCCGGTTGCAACAAAGATTTGTTCGTCTCTGCTTACATGTGTCTAAAATCATTCGAAAAATACAAAAGTCTTTCACACATGTTGTTGTATACAAATACCACCGATGACGCCGAGCTTGCCAAACAATATATTTCGCAAATTTTGGACACCGGCATCTTGCCAATTCGTAAAGAAGATGTATACAACAACGCTTTGTATAGTAATCCAAAAATCGATACGGTGTGTGAACTCGCCGCTTTCAAATCAAAACCCTTTGGAATCATTTCTTGCGTTTTCCTTTTCGGCGAGGGATTCAATGAACCCAAGTTGAACGGTGTTTGTATCTCATGCAATATGCAAAGTGAAATACGTATTGTACAATATTTGCTGCGTCCAAATCGCATCGATCGCGATAATCCCCAAAAAATCGCGTTTGTCGTGATTCCCTACATCGACTACGACGACTGGGAAAATGAGAACCGTTCTTACCAAAAAGTGCGGACCATTGTATCACAATTGCGGAATGTAGACAAGAATGTTGAACAAAAGATTTGTCAGGGGATTCTAGGGCAAAGTGAGACCGAGCCGAAACCGAATGGAGGTGGCAACGTTGGTTCGCAGATTGACAACAATATTTTGTACGAAGGAGATCCAGAAGAACTCAAATTGAGACTTAGATACAGCAAAACACTTGATTCAAAATTGTCCGAGTTTCAAGATGAGTTTAATTATATTCGAGCAGTTAACAAGTCTTTGGGATTAAAGTCGAAAATGGAGTACAGCAAATCGCGAAATCCGATACACGATCCGGAGAAATACTTTTTGTCCAAAGGTGTCTGGACAAATTGGTATGATTTTTTGGGTGTTGATACAAGTGGTTTTATTCAATACAAACCCGAATGGAAACAGTTTTGTATTGAAAAGTCGGTTAGATCCGTAGAGGACTACTTTGAATTATGTAATTTGTATGATGTCTTACCTAGAGAACCGGGAGACTTTTATAAAGATTTTTCAAATCTTCCCACTGAACTGGGATTTTATAATTTAAGAAGACTTTAAAATTATATTTTTACGGTTTATTTAATTAAAAATTCTAATTTTTGTTGAAAAACGTCTCGATAATCGGGGTGTAAATTTTCGATTTGATATAGTCCAATCGCATCGATGAAAAAATTGAAGATGTCTTCGAACGGTTCGTTCTCCATGTTATCGAGTAGTTGTTGAAACACAGTGTCCTGCAAAAGTGCTTTGACAATCGTCTCAATGGTTGTATCGAGGTTGTTGTCGTTTTCTTCCAATCCTTCGATTAGAGCCGATGGTTTTGTCGTGTCATTGTATTTGCGAATATCCAAGTTGGCATTGCATGCCAGTTCTAAGATTGACCACTTTACGAAATATACAAGTTTAGCTTCCATGTTTGTTTTTTGACGATGAAAACATTTAGGAGTTTTTTGCGTTTTTTTGAAAAAGGGTGTAAAAATGAATTTTTTCAAAAAGAGGTCGGCGATTTTCATCTTCCATTTTTCAAAAAAGGTTTATCAATACAAAAACTTTAGGAGTTTTTTGCGTTTTTTTGAAAAGGGGTGTAAAAATGAATTTTTTCAAAAAGAGGTCGGCGATTTTCATCTTCCATTTTTCAAAAAAGGTTTATCAATACAAAAACTTTAGGCATTTCTTGCGTTTTTTTGAAAAAGGGTGTAAAAATGAATTTTTTCAAAAAGAGGTGGACAATTTTCATCTTCCAATTTTCAAAAAAGGTTTATCAATACAAAAACTTTAGGCATTTCTTGCGTTTTTTTGGAAAAGGGTGTAAAAATGAATTTTTTCAAAAAGAGGTCGGCGATTTTCATCTTCCAGTTTTCAAAAAAGGTTTATCAATACAAAAACTTTAGGCATTTCTTGCGTTTTTTCCAAAAGGGGTGTAAAAATGAATTTTTTCAAAAATAGGTCGGCAATTTTCATCTTCGAGTTTTTGAAAAACATTTAGGAATTTTCATTTAATCATTATGTAGGTGATACAAAATACACAATTTTTGTATCAACAGTTGTAGATAAGTGACCGATAATACTCCAACTCTAACCACTTGTTACCAATAAATTTGGTCTCGTCATATACAGGCAACTCGAAATCCCACCAAGAATCAATGACGTGAATTGGTAATTCATTGTTTGTATAGTGCAGCAAGGCCTCGATAAAAGGACTCTTTAGAACAATCGGCACACACTTGACGTAAAAACATTCCCACAAACGATGCGTATCGACTCCGTTCCCCTCGGGGCAAACACACCATCGATAGTTGGACAGCCGCTGCACATGCTCGCGTCCTGTTACCATCGGCAACCATTTTATACCCCGCGATACCAGGGCATCGACACACGGTCGGCGTTTCTCTACATTTGTGTAGACTTGAAAATTCAAATAAATGTCGTCGGACGTTTTTTTAAAAGGTAGACCCGCGAAATTTTGCAAGTCGCCGTGCTCCCACTGACTGTTTGCTAATCCGATGGGTAAGAAATGCATTTTGGGATGGACAAAACACAGATTCTGCCCCCACCAGCGGATCAGAAGCGGCGATGCCAATATTTGTATCACATGCGTGTTTGTATCAACCAAGTTTGTATCTGAGTTGTGAGTAATGAGAGTGAACGGATTTTGAAAGTAGTGCAACTTATTTGCAAATTGTTGTAACCGATGTGTATACAAAAATAGTATTCTCGGATTATCAAACTTTCCGCAAATATCGCTGAGCACTTGGTGTTTCTCGATTTGCTCGAATATTATCGGATTAGATAGAAGGTCTTCTGGTTCACCCAGATACAATTCTGCCGCATTTTGTATACTCTCACCGTTTATCATTTATTAAAGAAACTTTACAATAACCTTTTATATACTTGTTGTTGTATTTTTGTCGTTTATCTTACTGATTTTATTTTGTATCAACAAAGTAAAATAAATAAATAAATATGTTTACAATTGTGTTGGTTTGTCTCGGAAACTTTCAAGAATATATTTTAACCAACATTGCGCAACTTGTAAAGTTGGGGCACAACAATACAAATATTTATGTATTGACCAATGACCACTTGATGCCCGAGTTTGAACCATTTGCTGATATGGTGACATTGGTTTCGGTGGAGTCACTGGATGACCCATTTGATTTCAACAATCGATCTCAACTTGAACGACAATTTCGGAATGGGTTTTGGCATCACACTTCTGCACGATTGTTTGTATTGCACGCCTTTATGCAAAAGTTCGGTGTCACGAATGTGATTCACATTGAGAATGACGTGCTTTTATATTACAACTGTGACGATACAATCGGGCATACTTTGTATAATGCCCAGCATTTGTATTTACCCTTCGACACATTTGAACGAAACATTGCCAGCATCGTCTACATTCCTGACGGCGCCATTTTTGGAGAAATTTTGAGTCACTACGATTTTGCTAAAAATGATATGTACAATTTTAGTGAAATCCGGAAGAAAACCGGTCTTATTCGTAATTTTCCAATTTTTGTATCCGAGGGCGATGAAATAGACGAAAGGGCATTTGTATGTACCGGCTACGACAAATTTGGTGGATACATATTTGATGCGGCAGCCATGGGGCAGTATGTAGGAGGCGTCGACCCGCGAAACACTCCGGGAGACACCCGCGGATTTGTAAACGAAACTTGTGTAATAAAGTATTCAGACGAGGGAGAAATCGTTTGGACAACCGACGACGCTTCACAACTTCGAAAACCTTTTCTCAAAATCAAGGGCAGCAATACAAAAGTGCCGATTTTCAATTTGCATATTCATTCGAAAAATTTGCACTTGTATCTATAACCCCGAGTTACGACTTGATTGCAGAATTTCGCAACACCTCGAGGGCGTGTTCCTTATTATAAAAGTCACCGACTTTTACAAATTTGTCCTTCTCGCCGTCTTTATAGTGTCGCAAAAAGTATTTGATACAATTTAAATCGTGTTCATTAATGTCCGAAATGTTGTCTAAATATTTAGACTTGGGGTCAGCTTTCTCGACGAGAACCGCAATAATTTTGTCGTCAATGCCGTTTTCATCCTCGGTATAAACACCGCCAATGATTTTGCACATCACCTTAGCGCCAGGGTGGATCGCATAATCGCATACAATAATAATATCAAGCGGATCGCCATCTCCCGATAATGTGTTGGGTACATATCCATAATTGTAGGGATAAATATTCGAGTTATGTAAGACGCGGTCGAGAACCAAACACTGATTTTCCTTATCAAACTCGTATTTCAAGTTGGATCCTTTGCTAATTTCGATAAAGGCGGTGCAGTCCATATTTGTATTTAATTGTTGTCGAACAAACAGTTTATATTGTTTTTTTTTCACAAATTTGTATTCAACCGTGTATACAAAAAGGTCATAAACAAATATACTACCATGGCCGCTTCTTCTTCTACTAAGGATACCTCGGCTTTAATCAATAGCTCTTCTTTTGAGTTTTTTGTTCGGTTAACAAAGGAAAACCATTTTAATGTCTATGGTTCGCATTGTGACGGCGATGATGATAAAAAGATTTACCAGACTTTGAGTACCGCGGAAGAAGTTGCCGATCTAATTCACCAGCACATCTCCACGGCGTGTCAATTCTTTATTGTTCAAAATAACGACAAAATTTTTGGCGGGAAATCCACTTTTGATGTTGTCTTCCACCAAACATTCAGTTGCTTAGACGAAGTTGGCAACTTGGGTACAACGCTTACAACTTGTATTGATTCTTTAAGAAATTATTAAAATTAATAAATTTAAAAAAACATTCTATATTTTTTTCGGCGCAAAATAGTTGGACACCAAAATTGAAATAGTACCGAGAACCTTTTTCCAGTTGAGCGTTTCGTTGTCAAACAGCATACCATAAATGTAGGACATCACAACGCCAAAATAGGACAACGGAGCGTAGATATCGGGATCCAGTCGGTACGAGGAAAAGAAGCGCAGCACGTAGCCGACCGATCCGATAATACCGTTGATCAGCATCGAGAGCCCAACCCGTGTTTTGTCTTCCACTACATATTCTTGATGATTGTATACAACATATGCGGTCATAATCACTGCGCCTAAAAAGTATGAAATAAACAAATGATTCCAGTTATTGGTTGTTTTCACGCGGCGCACAAGGAAGTAAAGGAATGCCTCGGTAAGTGCTGCCATTAAAATCATGCCTACTCCGTAATAAAAGTCGACACCCGTCGCAGCATCCCTGGCTTTGTCTTGACCAAGAATGAAAAGTGCGAGACCAATAAATATAAACAAGTAGGAGTTGTGCCAAACCACGCCGGCTAGTAACAAAATCATAAGCGGATAACTGTTGAAAATAGCGAAAGAGACTCCGGAGTCAAGATTGCGGAATCCCTCGTAAGAAAAGTAGATGTGCGACAAATTCACAAGACCGAGCGTCAGCGAGTCAAGCGACCCGATGGATGACTTGATAAATGACCAATCGACAAAGGCGGCAGCAATCACCACGTAAGTAATAAGTCGCGTCCACAATTGCAAAATATTCGAGATGCCAATCTTCTTAACAAAAATTGGATAAAGACTCAACAACGATTCCGATACAAGTTTTGCCAAAATTTCCAAAAGCATTTATACAATTTGTACAGATATTATATATATATATATATGGAGTGGATTATTGTTGGACTAATTGTTGTATCAAGTTCGATGGTTGTATGCTTAGGTGGAGTTTATTATCGTTTATTTTTTTATCTGCCCGTGCCCGATACATCGCCAAAAAAATCACTGTTACCAGCAGCAGCAGCAGCAGCAGTGGAATCAGAACCCGAAGTAGTTTTCGACTCGATATATAGACAAAAAATATGATTTATAGACAAGATGCGTGTTTTTGTATATAAAAAATCCCTATGAACAAGAAAACCATTGTAAGTTTTGATATTGGAATTAAGAATTTGGCGTACTGTGTATTCCAGTTGCAGGGTTCTTCGGATATACAAATTGGTGACTGGGGAATCATTAATTTGTCGGATACGACAAACGCACCCCGTTTAACAACCGACTTGTGCAATTGTTCGAAAGCCAAATCCGCAGGAATTTGTGGAAAGAAAGCCACCTACATGCTTGGCGACAAATTGTATTGCAACGTGCATGCAAAAACTATGCCACTACCGACCATAGAAACGTCGCCGGCTGCCATTCGAAAGATGAAGGTGGACGAACTCACACGATTGTGTGCGATGCGATATATACAAATTGACGACAAAGATAAAAAACCGGCAATTGTTGAAAAGGTCCTGGCACACTTTGAAAAGTGTGTGCTTCAAGAGATTAAGAAACCGAAAAAGGTGAATGCCAACCAAATCCACTTGGTAGATATTGGCAAACGAATCAAGACGAATTTCGACGCCAAATTTATCGAAACCCCGACCAATGTTATTTTGGAGAATCAGATTTCGCCCATCGCAGGCCGAATGAACACGATTCAGGGCATGGTTGCGCAGTATTTCATCATGCGAACCGACACCATACAAATTGATTTCATTTCGTCGGGGGGCAAACTGAAGGGGCTGGCAGCGCCGGAAAACACAAATTACAGCGATCACAAAAAGGACGGTATCCGCTTTTGTAACATGTTTATGGACGCAAATCCGTCTCTTGCCGCCTACAAATCGGTATTGGAAAATACGCCCAAGAAGGATGATTTAGCAGATTGTTTTTTACAAGGCATCTACTTTTTGAAAAAGCAAAATATAATTAACTATTCGGATGATTTAAAAATAAAGTTTGTGTCATAATAATATTACATACAAACATGGAATCTTTTGACTTGGACATTAACAATCTTGAACCGATCGCACTCGATATTGACATGGGGGCTACCAATAAAACTTTTATCGGCGGTGCCGAATTATTGATGAACACAAGTAAAAAATCAGCCAACCAAAGTTCAAATATTAGTTTAGGCGATTTGGATTCACTCGAGACCGAGTTGAACAGTTATTCGTCGTCGTCGTCGTCGTCGTCGTCGTCTTCGTCGTCTTCTGCAGCACCTTCGGCTGCGCCGACGCAGTCACAGTCTACAAAGGTATTGACCGGTCTTACATCCTTTTTTGGTTTCGGTGGCGACAAACAAGACGAGTCGTCAGGAGGATCTGCTTCTTCTTTAGGCCAGGCCACGAAAGAAACCAACTCTGGTACCACCAAGTCGTGGGACGGCTTTACGAAAGTTAACGATATTCCCGAAATGCCCACCCAAATCCCAAGCCGAATGACCGATCGCGAAAAGTTACGAAAGAAAAAGCTGATGATTAAACGGTTAGAAGAGTGGCGAGCCAAAGGTCTTGTTAGTAATAACACAATGTTCAATAACGACACCCCTTACGAGGAGATTGAGGACGAGTACGAGACGGCGCTCGAAGACAAGAAGAAGGGCGAAAGCAAGAAGCTTTACGGATGGTGGTTCATGACCTTTGTGAATACCATCGAGTATGCAAACGCCGCTTTCAATCCATTCGATATCAACCTCGATGGATGGGGAGAGCAGGTCAACGACGATATCGACAGTTATGATGAAATTTTTGGCGAACTTTATGACAAGTACAAGGGCGGAAAGTTGAGCCCCGAAATCGCGCTCTTGATGCGCCTTGGTTTCAGTGCGGCTGTGGTGAATTTTACCAACAAGGCCTTATCGACGGCCACGCCCGGATTTAACGACGTGATTCGACAGAGCCCGGATTTGATGAAAATGTTTACTAATGCTACGGTGAACTCGATGGCTCAGCAGAGCCCTGGATTTGCCTTTGCAAACAATTTAGTAAATCCCGAGCCAGACCATAAGATGGGCGTGCCGCCCAAGCCTGTGGATCCCAGAGCGGCGCCGGCTCCTCAGAGACCCGGGATGGTTTTCACCGAGCAGCAGTCGAGCAGACCTGATATTAATGCGGGACGAGGCGTCATGTTTAACGAAGCCGGCGTTGATTTGAACAACAAGTTTGAGAACCCAAATACGTATGGCGGAAGACCTCCGCGCAATGAGATGTCGGGACCCAAGAACACAAACATTGACTCGATTTTGAGCGGACTCAAGCCCAAGACGGTAAATATTCAAGAGAATCGCGACAATGATTCGATGGTGAGTGTCTCTTCATTAAAAGACTTGAACGGGGATGTTCCCCGGTCGTCGAATCGGCGCAGAAAGGGCTCGGATAAAAATGTGGTTTCCTTAGACATTTAGGCAGATTATTTCTTCGCATATTTTATATGAGTGGAAGACAAATTAAACCTATCATTTTGAGTATTGCTACCAAGCTTTTCAACTATATGCGCGAAAACAAGGTTTCGTTTGTTGGAGGCAAAGTCATTAAAGGCGGCAACGACAAAATAGCCAAAGTAGAAAGCATGTTGAAAACCTTGCTTGATGTGATCTTGATGGTGATTACAATTGTTTTGATTGCGACAGAAGCAGTCAGTAAAGACGATGTACTTACAGTTCTCAGACACTATGAGGAGAAGGCGGAGACAGATCCAGCAGAAGTGGTCGAAGAGATTGTAGTGCATCCCCATATGGCCGATGCAAAGAAACTTGTTAAAGAATCTGAGGGTCAACCACGACTTTTGGCAATCGAAAACATAGTTGACCAAGGAGATGTTGATTCGGAGGTTAACAAAATTATGATGGATATATTTGGCGATGCGGATGATTTTGGTGTAGCACGAGTTGCAGATGATGTTACTTTGGATGATATTGTGCACGAACTCGGAGAGATTGGAAACAAAATCGATGCTAAAATTCGCAAAATCCCGCACGGTCAACGAGGTGTAGAGTATAACAAAGATTTCTTACCTCGCATTGGAGAAGGAGACATTAATATAGTTGACAAGTCGAAACCATACAATGGGCAAGTTGCTCCTGTTACGAGGTTTTATCCCAAAAAGACAGTTCGCAAGATCCGACCCGATAGTTCATGGATTGAGAACAAGGGTGGTTCGAAGAACAAGGGCAGATCGAAGAACAACCGTGGATCTTCGAAGAGACGCAAGAGAACAGAAAAACGCCGAAAGAATCGAAAATAATTTTTAATTGTAATAAATAATAAACATTAACTTTATTATTTAGTAGTTTAGATGCAGCTGTTGTTCGAAATCACGCTCAGTGATTGGACACCGACAAATCCCAATCCCGCATACAAGTATGTGAAACTTTGGCTCATGGAGGGTAAAATTGTCATGACCCAGTTTGTAAGGCAAAATACTTTTAAGAAAAGGCTTCCTGACCGCATTCTCAGCAACTATTTGTTCACACCGTTGGAGCTCGGCATGTTAAAACAGCAACTCGATACAATCAAAAAGTTCACGCGAACATTTGTGGTCAGTCTTCCATCACTCGGTCTCGAGTATGAGCTCGAAAAAAGTGTTCGTTCGTTCGAGACATTTGTCCAAAAATATAAATCAGAAACTGGCCAAATCTTTACTCGCGTTTACACAAATGTGGTGACACAATTAAAAGGGGAAATCGAGAATTATCAGAGAGAGCTGGCGCAGCTACAACGCAACTACAATGTGTATAAAGCGGAATTCAACGAGTTTGTCATGGAGCATTATAACGAGAGTTTACAAGCCCGGTATAATGATCTTTTGGTAAGGAACAAAGAGCTGGAAGACATGTTTGAAAAAGAGAGGTTCGAAAAAGAGCAGTTTATTGCGTATTGCAATAATTTGAACGAGAAAATTATGGTTTTGACTGATGAGTAATTTAGGGATGTTTTCTGCTTCTTTTTTGCTTTTTCCCTCGGGTCTTTCGATTTCTTCGTTTTGTTTTCTTTCCACCTAAAAGATAGTTTTTTCTTTGGTACTTTTTAAATATATCACCACTATCTAAAAAACTTTCAGCGGTAAACTGTGCTACCGTCGAGAAATATCCTTTGGACGGACCGTAGATGTTTGGTCTCTTAGTGTCTAAACATGTTTGAAATCTCTCATTATTTAACCAATCTTCCGACGTAGCATCTTCTCCTGGTAATTCACCATCCCCTTTGCAAATAACCATCGCTTTATCGATTGTTTTCCCCACATTGCAAATTCTGTTAGTAGTCTGATGTGCAAAATCGTGTCGCCAATTATTAACTAAACTTCCATGATTCGTATCAAATACCGTTAAGTTTGATGTGCTTCCTGGTAAATGAGCAGCAAATGGACGCATATTATTCTTTAGTATAAAGTTTACCATTGTTTTAGGACCTAAGGAACCAAATATAAGAATCGGTTTATGAAAACATGTAATCGAAGTTAAATCATATGTTTGAGGTATACCAAGGTATTTAAAACCAAACTCCCACAAGTCACCATCATCATATTTTGCATTGTTTTCATTATATTCAAATTCGTAAAATATTCTGTTATCAAGAGCACTCTTTATTTCGCTCATTATTTTGTTTTTAATTTCTGTATTGGTAGAATACAGTCTTTTAGGAATTGTTTCGCGAAAAACTTCTCTTACAATTTGATTTTGACGATCTTCTGGCAACTCGTTAAAATAAGTGAACCCAATTATTTCTTTTAAAAAATAATCAAAAACTTCTCCACTAGTCATTGGTTCGTAATCTTTTCTTAATTCTTGGTAGCATTCGTTTGCCGGGTCAACAGACCACCTTGTCTGTTGAATTCCCATAGCTTTTTGCATTTGGTCAAAATCTATTTTTTCTGCAGCAAAGTAATTCAAGTAAAACAAACATTGCAATATATCCCAAAAATTGTCAGCTCCTTTATGGGTTTCACAGAAACTGTCAAAACCTCTCCAATCATTCGAACGTATCAGTGGTTCAATTATTCCAATAAGACTGTTTTGCCAATCTCCATTTTCCAAGGGAGCAAGAATTCTTTTCAAATTTTTGTTTTTAGAAACATATCTGGTTTCAATATATTTTGTTAAGTCAACGTCTTCGTAAGAAATTCGGTCTCTTTTTTGTTCAGATGCAGGTTCGGGTTCGTCAGGTTTTCCTCTTTTTTTTCCTAAATCAGGAGAAGTATCCATTATATATATATATCACAATATATAAATGTCAAAAACCAGTCACAGATATCGAACCACACAACGGGCCAAATCACCTCCGCAAATGTCTTATACGAGAAAAGCAAACGGAGAATATGTTTACAAACCATTGAACAAAACGCAGCGAGAAAAATCTTTGAGACATATTCGAAAACATCTCGAAAAAAGAGCACGAGTCCCGAAAGAAGACACAGACTTATTGGTGAACTTTAGAAATAATGCGCACATGCCGCCTCCTCCCAGCGAAGCTCCGCCTCCATTGGAGGTCGGCGTAGCAAACGCCCTTTTGGACTTGAAACGCGGCAAATATGACGGCAAAAAATCCCGCAAAAGTAAATAAATACAATATTTTTTTTTAATGTTAATAATTAAAAAAAAAAATAATAATTATTCAGGAACAACAATATTTTTCAAAGTATCGTGACTAATGGGCGCCTCGACCAAAACATCGGGAATACTCTCACCAAAATAAATTTTCGAAATGGACCCGAGAGCCTTCACTTGCTCATATCTCAAAAACTCTTCCGTCAACAAAATCTGGTTGCCTTCGGCCTGCTTCTGGCTCTCGTAAAATTTCGTGTCTGCGATAGACATCTGGCGTCTATTCTCAATCTCTTGAATCGTAAACTCGGACTGTTTTTTCTCGATGGCTTGTTCATTTTCGACCGCGGCAACTTTGGCCAACTGGCGAGCCAAGATGGTGGCCTGCTCTTCGCGCGTCTCGGCTTGCTTCTTTTCCACCAACTGTTTGTTTGTGGCAATCTGCAAATTCGTGGCTTCGGCTTCAACTTGCTCGAATTTCTGAAGAATGTGTGCAGGAACAGCGGGTTTGGTAACGCGAACGCTGATGATTTCGATGCCGGGTGCCCATTTCAGCAAATCGACGCGCAACTGTTCAGCCAAATGATCATCAAGTGTATCGAATTTGGTGATATATACTTCTTGCAATGTGTTTTTGCTGCAAAACTGATTGACTTCGTGGTGAATTTTGTCGTAAATCCAGGTCTTGTCATAGTTGACAGTGTAGTTGCGGACGGTTTCGAGCAAATGCTTGCGGGACAACCGGTTGACAACTTCGATTTTGCCAAAGTTGATCAAAACCCCACTGGCAGTGCCGCAAGGTACGTTTTCGACACTATCAGTTTGAACAGTGTGCACAACTTCTGCAAAAGTTGTTACGAACGGTAGTTTAAAATGAATGCCCGGTTTCGTAGTTTCTTCCATGAGTGCACCATTCTTGTAATAAACGCCCTCGCGGCCTTCATGAATTTGGTGAACAGTGATTGTCGCGATAAAAGCCACCGTAGCTAAATAAATTAATGCAGATGCCATTTTTTTGGGGAGGGGGGGTTATGTATTCTATAATTTTTTTTGATAGTTTAGACAGAGAAAACAAAATAAGGAACCATATATGACACAATAATTAGTAAAAATATATTTGCATTTGTGCTAAGACTACTTAATAAAGTTGCCAAGACTGCAGTTCCAATAATCATTTGAGCATCGGCCAACAAAATTGTCGCTCCAAGTTCGTTTGCATAATCTTTGAAAGCATCCAACACTTTGCTAACGCCGCGCGGGAAAGCGTAAAATAGTTTTGCAAACAACAAATCGTGCATAAGTTGGACGAGTACAGCGACAACTAAAAATAGTGAAATATTCCAACTCCAATTGAAGTATGTGTAAACCAATCGTGCGAGTGTTATTCCAATAACCAAACTGAGAACGTCGGCGACAAATGCCCCAATATGAAATTTGTGATACCACGCGACAAGCGTTTTGGACTTTATGTGTCCCAACTCCAAAAGCAAAATAACGAAAAGATCAATAATCATTGCAGAATTCAAGATTGGTAAATAGTCCGACGTATTCGTAAACTTTGATATGTCTCTAAATAACATAATTATACATTGCCATTTGATTTTTTTTACGATTCTATCATAAAATTTTTCCGAACACAGCTCTAACACATTTCTTTAAAATCATGAGTTCTTCTTGTAAAAAATGCACCGAAACATTTATGTGCGACAAATGTTTGATTTTGTCTTTGTCATGTGAAATACAAAATCAAACGAAAAACATAAAAGAGTTTAGGTGTGAGCGGTGTTTTTGTAATGTGGAATTGCCTTGCGATTTTTTGGGATTATGTGGCGATTGTATTATTGAGCAAAACAAACAGAATTTTTTGACAGGTAGTACATTGACCGAGAAAATGGTCATCAAATTGACACTCGACTATTACGCTGGAAAGTGTTCAAAGTTAGTGTGTTGCGACACCGAAAGCCGCTCACATAAAATTCAAAAAGAACTGGAAACCATAATTTGCACTTTTGCGCCGTTTGTTCTGTATAAATAAACACCACCTCTCTCAACCAACCAATCATTTCGTTTCTTTTACAAAAATTCTGGATTCCATTCGTTGAGTCCGTGCAAAAACTCTAAAACAAATGGGTTGCAACTAGCTGCAAAATAGTTGATAATTCTTTGAAATAATCAATTATTTTTCGTTCTCTTTATTTATTTTATATTTTCGTAAACCATTCATTTTTGCTACATATACATTCATTAGTGCCATTACATCTTTTACTAATTCTTCTTCCGGTTCCATTTTGTCTTCTTCATTCATTACAATTATTTTGCCTTTTGAGTATTCTTCGATGAGTTCTTCTATTAATTCGTAACCAAAGCGTGTTAATCGATCTCTGTATGCAACTACAAGTTCATTTACTTTTCCACTTATTGCGAGTTTAATTATTTTTTTTATTCCTCTTTTATTTAAATTTAATCCGGATCCGATATCTTCGATTAAAACATGATTTGGATATTTATTGACCATTTGTTTGCGCTGTCGTTCTAAATCGTCTTTTTGATTCATCGATGATACTCGTATATAACAAATATTCAGTCGTTCTTCATCATCGAGTGTACTAAAATCAGTTGAGGTGTTTTCTTTTTTTTGCATTTCAATAATTTTTTTTACATTGTATAATCTTTGATTCCCGTTTGTTCTTATTGTTTCTATTAGTCCCTTTTCCTCCCATAAATACAATGTTCTCTGGTGTACTCCTAATATTTCAGCTGCTTGTTTTCCTTTTACAAAAGTTTCACAGTTCATGATTAATTTTAATTGTATAGTGTAATAATATTCTTTTTATATAATTTACAATTTGTGTTATAAGTAATATAAAGAAAATATGTAATACAAAATATTATATGAAAAAGAAAAAACACAATACTGACGTATTTTTAGAAAAATACAAAAGTATTGTTGCTACTCATCAAGACACTATTCCTACATTTCAGAATTTAGATTTATTACATAAAGATGTTATTGACACAAATTCATGGTTTTCTATACATCGTTGCTCTGAAGAAAAAGTGCATAACATCAAAATTGGTAAAACTGATAAATTACCAGAGTCCGGTTATAAAATGATCAAAGTTGATATGATTTTGAAATGTGTGCATAAAAAGATTCTAAAAAAATGGTTTAAGGCATCAACTGTTGTTTATAACTCAACGTTGAATTATATAAAAAGTTCATTTCCGTTTACAAAATCTTTTATTACCAAAAATATGATTGGAACCAATAAAGACTTTTACAATAATTACTATATTCGTAACATGATGAAAGAAGTCAAATTACAGATTCAAAACGGGTTTTCATTTACAATCGATAAACAAAATACAATTAGTAAAAAGAAATCTATAAAATGTTCAATTGACATTCATACACTTGATAAGACAATTTTTCAGTTGACACAGAATATTAAAAGTGCAGTTTCTAATGTGAAGACTGGAAACTTTAAAATGTTTAGAATGAAATATTGGAAGTTTACAAGACCAAGTCAAACGCTTGAGTTCGAAAAAGGAAAAATAAAAGATGGAATTTTTTGCAAGTCTGTATTTGGTGATTTACCAAAAATAAAATTTGTATATAACCACAAAGAGTTTAATTTGCAAAATATAAATTGTGATTTTAAAATAAACTATAATTCGATTTTGGACAAATACACTTTGTTGGTTCCAGTTAAATTAGAGGATTTACAAACCCAGCAAAAAAACAATGTTATATCATTAGATCCTGGATTAAGAACATTTATGACTGGATTGAGTAATAATGAATATGTTTCAATTGGAAATGATGTGCATTTGAAAATTAAAAGTATGTTAAACAGATTGAATACTATTAAATGTAATAAAGAAATCAAAAGTTCAATAAAAAAAAAGAACGAAAGAATCATTAATAGGAAAATAGAAAACAAAGTTAATGAGTTACATTGGAAAGTAATAAATTTTTTAACAAACAACTATGATACAATACTATTAGGTGATATGAGTGCCAAGAGTATTGTAAAAAAAAATTCAAGTGTTTTATCAAAAGTTGCAAAGGTTGCTTGTTTAAGAACAAAATTCTATGAATTCAGGATGCGGCTAATTTACAAATGCAGTATAAAAGGTTGCAAATTTAGTTTAATAGATGAATGTTATACATCGAAGACATGTTCAAAATGTGGAAATTACAATGAGAATCTAAAAGGAGAGATTGAATATGATTGTAAAAAATGTAATAATAAACAACACAGAGATATAAATGGTTGTAGAAACATTTATATGAAACAACATGTTTAACAAAAAAGTAAAAGGCCAGATACAGGTCTATATAAACTTGAACAATTTAAAGTCTGGTATATATGAAATATGTTTGTTTTTTAACAAACAAAAGTTATATAGGAACTGATTTGGTTGTTTATATTAATTTTTGGTATTATCAAGAATTATCAAGGTTTGTGTATCGGTCTTGGATTTTGTTGGAGATAAATGCATGACCAAAGTCTATAATCCAAATTTGTCCACTGTACTCAATAAAATTGTATCCCGTAATATCCGGATAATAGATATTATGATTATACAAAATGGTTAAAATCTCCCGAATTTTTGTTAACACATGTTCGGGAACATCTGTACTCCGTGCTCCATAAAAGTCGGACACACACATTTGTGGAATTCTCTGCATCTTCATCAGCCCCGTCTTTATGTCATAGGAATAAGGACGGGGCACGCGGAAACCGTACGTTTCCGATAATCCGTATACATACTTGTGCAAAAGCCACTCTTTATGTGAGACCGTTTTCGTATAAATGTAGTTACTCGTCATAATAAAATTACGTAGAAAAAAAAATGTTGACAAATACTTATGATAATCGCACCAACAATGATTGTTGGTTCGATTTTGATATACCGCTCGAAAAGTTGCACGCCGACCTTTCGAAAAAGAAAAATGCCACCTACGATTTCCACTATTTTGTTGAGCACAATTCGCACGAAGAGTTGGCTCACTGCTATTCAATGATGCTTGCCTCGAAGAAGTGCAGTAACACACCAGTCGACTTTGCGAGTCGACTTACCGAAGAACAGCTTGCCGAGTTGGTCGAGTTCTTGCTAGATCCGCAAGAATTGGTTGTGATTGAGTCGATGCATATTCTTCGCACTATGGGTATTCAACTTGATAAACAAACATGGATCGACATGTATGAGTTCTCGATGTGGCATCCGAATGCAATTGTTTGCCATGTGTGTAGAAAGATCGATTGGAAACTTACACGCCAATATTTTCACGATACCGGTATACTTGAGTGTTGTTCATGTCATAAAAATAAACGATTGCATCCGGGCGTGGGCGAACTTGATATTGACTTTGATACTTTTGATTTGCGTTTTTATAAAAATTAATATAAAAAATAGATTAATATATAAATTAAAAAAAATGTTTAGCACGATATTTAAAGGACTTCAAACATTATTTGTAAACACGTTGCTCTCATTATTTTGGACATATAGTTATTACAGCGTTGTTGTCGAGGATCGGTTAAAGGCGATTGGAATCAATTTTAAAATTTTAAAACCGCGACTAAAAGCGGAGCCCGCGCTTGATCAGTGGACTTGCACTGCGACGATTGTGAATGGCGACAAACTAATTGAGCACTACATTTATAGCAATGAGGATGTTCCGCTGGACAACGACGCGGATGCCTTATATTTACAAAAGTTAACAAGCGGGCAAAGGATTGCAAGAGTTCGGTCATCTTTATCACCACCAAGTATTGAACCAAACAATACGCGCTTCCTGAATATAATGTATTTTCATCATGATATGAGCGACCCGATCAAACTGACGCTAGACCCTGCGTATATACAAACCGGCAATGAAATTTTCAGCAAAACCTTTGTACTTAGACTGCTCAATTATCAGTACAGTCGCGACAAATATGAGTTTGATGATCAGTACTTGTTGCATATTATGGATGACAAAATCAAGAGTTTTACTATAAAGTCGAACCAATACTTGGTTTTTGTTGAGGGCGGATACACAATAAGGGGAACTGATAGTTCCCCTTTAACCCCTCCTTTTGATCCTTCCTCTTCTTTTTTAAATAAATAACCTAAGGTTCCAAGGGCGCGCCTCGGGCGAGCCCGAGCCGTTGGGTCCTTTTGATTCTTCCTCTTCTTTTTTAAATAAAGGGAGGGGTTAAAGGACACGAAGTGTCCGACGGTCGGCGCCGTTGGCGCCTTTAAAGGGGAACCGTAGGTTCTCCTTCAAAAAATAATTATATTTGCATAAAATTAATATAAAATATAATTATTAATCAACATTACATAGAAAAAAAATGGCCACGCTACATCCTTTGTCAAATAAATGGTCTTTGTACTATCATTTACAAACCGACAATAGTTGGACGCCAGAAAGTTACAAGGTCATTATGCGCGACATTGATCAGGCTGAACAGATTACCGCATTGAACCGCGCCATTCCCGAATACTTGTTGTATAACTGTATGTTTTTCTGCATGAAATCGGGAATATGCCCTACATGGGAGGATGTAAAAAACCGCGACGGAGGGTGTTTTTCCTACAGGGTCCCCAACAATGAGATTGCGGTTGCTTGGCGTTCTCTGATGTGTGCGATGGCCGGGTCAACTTTGACAAAGGGTACAAAGTACGAGTCGCATGTGAATGGCATCACCGTGTCGCCGAAAAAGCGGTTTTCGGTCATCAAGGTTTGGATGGATACTTGCAATTTTCAGGACCCCGATATTATCCGCGATATTCCGAGTCTTCCTAAAGACGGCTGTCTTTTCAAAAAACATGCACCTGAGTTTTAAAATTATTTACGAGAGGCCTTCTGTGCTGCTTTGGCATCACTTAGCTGTTTTTGAAGAACAACAATTTCAGCATCACTGTCGGTCTTTATTTTCTCGTAACGCGCCTTCACGTCGGGTTTTAATCTAATTTTGGTATTTGCAAGAACCCCTGCCACCAAATCGCGCAACTGTTGTTTGAGGTTCAACTTTTGACCAATGATAACGGGGTCGGTGGGGGTTTTGTACTTGTCGAGTTTCAGCTGATTATTGATAGTTGTGATTTTTTGTTCGGGAGATGCAGTTGCATTACCCTCAATTACATAGGGATGTAATAAGTAAACCGTTAATATTAATACAGCAACAATTATGATAGCAATGCCTTTTTTTTCAAATTTCATATTATTCTATATAATTTATAATAATATTAAAAAAACTTTTTTTTATTTCTTCTTTTTGTCATCGAATCCCTCGATGCTTTCGACGAATTCGTGAACGAAGTACCAAACAACGGCGAAAACGATGCCGTGAACCAACGCAGCAACTCTTCGGGAAGCACCGGTAGGCAACCAAATAAAAACTCCTGGACTGAGGATGGCGAAAAGAATCGCCATAATGACATATCTTACAATTTGCATTTTTTTTATATATTGTGAACCGACAAAAAAATCTCGGAACTCAAATGGGTCAAAAGGGAAGGATCAAAAGGAAACCTACGGTTTCCTTTAATTTGGCGGCAAAGGAGCCAAGCACAACTTGATCTCCCCAAGCGACGCTACATCATACTTTACAATCAGCGGCAAATCATTTCCTAAATACATTTCCAAGTGGCTGCACAAAGGTGTACACTTGATGAAATTGTTGAGACTCTTGACCGAAAACTCGCCCTGCACAATGACCGAAGGATCCGGCTTCACAATAAAGTCCATATGACTATCCGACTCGGACCGTTTAAACTTGGTCTTTGCAAATGTTCCCACACAAGAGAAGATCAAGTCATCTCCAACCGACTTGATTTCAACGCGATCGGTCAATGCATTCAAGTCTCTCACAATCTTTTGAAAATCGGCCGTGGGCAAATTGATAATCGTCGAGTACTCCACATCTGGTATGACCAACTCCTCCGGATCGGGCTCAATGAGTCGCAACTTGTAGTCGTAGGTCTGCCCTACATTCTTGTTGTCGAATTCCATGCCAAGGTACGACACGATTCCGTCCTGGTAATCCTCCTTATCAATATACATGGTGAGTGTGTCGTCATTCGACAGTGTTGATATCAATTTGAAGAAATGCATCGTGTTGGTACAAACCACAATTTTATCGGGTACGCACTTGTATAACTCAAACTTGTTCGAGTGCAAGATTACGCTTACCAACATGGTGTGGGTTTTATCAAAGTTGATAATCTTCATGCTGTCCTTGGTGAATGTAATGGTGGCATCAGTCAAAATATCCTTGAGCGCGGTGGTCAAGTTTCGAATCGGCTGGATCTGGACTGTTTTGATTGTTAACACGTGGTTGTTCTCGTTCATGATGATTGTTTACTAAATATATATAGTTCGTGTGTTTAAATATTTTTTTTGTAAAATAAGATTGTATATATACTAGAGTATGACCGATGCATTTACAATTAAAAATTACTCGATCCTCACATCATTCAATGGTAAGCAAATTTATTTGAAATTGATGGACACCGTGACACACATGGTGTACGAAACCAGCGTGGATAACTCGGAACTTCGGTTGTCTCTAACTTTAGACGATGTATACAAAATAGTGACCGCCTGTTTCGGAGAGGACGATGGATACAAAGTTGGCATCACTGTGCGCGCGGGGCTTATGAAAATTAAGTTTCATGCAATTGTTGGCGGATTTCTCAAAGTCGATTTCGACGTCTTAATCAAGGAAAAACTCATGACCAATGACGCGCAGCTCACGCTTTTTGTGAACCAGTTGGAGCAAAGACACGAGACGGCTGTTGACGCGTTAACAAACCGATGTGACGAACTGGTTTCGACCATTAAGAAACTTGAAGAAACCGTTTCTGCAATTTCTTGCGCAGAGATCGAGATGCGTGTCAATACCTTTGTCGCTCTTTCTACAACAACATTGTCGATACAAGGCGACGTACATTTGAAGGCAGACAAAATCAAATTGTTGTTTAAATTGCAGAAACTTCATTTGACGGCGTTTTCTCTTGTGGACTTAACAACCATTTCAAACAGCTCGGTCAAAGATTTGTATATTGATGCAGGTGGAAACACAAAATTTGTATCGTTAAGGGGGATTGAAGGAATGTCGAAGCTGGAGACTTTAGTGATTGCGAATGCGGCTTCTTTGCGCGATTTGTCGTGTTTATACAAAATGTCGTTGAAAGCAATAAAAATTGTGGGGCATTGTGCTTTCAATATGAACGACTTGAAGAGTTTTTGTAGTGAACACAAAATCGATTTAAGGTTCGTCGAGATGTTGGCATAAAGTAAAAAAATTGTATCACGATAATTATATAAAGTATGCCCGTGAAATATAAGGGTAAAGGGGGGTTTCGAATAAAAACACTTGAAAATTCTATAAAACACTCTACTACCACTGCCAATATAGAAACAAATACAAAAATTACAACGAAATATGAGGGTCAACTAAATTCCAAAGGAAACCCGGACGGACTTGGAATCGAAACCAATGATGATTATGAATATAAAGGGCATTTTAAAGATGGAAATAAAGTAGGAATCGGAGTATATAGGTATAAAGATGGCACTGTTGTAAAAATTAATTTTGTTGATAAAAATGAAACATATGGAATAATTACGTATCCAACTGGCAGAAAAATTATATCATATACCGGAGCAATTGATCCACACACAATTACGCCTACATACGGAAAATATATTTTGAAAGATGCAATAATTATTGGAAAAGTTGACCAAAAGGGAGGCGGGGTGGGAAAAAATATTTTGAATACTAGTTCACCAACTAACCATTACTATTTGGGCGATATCAATAATTTTAAACCGGAAGGCCTGGGATATGTATTTAACAAGGATAGAGTGTATACAAACCAAATTGGTAATTTTGTTGATGGCAAATTAACTGGTTTGGGCAAAGGATATAATACAAATAAAATGACTGAATATGGTATTGGTGAGTTTAAAGATAATCTTCTAGACGGTCTTGGTGAAAAATATACACCAGTCGGCACACTTGAATATGCAGTTTTGCAGAAAGGAAATTTCAAAAATAACTATTTGAAAGGATTCGGTGTCAAAGAATGGCCAGACTGGCAGCCTACAGATAAATATAAAGAATTCGATAATTATTCATATAACTTAAATTCAGCTAATAAACAATATTTATATTACAACCCTGAATCCGGAAACTATATAAGCACAAAAAATGATAATACAGCTGAAACTGCAGCAAAAAAACTCGAAGATAGTGTTAAAACAGTTGTCGATAACGCAAATACAGTTGTGCAATCTGCAGAAGTAAAAAAAGGAGAAGCAGAAAAAGAAGCTACAGCTGCTGAAGCTGCAGCAAAAACAGCAACCCAACTTGAAAAAACAACAGTTGAAGAAGACGTTAACAAGGCGATTAACGTCTTAAAACAGGCAGCCGAAGAATCGTATGAAGAAAAAATCGCCGACGTAAAACCCAAGGAACAAGATCGAAAGTACGATATACTAGAAATACACGATTATACATACGCCGGCCAAGTAAATAGTGATAAAAAACCGCACGGCTATGGAGTCAAAACTTACAAAGACAACCAGCGAAAAATGGAAGGCATATTTAAAGACGGACTTTTTGTCTTTGGTAAATTCACAAATGGAGATAAAAACAGCTCTGGATTTTTTGACAAAGGTGTCTTAACAGGTTTTGGAAAAGATAACGACGGTGCTTATAGCGATATTCATAGTGAAAGTGTAAAAGAATTATTTTCGAAAAATGCGGCAGGAAAAGATCAATACCTTGTTGCAGAAATTGAGAAAAATTTGGATAATGATGTTAAAAAAGCGATTAATGCAGCTATTAAATCAGCAGAAGACGCGGCGAAAATAAAGTTCGATACGCTCATTGACGGCGTGGTTACAAAGCCGGATGAAAATGTGAAAGTTGTTATTGAAAATAAACCCGATTTCACATTTGTTGGTCAGAACACCGGCTATGGAGTCAAAACTTATACAAACGGAAAAAAATCAAGGGCAGGTATTTTTATCGAAAATAAACTTTCGTTCGGGGAGTCTCTAGATGGCGATACAAAGTTATATGGATTTTTTAAAGAAGCACTTCCGTATATTTGTGTTAATGAAGATGGAACCCCTGTTGACAATCAACCGTTTAGCGACAAACATTTTTTGGATTATATTGGAAAACACCTTAAAACAAAAGTTGACACGGTTGTTGAGAATGCAAAATACATGAAAGCTAAAAAAGAGACAGATGTCGCAGACGAAACAAAAAAAGCAGAGGAAGCCAAACAGGCGCAAGATAATTATAAAACCAAAATTGCCGAAGTCCCAGCCGAAGTTTCCAATCCGGAATATGGAATAATTGATATCGAACAAGAAGAAGCGGTTTTCACGTCATCTCGCGTTGTTATATACGAATACAAAGGTCAAGTGCACAACAAAGAACCTGACGGCTATGGAATTTTGTACAACAACAAGAACAATCAAATAATGAAAGGTTTTTTTGAAAAAGGCAAACTTTTTTTCGGAACAAAAGATGGAATTGGTTCTGGATTTTTCAGTGGCGCAAAATTTTGGGGAGCACAACTCAATGGTTTTGGAAGAAATAATAACGCCGTGTTCAGTGACGCTTTCCAACATAACCGTTTACCAAATAATTTAACAAAATTTGACGAAGGAATGAAAGGAAAAAACGAAGCGCTGGTTAAAGTGATTCGCGATAATCTGGATAACGACTTGGAAACTGTTTTTAAAAAAGCTCAAGCAGCCGCTAAGACAGCTCAAGAAGAGGCCGACAAAAAAGCTCAAGCAGAAGCCGATCAAAACGCGAAAATTAAAAAAGAAACCCAGCGACTCGCAGATCAAACTGCGCAAACCGCAGCGCAAAACGAGTACAACACCATAATCAGACAACCTGTTTTAAAAGAAGACCACTTTGTTTATGAGTGCAAGATTGATAATTATATATACACTGGCGGTGTGGATACAAATGGAAAGCCACATGGTGTTGGTAAACAGGTTTATTCAAATGAAACATATGAAGGTACTTTTAAACACGGCAAACGTGATGGTCTTGGCAAACTGGTTTATAATCCAGCAAATTCTGGTTGGACAAAATATTATGGACAGCACTCCGAGAACGAGATTCGTGGTGTTGGTCTCGCAATTATAGATGGAAAGACAAAATTTGGAAAATGGTTTGCAAATGGTAGTGATTCACATGTCCTCGAAAAGCCTCTTTTGAATGAAGTTACCAATAATTTACAAACCGACGTCGACAATTTTTTAAGGGATAAAATAAAAATAGAAGATATCATCAAAGACGCGAAAACAGATGCAAAAAAAATATATGACAAAAAACTTGCGGAAATAAAAAACCAAAATTTTTCAAACTTAAAAAATGGTGAAGTAAAATCAGGGCTTTTGAATAAAAATTATTATAAAGGTCAAGTAAATAATAAAGGTGAACGATATGGGTACGGAGTATACACTTATAAAAACGAAATTAAAACAGGCATTTTTGAAAATGGTAAAATTCTTTTTGGTAAACTTGAAAAGGTTGATGAACTCAACAACATAAATACAACCTTTATGGGATTCTTTCCTGTAAACTACTCAATGACTGGTATGGGTTATTTCCCCGTTGAAAAAAAATATTCTGATTTTTTAGATTCCAACGGTCAAATAAATTCTTATGCACAAGATTTTGGAGACAGTATGAAAGGTAAAGACAGAGTTTTAATTGAAGTTCTCAAAGAAAAGATTGAAACAGATGTAAACGAGGTCGTTGCAGAAGCAATGAAACAGGCTGGAATAGAATCCACAAGTACAAGCGGTCAAGAAAAAACAGACCAGAATGGCACGAACTGGAAGAAAATCGGACTTGCGTCTGCGGCGGTTGGTCTTGGAGCTGCAGGTATTTATTATCTTCATAAAAAGCACAAAGAATACAAACAATCGAAGAAAAGCAATCCAAGAGGAAAACAAACGCGAAGCAAGCGCAGTAAGCCAAGCAATCGAAGAACGCGAAGTAAGCGAAGCGATCGAGAACAAAGAAGAAGCGGTAGTGGAAGCACACGAAGCAGTAGTCGTAGCAATGCGGAAAACAGAAGAACAAGAAGTAAGCGAAGCGACAACCAACGTCGAAGTAAGCGAAGCAGTCGAAAAACACGAAGATCTTCTCAGAGAAGCAGCGAATAAATCATAAAAAAAAATGGAGTCAGTAAGTACACAAGATGTTGTCGTCAAAGAGACGAAAATCAAAAATCCAACCGACATGGATGATCACGAAATAGCCGAGTATATTAAACAAAAAGGCACCGACGACGACTGCAAATTCGTGTACGACCCTTCAAATCCTTGTTTTCCTAGATTTTCCTACGGCACTTTCACGAACTGCGCCATTCCTCGCATTTGCATGTGTTTTACAAAAGAAAATCCTAAGATAATACGAGAAGCCGGATTCACAAACGTAGATTTTAGTTCGTGTCTGTTTCAAAATGTTGTTTTTTACAAGTGCTTCTTTGATAACTGCAATTTTTCCAACACAGTCATCATGGATTTGACGTTCGAACTCTGTGTAATCAAGAATACCGACGTTAGTTACAAAAATGTCGTTGTAAAATAAGTTCAAAAAAAAATGGTACTCACGCGCGCAATGAAAAAACAGATCGATTTCATCGAGGAGCCGAATCGAAGCCTTCTCATACTCGGATTATTTCCCTTATATATAACCACCGCGTCCATCGCACTGACAATCATCACTTTGTTTGGCTTACGTACATTTTGTGTTTTCCTATTTTCATTACTCGGCATCATTGGTGTCCCAGTTGTTATAAATTGTAATAAAATATAAAAAAAAATTGTTTCAAAGTTTTTTTATATTTCAAAGTTTTTTATTCCTTTTTCCCCTTGTAGTCCTTCCCCTTGAAATCCTTCCCCTTATAGTCCTTCCAAGATATTTTTACGGGTTCGACAAAAACAGGAGCTTCGGCAGCATGCTCTTTGTCCAAATTGTCGCCCCGGCGACGTGCACTGTCGACATAAATGTCTCGCAAAATGGTGCCGACTTTGACCGACGCATCATATTGGTCAATGATCCCATCCTCAATTTGTTTCAGAATAAAAATGAACTTCACCATAAGCTCCATATTTAGCTCATCCTTCAACACTTTGTTGAAAATATCGGTATAATTATTGAACAAAAAGGGGGCCGAGGTTTGGCACAAATGGTTGTACTTTTCCTCCTCCACCATGCGCATATGGAAATGGGTCTTTTTGATCTCGCACAACTTTCCAATATCCACCAAAATGCTCTCGCTGTGTTTGAGCTCGCGAATGCGCTCGGTGTTGTTCACATAGTCGTCGCTTTCCATGAGGGCCTTCATGTTGAGTCCTTGCACAAATGAATTCTTTTGCATGTTTTTACTATATATTTGTAATTAAAAAAAGATTTTTTATGTAGTTTACAACGATGAACATTTATCCGTCAAAGGTATATATATATACAAATGAGTGATCAATTAAATATTTTAATCAATGATAATTTAAGCAGGGACGGATTGTATGTCGTTGTTTTCTGCGGCCTTACTATATTTGTGATACAACATATTGCCCGGGTACTCCATGTTACAAAGAACTGGGATCGAATGCGGTGCCGACCGGAAGTGATGGGGTCTGCGTGGATGTATGGTAAAGATGTCAATGATAATATGGAGTACTGTTTGGAAAATGCAGGCAAACAAATTGTCCACAATGATTTTGTGAGTCCGATACAAAAACGGGTGGAAGATATAAATGCAAAATTCCAACAAAAAATCAAAGAGACAGATTTAAGTTACAATGCGATCGACGAACGAGTAAACAATGCCGATTTGTATAAGAACAAACAGAATACAAATTTAGCGATCGCGATACAAAACAATATTTTAGCAGTAAAGGAAGGGATGCAAAAGATCATTGCTTCACTCATCATACAAAAACACATGACCAATGGAATCCTGAAAATGACCAATACCAACAAGATGTTCAATGACAGCTTGCGCGATGGCATGAATAAAACCAAGTAAAAAAATGTTTTATTAAATCACTCAGTATATATACAAAAGACAAATATGTCGATCAGTTATTGGGCAATGAACGAAGTGTATATTTTGATTGCTCTCATAATATTTGTATTATTCATCATATCTATTCAATATTTGTATCAAGAGTTTCAAATCACAATTGCAAGACAGTTGAACGATTGCACAAACCCGATTGCGATTTACTTTGACAAGGATGTTCGCAACAAATGTTTGACACAAAAGTTGGCAAACAACAAGGGTGTGAAAAAAATACAGCAGCTCGACAGACAGATGCAGTCTGACGCTCGAATCCTTGAGGACAAATTTGGAGAACTCGACAACCGCGCAAACAACTCGTTGACAAATTTCGAAGAAACACAAAAACGCCTTGACGAAAACGAGGCACCCGCATTGTTGGCGGCGAAACAAAAGTTCATGGATTTGTCGGGCGTAATTTCGAATGTAAAAAAGCAATACAAAGAAAACAGAACCAATTTGTCAAATTTAGTGAAAGACTATGAAAAGACATTTAACAAAAATGTGGAATTTGTCGCGGAGGTGGGAAATAGTTTAGTAAACAAATTGTATTCCAACATCTATACAAAAAAGTTTGAAACCAAGCGGAAGGCCTTGGTTGACAATTACAACTCGATCAAGGCCTACTTGGCGAAAATGGTGGAAATGAAACAAGTCGACCCGAAAGTCGGGACTTTGCGCGATTTGACGAAAGATGAGATCAATGGCAAGCGATAGATAAAATATCTATACAATCATTATAAGAAATGAATCTAAGCATTGTCGGATTATTTTTAGTGATGTTGATCTTCCTCATGATGGGACACAATGGTGTTGTGGGATATTCCGCCCCATCGTCTACATTGTCCGAGTACCCCTATGAAGGCTTCGAGGCGATTCAAAACGCATTTGAGAAGCGTTATGCCGAGCCTTTTGAGCCCAAGTCTGACGACAAAAAGTATGCCGAGGCCTTCGAGGCGTCCGAGTCCCCACCTTTAAAGGTAACTGGATTTGGCGGTCTCATGAGTGGCGCATACGGCAACGAGAAAATCATCGGTTTCATGTACAACAATGATGCAAACACCACTTGCAAGTCTTTTGGATACACGAATTCCAAGGGCAATATTTGTATGAGTGATTCGGATATCAAATTGTTGACAACTCGCGGAGGCAACGCTTTAGGCACTCCTGATCAAATCGGAAACTAAAGTCATATGAGCTTGCTTAATGTAGTCTTGGCGTTTATATTCACGTTTTGAAATCGAAAATGGTTAAGTAAATAGTTTTTATCGGCAACAACTTTGGTAAAAAGTTTGTTCAAATGTTTTATTGTGTTTGAACAATCTATCTCGTCGTCAGTTCTGTCGTTGTATGTTTCTGGGTGTTCAGCAAAATCCAAGACATTGGCAAGGTTAAAACTACCATTTATGAGCATGTGCATGTCATCTTTATCTAGTAAAACCACACTTGGTGTTGATTCGATATCGTATCGTTTAAAAATACTTGAGCCGGTCTCAAGGCTGATCTGACCAAGTTGAATATCGCGGCTGCCAATTGCTCCAGGAAGTCGTTTCCAAATGGGTGCAAAATCGTTGCAATGGTTGCACTTGTTGGAATAGAAATTAATCAACCATTTGGACTCGTTTGTGTCGACAAGGTCATTGAAATTATCGTCCGTAAGTACCTCGATCTCGGGGCAATCTGTCGCCGGTTTGCACAAGGGCTCGTCCAAATGTGCCAGAATTTTCTCTACAACCGTGTTGGGAAAAAAATGATAGACCAATGATGAGGTTTCTTGTATGCCATTTGTTTTGATGGAGTGTTCGATCAATTTCATGACGACAAATTTGATCTCGTCGTTAAAATGAGAAGATCCAAGTTTTTTTAAAATTTTAATATAAGATTTTGCAAATTTTTTTATTTTAAGGGAGGGTGCGCAACTCATATACTATATATATATTATACCGGCACTTTGCCGTGTGAACTGCCGAAATCGAGTATCGTAAATATGCATAGGAAACAAAGGGAAGGATTAAAAGGAATGAACGCCTTAAAGGTGCGTCGCGTCGAGAGACGCTCCGAAGGCGTTCCACCGTCGGCACCTTAAAGGTGCCTTACAGTAGGTTCCAAGGGCACGTCTCGTGCCCGAAGGACGCTACGCGTCCGACGGTCGGCGCTTTGCGCCTTAGCCGTTGTGTCCTTTACATGTACATACTATACAAAACGCTCGGATTCACACACTCATTGGAACGAACAAGAGTATCAACATCCAGTTTGGTCAGTGTATATGGAAAAGTCACCTTGAGACCCATATCCTTCTCAAAGAGCGAAGTCTGATCCGGCTTGATGAGCCTGTACAAGTTCAACTTTGTGTGAATAATCTCTAAAGTTCGTTTCAAATTTCGCACACCTTCTTCGCCCTTGGCCTGATTTGAGATGATGTGTCCTAAAACTTCATCTGAAATAACAATATCGTCCGGGCCAAACCCAACTTGTTCGCGGATTTTCGGCAACATGTAGTTGCGCGCAATCGTGATCTTTTCCTTCGTCTCGTAACCCTTGGTCACGATGCGGTACATGCGGTCCTTCAAAATCGGATTCACCAACTTTTCATCATTATAACTAAATATGAACAAACACTTGCTTAAATCCAAATCGATTTCTGAGAAATACTTGTCGTGGAACTGGCTATTTTGCGTCGTATCCGTCAGGTGTGTCAAAATTCCAATAATCTCTTGACCACGCGCCGTGTCGCTCACTTTGTCCAACTCGTCAAAGTAAATCACCGGATTCATGCACTTGCTCTCAATCAAGATTTGCACAATCTTGCCCCAAGTGCTCCCTTCATATGTGTAGGAATGGCCCTCCAAAAAACTGCTGTCGCCACATCCACCAAGGGCGATAAAGGCAAACTCGCGACCCAAAATCTTGCTGATGCCCTCCTTCACCAACGACGTCTTGCCAGTTCCGGCTGGACCATGAATCGCGATAGCAGTTCCCATCGAACTCGGATTCGAAATCCATTGGCCGACCATTTGCATAATCTGCATTTTCGCGTCATTGAGTCCAAACACGCACGTGTCGAGCTGTTTCTTCGCATTCATCACGTACTCGCTGCACTTGTCAATTCCGTCGTTGATATTGATTGTCAAATTCTTGTATACACAAAAGGGGATGCGCATAAAATTGTCGACCCAGTTCTTGAGTTTAAAATACTCGTTGTCCCCTGGCTCCATCATGCTCAACTGATCGAGACGCTGGATGGCGATGGCCTTGAATTTGGGCGGAATGTTGGACTGCAATAAAGACAAGCGGTACGGTTTCTCGACATACATGAACTTGTTAATCTCTTTCAAGTCGTTCATAATTTTCAACTGTTCCTTGTTGGACAACTTTCGCTTAAAGTATCCAATCTCGTCGACGGTTTCTTGTGCGTCGGCGTAACTCAACAACTCTTCGTATGCTTCTGCATTCTTTGTTCGCGCATTCTTGATCAACTTCTTGATTGTTCTGTCGCACTGCTTGATTCCTTTCTTCACAATCTCGTTACTCGGTTTCAAACGCAACTTCTCCAACAAAACTTTCTTAAGCTCGATGATTTCCTTGTATTTTTCCTCGATATTTACGGCCTCCGATGAGGAAGTGTCCTTTTGTTTGGCCTTTTCTTTTTTGGCACGCAAAACTTTGGACTGTGCAGAGGCAGTTGAGGCTGCGACGGAAACCAGGGACTGACACGAAGTTGTCGCGGGCAAACCAATTGGGGCTTCATAATTCTCTTTCATAAAGGTCTTTTCGTCATCGGTGCCGTATTCATCGTTCGAAACATTGCCGTTGTTGGATGATGAACGCCCACGGTTCTTCATTCCGTTTGCACCACCACCAACCGACAAGATGATTTTGAAACCTTTTTCGTCGCTCTGAATGTTCTGGTTATTTTGTTCTTCTCCCTCTTCGTCTTCATCTTCATCCATGTCTTCATAGACTTCATCCTCATCGTCATCGTCATCATCGATATCTTCGTATACAGTTGATTCGTCGTCATCAATGTCCGCGTAATCATCGTAGTTGTCTTCTTCTTCTTGATTCTCAGAATCATCCTCATCATCATCATGATCTTCATCCGATGAGGACTCAGGTACACAATAAGACTTTTTGTACTTTTTGTGGTGTTTTTTCTTTTTGTCTTTTTGCTTTTGTTTCTTTTTTTTGGCCTCTGCTGCTGCTGCGGCCTCCTTCTTCTTTTTCTTGCGCTTCTCGTCTTCCTTTACTTTTTTAGACATGTACCGCGACGGAAACAACTTTTGCAAAGTTTTGTGCAAATCCTCCATGTCATCTTCGGTACTGTTTTCAAAGTTCTTCGACGAGTTCTTTTTTCTCTTGTTCGACTTGGGCGTTTCAATCTCGCTGCTCGTGCAACTATCAATAAAACTCGAGGTGGGAGTGTACTCGCTGTCACTTTCGCTGGAATTGTAGCTGTTTGAGTCGGAATCCGACGAATCTGAATCGGGTTTGTTCTTTTTTTGGTTTTTCTTTTTGTCGGCAACGTACTTGGGCATTTTTTTTTCTAACTTCTGGTTCTGGTTTGTTTTATGATTTGCTGAAAAAATCATAAAAAAACCTTGACTAAGTATATATAGCAACAAAAAAAATGTTTCAATATAAAAATCCATCGCGAATTATTGGAATCCAGTTTGGGATATCCTCCCCCGAAGAAATTCGAAAAGCTGGTGTTGTCGAGGTTGTTTCAAAAGATACATACATTAATAACAAGGAAGTGCCAGGTGGTCTCTTCGACCCTCGAATGGGCGTTTTAGGACCTGGTGCAATTTGTCCAACCGATGGTCTATCTTACATTCAGACTCCGGGATACTTTGGCTATATTGAAATGGCGCGACCGATTTTCTTTATTCAACATATCAAAGAAATCATGAAAATTTTAAAATGCGTGTGTTTTAAATGCAGCAAACTCTTAATCAGCAAAGAACAACATGCCCAAGTGTGCGAAATGAGTTCGTATCAACGGTGGGATTATGTTTACCCCCTCTGTCAAAAAGTGAAGCGTTGCGGCGAACAAACCGAGAGCGGGTGCGGTTGTAAACAGCCCGACAAAATCAAGTTGGATGGAATGTCAACCATCAATGCGGTTTGGGAAAATTTAGTAAACGAAGGTGCCGCAACAGCAGAAAGCAAAGATGCCAAGTCCAACTATGTGATGAAACTCACTGCAGAAATTGTGCTAAAAATATTTAAGCGAATTTCCGACGAAGATGTCGAGTTTATGGGTTTCAGTGCGACTTGGTCGAGACCCGATTGGATGATTTGTCAAGTGCTGCCGGTTGCACCGCCCGCCGTCCGCCCTTCCGTCAAAATGGACGCAAATCAGCGCAGCGAGGATGACTTGACACATATTTACGGGCACATTATCAAGACCAATCGCGATTTGATGGAGCGCATCAATGCCAACGCATCCCCACATATTATCGATAACTTGACTTCCGTGTTGCAATATTTTGTTGCCATGATTGTCAACAACAAAGTCAAGGGTGCTGTGCCGATGGCCCAACGAACAGGGCGCCCCTTGCAGTGCATCACCGGTCGACTTAATTACAAACATGGCCGCATTCGTGGCAATTTGATGGGCAAACGCGTCGATTTTAGTGCTCGATCTGTCATTACTGGCGATCCAAATTTATCTGCGCGCCAACTCGGCGTCCCCCTGCGTGTGGCCATGTGTTTGACAAAACCGGTGGTTGTAAATGATCGCAACCGCAATTTTCTCACAAAACTTGTGCAAAATGGTCCCGAAACGTATCCCGGCGCCAAGATTTTGGAAAAGAAAGACGGATCCAATGTCTCGCTCCGTTACGTTGACCGCTCCTCCATTCGTTTGGAAAATGGCGACAAGGTCCACCGCCACATGATGGACGGAGACGCGGTTTTGTTCAATCGCCAGCCCAGTTTGCACCGTATGAGTATGATGTGCCACATTGTCAAAGTCATGAAACGCGGCGACACTTTTCGTATGAATGTTTGCGACACCAAACCATACAATGCAGATTTCGATGGTGACGAAATGAATATGCACATGCCCCAGAGCGAGTTGTCCGAAATCGAGTTGCGCAATTTGGCGGCGATCCCTTATCAAATCATCAGTCCCTCGAGCAATGCGCCCATTATCGGCATTTTCCAAGACTCCATGTTGGGGTCGTACCAGTTTACGCGCAAGGGCGTCGAGTTTACGCCTCGCCAGGCGATGAATATTTTGATGGGTTACTCGAATGTGGATATGAAGGAACTCCGAAATAAGAAGAAAATCACCAATTTCGACATTTTGTCGCAAATCACGCCGCCCATTTCTTTGAAATACAAGACGAAACTGTTTGACGACGCAGAGGACCCCAACGTTTCCAATAATGTGCTCGAGATCCACAATGGCAAATATATTCGTGGGCAGGCCGACAAGGGTGTCTTCGCCTCTGGCACCAAGGGCATTTTGAACCGCATTTGCAACGATTTTGGCAATATGGCGTGCTCCAATTACATCGACGACTTGCAGCAAATAATTACCGAGTACATGAAGACGAGCGCATACAGTGTGGGTGTAAGTGATTTGGTTTCAGACCGCAAAACCACCGAGAGTGTGTTGCAAGTGATTTCTACAAAAATGAACGAAGTTGCTGAGCTCACCGACAAAGTCCATTTGGGAATCCTCGAGAACAATTCGGGCAAAACGAACGCACAAGAGTTTGAAGTTCAAGTGGGCAATATTTTGAACGATGCCACCAGTCAAACCGGCAAAATCGGCGTAAAAAGTCTCGATGAGAGTAATCGCTTTGTGAAAATTGTGAAATCCGGATCGAAGGGTTCCATGTTGAATATTTCTCAAATGATTTCGTGTTTGGGTCAACAAAGTGTCGACGGCAAGCGCGTGCCTTATGGGTTTGACAACCGGACGCTGCCCCATTTCAAGAAATTCGACGACTCGCCCGAAGCCCGCGGTTTTGTCAAGAATTCCTATATTTCTGGATTGACTGCGCCAGAACTGTTTTTTCACGCCATGGGCGGGCGTATGGGTTTGATTGACACTGCGGTGAAATCTGTGACGTGGGAAACGCCAATTGTCATTATTGATGAGACTGGAAAACCACTTTACACTGAGATTGGACGTTGGATCGACGGAAAACTTGACACGAATGCTGACGCCGTGCAACACTTTGACGAGAAAAACATGGAGTTGTTGAACGTTAACAATATTTATGTGCCGACTACTGATGAGCATGGTACTGTTTCTTGGGAAGAAATCACTGCGGTTACGCGTCATGACCCTGGAACTACTTTGTACGAGATCAAAACGTTGGGTGGTCGTTCAGTAACTGTCACCGAGAGCAAGTCGTTGTTGATTTGGAACGAGGAACGTAAAGGTTTTTTCGAAATGCTTACTCCAGAAATCCGTGTTGGCGACTGCGTTCCAGTTACTGCAGAGTTGTGTGAACCACCGATCCTGATTGAAAAGTCAGCAGATGATGCTCTTGAAATTGCTACTAACTTTCACAAGGGCGAAGATTTGAATCCAGAAATTATTTTATATTCCCGCGACTTTATCGGGCGATTTATTCAAGTGATTGAGACTTTGGGAATGTCAGACATATCTTATGATGCACGCAACGAACAAAATGCTAATATTTTGGCAATGTTGTATAATCGCATCGGATTCCATGTATCATTCGATAAACACATTATTACAAGTTGTGAATACAAAAGTAATGTTTACAAGAATAATGTTGTTTTGGATCCAATTGTTGAGATTGTACCCATCGGTGTCGAAAAACACCCGAAAATGTACGATCTCACGATTCCAACCACTTTGAATTTCGGATTAGCAAATGGTCTTCAAGTGCGCGACACGTCTCAAACAGGATATATTCAGCGTAGGCTGGTTAAGGGACTTGAGGATTTGAAGGTCGAATACGACGGAACGGTTCGCAACAACATGGGGAAGATCATCCAGTTTACTTATGGTGAAGACGGGGTCGACACCACGCGTGTAGAAAATCAAAACATCAACTTGGTAAATATGTCCATCGAGGATATTTACATGTATTACGACCTGATCGGTTTGAACGACGGTGAAAACAAAGATATGCTGAACATTTATACAAAGGAAACTATCAAGCGGTTTAAGGCACAGCGAGAGAAAACCAAGGCCAAGTGCAAAGCCTGCGTGGATGATCTCATCAAGTTCCGCGACGAATTGGTTGCAAATGTTTTTAAATTTAAAAACGAAGATGCTATCAAGGCGCCCGTGGCCTTTCAGTATATAATTCAAAACATCCAGGGCCAAATGAACTTGACCGCAAACAACGCTGTCGATATTACGCCTCTCGAATTTATCGAAACGATTGAGAAAACGATGCTGCGGCTCAAGAGCACATTTAAAGTAACGCGGCTTTTCGAGATTATGTATTTTTACAGTTTGTCGCCGAAAGAGTTATTGATCAAAAAGCGGTTCAACACGCGCGCCGTTGCCCTTCTTATGGAACATATTGTGCTCGCCTACAAGAAATCGATCGTGCATCCGGGTGAAATGGTGGGTGTAATTGCCGGGCAGTCCATTGGCGAACCTACTACACAGCTGACTTTGAATTCCTTTGTTTACGAAACTGAGATTTTAGTTCGAAACGGTGCAGGTGAAATTAAATGTGTTCAAATCGGTGATTTTACAACTTCAGGTATTAAAACTTCTCGCAAATTGGACTACATGGAAGATAAAGACACTACTTATGCAGAATTGTCTGAATTCTATGAAGTACCTTCTGCAACAGAAGATGGGCAAACTGTTTGGCGCAAAATCGAGGCAGTAACCAAGCATCCTGTTGTAAATGAGGATGGAACCAATACAATGTTGAAAATCACTACAAAGGGTTGCAGAGAGTTGATTGCCACCAAAGCAAAGTCTTTTTTGAAACTTGTTGATGGCAAAATCATTGGGGTCGAGGGTAAAGACTTGGCGGTTGGTGATTACTTGCCTGTTTCGAAACTTATTTTGTCGATTCAACAACAAACGATTGAAACAAGTGAAACAATTCCCAACACAGTGAATGGTATTCTTACCATGGAACCAAGAGACGGACGCTGCATCGACTTGGAATTCGACAAGATTGTTTCAATCGAAGAAGTTCAAAATACAACTGCATATGCGTACGATCTTACAGTTGAAGACACTCGCAATTTTGATTGTGCGAATGGGTTGTGTGTTCGCGACACTTTTCATTTAGCTGGCGTTGCAACCAAGTCGAACGTCACGCGCGGCGTGCCGCGCATTGAGGAAATCCTGCGTCTAACCCGGAATCCCGACAAACCATCCGCGACAGTCTTTTTAAAACCCGCTGACCAGCATGACAAAGATAAAGCGGCCAACTATTGCAACATGATTCAGCACACCAAGTTGGTGGATGTTGTCAAATCCGTCGAGATTTGTTTCGATCCGAACGATTATAATTCCAAGATCGAGGCTGATCAAGTGGTGCTTCAAGAATTTTACGAGTTTGAAAAGCTGGTCGAAGAGTGCAACGACGGCGCTGCGGCAGCAGAAGACACGGTTCAAAAGTCAAAGTGGATTATACGAATGGAAATCGACGCCGAGTCGTTACTTGACAAAAATATTACAATGGATGACATTCATTTTGCCATCTCGAACAGCCACAAGGCCGAGGTGTCATGCGTCTTTTCCGACATGAATTCCAACAACCTTTTGTTCCGAATCCGCTTGAATTCGTCGGTATTTAAGAAAAAGAAGGGGGCGGCCGAGTCGCTCGACCAATCCGACGAGATTTATTTGCTGAAAAATTTCCAGGACAACTTGCTCAACAATATTGTGTTGCGAGGTGTCAGCAACATCACGAACGTAAACCCGCGAATGTTGAAAGACATGACTGTGAAGGAAGACAGCAAATATGTCCGCAAAGACATGTGGATTTTGGATACAGTCGGGTCCAATCTGCTCGATATTTTCGCGCTGGATTTCATCGATTACACGCGCACATATAGCAACGATATTCGAGAAATGTACGACGTCCTTGGAATAGAAGCCGCTCGACAAAATATTCTCAACGAGTTTAATGAAGTTATGGAGGCGAGTGATGCCTATGTGAATTATCACCACTTGAGTATTTTGTGCGACCGCATGACGGTGAAGGCGGAGATGGTGCCGATGTTCCGATCTGGAATTATGAATGACGACATTGGACCCATTTCCAAGAGTACGTACGAGATGCACACAGAAATCTTCTTGGATGCGAGTCGACACGGCGACTTTGACCAGATGCGCGGAGTTTCTGCAAATGTCATGTGCGGTCAGGCCGGTTTCTATGGTACGAATGCGTTTAGTTTGCTGTTGGATATGAAGGCGATCCTCCAGTTAGAGGAAGCGCAGCTTAAAGAGGAAGAACAAAACAGGGGCATCAATTTTATAGCAAATGGCGATGATATGGATACCGACGCGAATCTTGCGAAAATCGATATTGAAAATAATATAAAAAATATCGAATGTGTTGATACTGGCAGTGTAAATGATGGTTACGACTTATTCTAAGGGAACCAAGGTTCCCTTATGATCCCTCCTTTTATGTAGAGAATTTAAAATAATTTTAAGAAAAAATATTATTTAGCATTTTATGCAGATTTCATTTTGTTGCAAAAAACAATTCACAAAAAGCAATAAAAAGGGAAGGATTATAAGGAATAAGCCGTCGGCACCGGTGCATCGCTAGACGCTCCGCACCTTATCGCCTTATCCGTAGGTTTCCTTAATCCTTAATGGATTGTTTAATTTGTTTAGAACCGGTTGACACCGAACCGGGCATCACTGCGTTGCCATGCAAATGTTCGCACTCGATCTATCACACAGTTTGTATCAACACATTTGTAAACTCGGGGCCGAATAAAAACTTTTGTCCGCATTGTCGCACACCTTATCCACTTGCACCCGAACTTCAAGAGCCAGAACAGCCGCATGAAATACGATTGCGTATTTATATATACATTGTTCACATCCTGTCAAACACTTTGCTCAATATAATCAATATTTCGTTATCTGGTGAGCACGAAGGTACGTTATCCAATGTGTTATTAGTTTTTTATTTTTCCAAAGTCGTCTTGAATGCATTTTCTGTAATCTTGGCCAAAACAGAAATTGAAAAAATAGAGACAGCATTATTTTTCAGTTACGCCATGCAAACCATCATTTTTATCATGTTGGTTTGTCTACTTGCAACCGTAAGAACTGACTTTTATGCAATTGTTACCGTGGTAAACAATATTATCTTTGGGTTCACAGACATTGGCGTTCGAATTATTGCCGCGATGTCATAAAAAAAAGAAAAAAAATGAATTTTTTCAACCGATTTTTGAAAAGTGATCCGACCTACATAAATGTAAAGGACACTGACCGCATTATTCACTTGTATTTGGTGGCTGCAAATGTTATATCAAAATCGCACATAAAAATAAAATTCGAAAAATTCCGTCTCATGGAAAACAAAGAGCATTTTTACAAAGCCCAGCGAAAATTTCACGTTTTGTATCGTTTCATTCAAAAAGTGAAGATGAATAAGTTCACAACAGTCTACGATGTAGATTGCGATTTGCGGCTGGCGCCGCTTGAGCCCCACACTCGAATCGAACTCGTGGAGAACCAGTGTTTATACAAATTCAATATATACGATTTGATCCATGTTATAACTACTGCTTTGTATCAACAGTACTCGATGATTTCGAATCCGCAGTTCCCCAAAAACCCGTATACAAATTTGAACTTTTCCAAACACAATTTGTATAACATTTACATCCAGTGTTTGACCAAACACATTTGCATTCCTGATATTTTTCGCAAATTCTTTGTCGAAGAGTTCGACCTTGACTCTTTTATCGAAAAACACAAAATGTTTTTGCTCGAATCTGCGATCGATAATTATTTCTCCCCGGATTTGTATGTATCATCTGATATTTTTACCACAATCAACCAGATGTTTTTCCCATGGTGTATTTCGATAAATATCGAGTTCCCGCGCGACAAGCTGTATTCCATCTTTCGCCCATACTTGCGGCGCTTCGCACGAAACCAATATTTGAAAAAACAGAATGAAATCGACGACTTGACCTATTTGTTACAATGTTTTGAACTATACAATCCATTATTTGGTACCAAGTATCTTATCAACGCCACAGGTGAATACGGATTCGATGACCGCCACCTGCCTTTCCAAGAATTGAAAAATGGTGTTTTCAAACACATTCGCGGGTCGGCAATCTTTCACAAGTGCAGGTTAAATAGAAAGAAATACGACGATTTTGATTGTATTTCTTTGCGACCGCTTAGTAATGTCACGTATATCTACATATATTACAATGAAGATCCAAGCGATACTTACGAAATTAGGAGTCGGCCTTTTTCGCAGGAATTATATGAGGACGACAGTGAAGAAGACTATGACTTTTGAAAACAATATAAATATTTTGTATCCTTAAATGAATATTAATTAATTATTATAAACATGTTTAACTTTGAAATTATTTACAGAAATTCGATTCCACCTGTACACACCTATCAATTTATAAATGTTTTGCCTTGTAATCCAAAAGAAGCCGGATTTACTATCGACAACGAGCGATACAAATTGGATATTTCCACCGAAAATGTAAAATGGTATGCGGGAACCACGAAAGAATATTGCGTTTCGAAAACCATCAACGAGAGCAAGATGTTTTTAAAGCACATGTGGTATTTGTACAAGCACGAAGGTAAGTTCGGGAGATACAATATCGAGAAACAGTTGTTTGAACCGTTCGAGGATACAACCGCTGAACAAATGGTGCACGAGTTTTACTATAATACCATGTCTGCCGCGGGTTACACAATCATGTAAGTGGTGTAATATAACCAGAATAAAGAACACAATTCGCCACATTTCCAAGAACATGAATAAACAAATGCCAAATAATACCGACCCATGAATTTGTTTTATAACAATGATTTCCAATGGGGTAAGATAACACGGCGAAAAACATTAAAACAAAATACGCGACAACATTATCCGATCCGATGGCGCAATAGCTTTGATAGATCAAGGAAGAAGCCACCCAAGTCATATCTAGATTTCTTCTCCATCCGTAAGTAGGGTGCGTCCAATAAAGGATTGACGTAAACCAGACACCAAATGGAACAAAGCATAGATGGTAGTGCCCTCTTGACACAGCATATAATCCAGAGAAAAACGAAAGCCACGCCGCGGCCCATATAAGATTTGCATGGCTTCTCGGTACTACAAGGCCATTCTGTAATTGTACATAGCGATAACAACAAACGTGTAATTAAATGATATCTTATAGTAAGTATCACAAGTTGTGTTATTCTCTTGCCTGCTTTTCTAATTTGAAATTTTCATCTGTATCGTTAAAAGATGAAAATTTGACTCCCTTTCGCATCGCGCTAAAAATATTTTATGAGCATATCCGAATACTAAATTGTCAACATTTGATTAATCAAAACATTTTTCGGAATTCCGCGTGACGATGGCACCGAGTCGACAAAGAAATATTTGTCCGCATCAACGCCAAGTTTGATCATCTTCTCTTCATTTGGATTCCTATTTGTTGAAAACAATACAACCGGTATTTTGTATGCTTTCGCAAAAACCGATACATCCAGAGTCGTCATGAAATATCCCTCACTTTTAATCAACTCTTCGAGTTCGTCGTCGTATATCTTTGTATCGATCAACTCAGCCTTACCTTGTCGCTTTAACGAGGAAATAATACTTGACTTGTCGCCACCTTCAAACTCAACTTGATACGCTTTCCACAACATACTTTTCACACTTGAGAGTGGATATACAACCTTCTTTAATTCGTACAACATGTATACAAGTGGTCCAAAACTGCACTCGGCCGTTGCCCTGAATTCGAGTCGCGTTGTGCCCACCAACATGGGTAAGTCGCGGCTTTCGGTTACAGGAACCATTGTCAAACACTCGTTATCTTTCGATTCCACCATGTCACTGAAATAATTATCGGAGAATAGCAGAGACTCCAATACAATATATTCATTTGTATTCAAAGTAAGTTCGGGAAGAACATCATCCACGGATGACAACTTTTGTATCAACTCACTCTTGATAATCTCTTCCGCAACCTTCTTGCTATACAAACTGCGATTGTCTTCGTCGGTAATCAAATTTCGTTTGGGTAGCATGATTTGTCGACCCTTTCGAAATATATTGTCGCTCGAAATTGTATTCAAAACCTTCTTTGAAATCTTTGAGAATACAACAACTGGCTCTACGATTTTTTTCACCAACTTTGACAACAACTCTTTTTTGTTTGGTTTGTCAAGGATATCCAAGATTTGTTTTTGGTTTTCTCTGTTTTGTATCAATGATAGAACTAAAGAACGATACAAAGTGTAAAAATTGTTTTCGAGTAAAACGTGGTGAAGCAAATCTTTATTGTCTTTGTCGTTATCGTCGTCGGAAAATCCGATTTCTTTCTCATCCTCATTGTCGTCTTCTTCTTCCTCCGCAGTGTCTTGATTCATTCGATCAAACAGATTATTCAAAGTTGTATTGATCATTCCGTGCGTCGATCCTACAGTTTGTTCTTGTATACTACCCGACTGCATCAATCTCGCAATACTGTCGTTGTATATATTTAAGTTTTCAATATAATCGATACAATCCAGTCCGTATACACGAACAACCAGCATATTGCCATCTTTTGTTATAGATGATGGAAACCCCGCAAAAACCCCCATTTCAAGAAATTCTTCAACCGCGCGGATGGCATCTTCTTTACTAAACGCATGACTTGTTACTAGTTCAACAATTGTATCGTCTATTCCACGAGTCTTCACCAAATCACTCAAAAATGTGTGGAATTTATCAAGTTTCTCATAATTGTGGACGCGTTTGTATCGCATATCACTTCCATAAACTGCTTGAACAAACTTGTTTTGTAATCTGAGTGAATTCAACAATGCGGTTGAGTAGACGTAGTTTATGCGAATCGCGCGAGCGTCTGCGAATGTTTTGAACTGATAGTTACAATATTTTGCGAACAGTGGATTCAATACAATTTTCAAAATTGTTTCAATCTCACTAACTGTCTTTGTATCATTATCGGGTTGTTCAATTGTTGCGCGCAAAATGCCGGCTTCATCCACCGTCACCGACAAATTGTATACCATATTGTAAATATGAATTTGCTTTTCCTCCGTCATTTGCGAGAGTTCCGCGATTTTCTCTTTCCCAAGAACTGGGATTCGTTTTCCGAATCTTGTTAGTGATACTCCATACAAACGATATACACTTTCGGCACCAATTCCGCGATTGTATTGAACAAAGGGGAACTCGGCATCGCAATGAATATCTCTAAAAATTTTGTTCAAAGCTTGGGGGCTCTTTGTATCAAACTCGATTGTGAACTTTTGAATCCCCTTTGTCGCGACAAAATCACTCATTCTGTTGTTGTAAATTGCATACAAATGGTCGATTGTTTCTTCTTCTGCATCTTCGAGTCCCTGACTTTTTGTCGCATCGTGATTCCAAGGAAAGTACATTCGCGATACAAGGTTTGTATCAAACCCCCGATTCTTCGCAAACTCCAACACATCTTTTGCTACACAAATGTAGATATTGTTATCCTCAACATCATTGCCCAATAAGATTTTGTCGTTATAGACAAGATTTGTATCTAAATCGAAGTCCATGTGGAACGGGTTGGCTGAAAATAAAAAGCGGTTATTCTGGGGTTTCATTCCTAAACTGGTTTTGATCGACAGTGTGCACTCGGCGTCAAAAAGAGGCATTGAGTTGATACAAGTTTTGACGTTGATACCATCGAGATCAATATTCTTGATAAACTGACCAAGCAAAAAGGGGTCGCCCTTCGGCATGGCTTCCAAAATATTAAATGTGTGTTTTTTGTAGCAAAACATATAGAGGTCGCCGAATTCACATTGTATCTCTTTCATGATTTTGTATTTTACTTGGCTTACAGAATCGTCGTTGTGGATTGTCGCTTGTGATACAATTGTGTTGTCGCTGTCAACCCACTCGAACTCTTCATCGGTAAATACACTAAAGTCATATATGTTGTCTCCATTAAAAATAATAACCTTTTCTGGTTTGTTGTCGCTATTGAGTAACCACACTTTGTATGGGTTCATATCCTTCTATTTAATATATACAAGGATAAGAATCAATGAATTTTACGCTTCGTCTACGACAGGGGCGGACGGAAACGTCACATGCGACAGTCTTTCCGACTCGATAACCACCACCGGCGGCGAAGGCCACTCTGCAAATGGAATTGCCTTTGTTGTCGAGCGTTCAAGGCTCAAAAGCTGCTGCAGGGCTTGGATTCGACGTTCAAGTGGGTCCATACGTGCTGGGAGTTTGCGTGTCAATTGTTTGAATCGCCACTCGAACTGCAGCGCCGCTGGCCAATCGGGAAATCCCTCTACATGACACACGCGTTCCCATTGTTGGCCGCTTGTCGCGTGGGCGCCGCCTTTAATCTCCCCATTGTGCTGTCGGAGTCTATGCTCCAAATTAACAGTTGCACCTACATAGGTTTTTTGTCCACTTGCGGATGGAGAATACAATAAATATACGAAAAAACTCATATAATTTACAGTACTTGTTCTTTTATACCTTTTCTGTCTACAAAAATAAAGGAAAAGGGAGTGATTCATAACTTGTGAAAAGGGAAGGATTAAAAGGAAAAGGGAAGGATTAAAAGGAAAAGGGAAGGATTAAAAGGAAAAGGGAAGGATTAAAAGGAAAAGGGAGGGATTAAAAGGGAACCGTAGGTTCTCTTTATAAGTCAAACGCGGGATTATCTCGAATCGTCATACCACAATACTTCTGCGGCTCCTTCTTATAGTCTCGGGGAGTATGGATTCCCGCCGCTTTCGCCTGCTCCAACAAGAATTTAAAGTTCTCCCAAAACTCGCTCTTGTGTCCAATCGACTTGGTTGCAATGTGACTTAGTTCATGAATCGCGACAAATGTTAGCGTATGCTCGTCAATCATCGTGTTTCCGCCCTTCTCAGTATTCAAGCAAAATGCCAATTTCTCGCCCTTGTTCTCACTATAGGCAGTGAACTCGCTTGTAGGCAGTGTCTCCATGACCTTTTGGGGATTAAAACCGTCCACAAGACGCTTTACATTATCCTGGTCAGGAAATTTGTCTCCAAGGTATTTCACCAGTTTTCGGCACTTGTCGGTAACCTTTGCTAATAAATCCGCCGATTCTTTTACCTTGCTGGTTTCTCGAACACAATATTTGTTTCCGTCCACCGTCGATACAACGCACTTGAGCTGAAAATCGCTTGTTTCAAAATACATGTATATGCAAACCCCCACAATTAAAAATATAATCAAGTATACAAATATTTCTTGTTGGTTCATTTACTAAAGCTTTTGTATATACATATATATGAATATATAAAAACAAGTTACAATGTGTCGACCAATTTTAATGAGTTAATCGCCGAGTCTTATTTCGTCCATATTTGCAGTACTGTTTCTGTGAAAATCCGCGGGGTCTCTTGCAATTAATACTTTTCTTGTACTTTGTGGACCACCTCCTCTTCTTTTTTTTACTTTCCATCTCTCTATACAACTTCGCGAGAAAAATCTCCAAAATATGCCCAGAAATCATAGTCAACATACCAATCGAGTTGCAGTTCGTTAAACACAATCATCAACTTTGTCGCTGACCAACGTTCCAATACTTTCTTCACAATCGGACAATAAGTATTATCAATCGCCCGATTTCCTTGACTATCTTGTATATTGGGGTCTGCTCCTGCCAACAACAATTGTTTCACGGTGTTCAAGGTTCTGGGACCCCTTTGAAAAATTACCGCAGTGATTAAAGGCGTAAACCCAAGCATGTTTTGTTCATTTATGCGAGCTCCATATTGAATAAGTAGTTCCATAATATCTGATTGATGACTTCTAGTCGCTGCGAACAGTGGAGTTGACCCGTTTTTATTTTTTAAATTCGGATCCGCACCATTTTGAAGCAACAATCGAACAAACAATATATCATTGTATTCTACAACCACATGCAATGCAGATAATCCCAAAGCACATTTGTGATTAATATCGGCTCCAGCATTGATAAGTTGCTGAAATACTGCCGGGTTTCTATGTTCAGTCGTTGCAG